ATACATTAGGGGCTGGGCTTGATGCAATCGGGTCTGGGGTTATTGGACTCGGGTCTGGGGTTATTGGACTCGGGGCTGGGATCGGGGCTGGGATCGGGGCTGGAATCGGGGCTGGAATTAGTTCTGGAGTTGGTGCAATCAGCTCTGCTAGTATGGGTGCTGCTGTTAGTGATGCTACTAGTGATATAGCGGATGATATAGTGGATTCTATATATCAATTAGTAACAGACAATAAAGCAGCAGCAAAAGCATCAAGTTTAATTACTGCTCCTGCTTCTTCTCCTAAGAGCTTACCTTCTGGGGCTGGGCTTGGTGCGGCTGGGCTTGGTGCGGCTGGTGCATTCGGTTATGGGGCCGTTTCTAAGGCAGCAACTCGCGTAGCTAAAAATCTAGAGGTCGCTAATAAAAATCTAGCGGTCGCTAATAAAATGCTAAATAAAGCAATAATTAGTGGAAAACAATCTCTAATTACAAAAGCAAAAGCATTAGTAGCTAATGCTAAAGAAGTGTTAAAAAAAGTAGAATTATCTTCTAACCAAATAGCTCAAGTGATAAAAGACAATCAAGTAGCAGCAAAAAAAATAAGTTGGGGGGAAATTGGAGATATGGCAGGAGATGCTGCATATAAAACTGGTAAATATGGTCTATACGGAGTAGGTGGGATATTAGCTGGGTCATTAAGTGTTGGTACAGCAGGACTGCTTCCGGCAGCTTATGGCTATTATAATGCTCAGCCTAGTATAAAAATTAATTCTGATATAGATAAGCTTACTGCTAAATTAAAAGAAGGTATCAAACCAATTAATAAAGTAACTAGTATTGTTAAAGAAATTTATGATACAGCATCAGGCCCATCAGCCCCACCAGCACCACCAGACCCACCAGGCCCACCAGGCACATCAGGCCCATCCGCCGCAAACATAGCCGCAGAAGCAGAAAAAATACGTAAGCAAGAAATACGCGAAGCAGAGATCCGAGGAGAGCGCCGAGCACAACAAGAAGAAAGAATACTAAACCAAATAGATATTGAATATGAGGCAAATAAACCATCTAGTTTTTCTGATAAAGAAAAAGAGTATTATATGGCTAAACTAGGTTTATATGTTCCAAATAAAGAGGGAAAAAATATTTTTTATAACATTGGACTTCCATTAACAAAAAATACATATGAGAATATGGATCACAGCTTGCCTAGCGGGACAAGTCCCGAAAACTTTTTTTCTAGTTTATTTAGTGAAGTAAAAAGTATAAATCTTCCTATAGTAAAGAATATATTTCCATCGTCGGAAGAATCAAGTAATTTGGAACGTTCTATTTTAAATGGTACTTTTAAGATTGATATAAATGGCTCTGAACCATCCGAAATGGGAACTTCCGGTGAGGGAAGGACTGGAGTTTCTCCAAGCAGACCTTCTCCAAGCAGACCTTCTCCAAGCAGACCTTCCCTCGATGAGACTTCTCCCAGCGGACCTTCTCCAAGCAGACCTTCTCCCAGCGGACCTCTTGTTCCATTTGATGATACTCTTGCAATGAAAAGAATGAAAACAGATGTTATAGAATTATTCGCAGCAAAAGCAGCAAAAGCAGCACAAGCTGCAACCCCACTACAAGCAGCACAAGGAGCTAAGTCAAAGCCAAAAAAGGTAATGTTTAATAATGACAACCAAGTTATTAAAATACAGGATCATGATGGTCAAGAGTGGGTTACTCCAGATGAGATAGAACGGAATCGAGCGTATATCAATTCACAGGCACCCCAAGGTCAAGTCCAAGGTCAACCCCAAGGTCCACGCCAAGGTCAAGTCCAAGGTCAAGTCCAAGGACAAGTCCAAGGTCAACCCCAAGGACAAGTCCAAGGTCAACCCCAAGGTCCATAGAAAATCTAATAAAAATATAATAAACTTGATATAGTATATATTAAAATAGTTAGTTTTATAACATTTGTTTTAGAGATGAAATAAGGCCAATAAGGTAAATAATAAGTAGTTAAAACGCCAAATATACAGCATATATATTGAATTATATTTGGTTGCATATATTTTTTAATATTTATCAATGGGTATAGTAAAATTAAATGTAATAACATTGTAAATACTAGTATAATAACTATTATAGTATTAGTAATATTATATATCATTACTGAATCATTAAAAAGATATTTATATACTAAATATGTATCTATTGTTCCTATAATTGCTATAGCTATAAAAGCATAACTTAAGTATTTAATATATTTTTTATTATAGATAATAAAAAACGAAATAGGAACTAATACCCAAGACAATTGTCCACGACTATACCAAGAAATAAGTTTTGAAATCTTAATATCACTTGTTAAATCTAAACTAAATGAGTTCATATATTAATATAATTATACAATAATTTTTTTAAAAACTCCAATACTTCTACACAGAGGACATTTGTTATGTAGTGAATAACTACATTTCTCACATACACACATATGACAACAATTCATATTTGCGTGTGTTTTTTTTTCAATCATACAAACACAACAAGTCAACTCTTCTTCGCGCTTTTGAATGCTAGCAATTATTTGAGTGAGTTGAATTTGCGTTTGATTTATGTCATTTTGCATTGCTATTTTTAGTTCTTTTACTTTATTTTGTAATTTAATTATTTCATCTTGATAGAACCTTTCAAGAACTATTTTAGAATTCTTGCAATTATTATCATAATCGTAATTATTATCATAATAGTAGTTATTATGATTGTAATTATAATTGTAATTACAATCATAATTTTTGTTATTAGTCTTATGAAGCATATTATTACTAACGTAAGAGGTTTTAATTAAACAAATAGTATTTTACTTTTTCAATTTTTTTATTTTATTTGTCTTCTTTCTCTTGTTTCTCTTTTCGTTAGTAATAATATTAGCGTGAACTAAAACTTGTTTCTGATCTGGTATAATTTTTTTTTGAATAGAATATCCTCTAATTATAGGTTTTCTATTATTATTTAAATAACTGGATAACATCATTTCTGTAGTTTGTATAAATGTTTTAAATTGTTTTTTTTTGTTTTTTTTTGTTTTTTTCATATATATATAATTCAGAAAATATTTTTTATAGACATTGTAAAAATTGATTTTAAAATGTTGTTTATTTTTCCTTATAAAAACACTCCCAACAAAATGAGTACAACAAATAAACTACAAATAAAACTAAAACCTTTAGCTAAGATTCCAAAACTGTTGCCCGCTCACATTGATTTTACAGTTGATAATGATAATATATTGACGTGTGCCATTTGTTTAGACGATAACTATTGCTGTAATCCAGGAGTTGAAACCTCTTGTGGCCATATATTTCATAAAAAATGTTTAGATAAGTGGTGTCGCGCATCTACAGGAGGTTGGTCATATGGAGTAATTAGTTGTCCTAAGTGTAGAGGAGAGATATATAATGATGATGGAAGCGATAAGAAAGCATTTGAGTGGTTAGCCGGATGTAACTGTTGTACAAGACATGAAGAAAATCGTCCTAAAGTATATGCTTATGATGAAGATATAGACAATAGAGTTATGTCTGAACTAGAAGAAGAAGCTCTGAGAACTCTTACCGCAAATGAGTATATTGATTGGCGCCGTGCCAACAATCGTCGTCGCCAAGATGATAGAAACTTTTGCGGTTGCTCTTGCAGAAATGAAATGCGCGCAATCATTCGTCGCATTGCGAATCCTCAATACATCAATAACTTTTAAAAAATTAAAAAAAAATTAAAAAAATTAAAAAAATTAAAAATTGATTTTTATTTTTTGTTATTACACACATACACATACACACAACACACAATACACAAAATGACATCTATCTGCATATGCGTTCCGAGCGTCCGTCTTTATTCTTGCATGGACTACAATTTTGTGAAACAGCTATTTGAATACTATTATGGACAAGGCTGTGTTGAGTTTATAGATTTTTGTCCAAAAATGAGGCACGGCACAATGATGCATACGCTCTTCATACATCTAGATTGTAAATATACTCCAGCAGCAATGTCTATGCGCGAACAGCTAAATAAGGGAAATTATATTCTATTGAATGGCGTGTTTGATGACGTTCATAATGGTGTGAAGGTAGTAAAAAACTACGTATGGAAGTGTGTAAAATCTCGTATAGATGCAAAAAAACAACTAGCATATGCTAAAGCGCGTGCGTGGTCAAATCGACTCCAGGAAGAACAGCGCATTCGCGAAGAAAAGCGCAATATTGAAGAAATATTATTGCTTCTTCCTGCGCCAAGAAATCTAGAAAAACTAGAAGAACTTCTTGATGGAACCGCAAAATATGCGGAATTGTGCAAAAGTGCTATAACTGAAGCAATTGCCTTGGCAAAAGCAAAGGCGGCGCCAAGCGACAACCCGTGGGAATATGATTTGTCAAACTCGACTAAGCGAGTAGTATTAGAAAATCGTATGGAGTGGTTCATGCTTAACCATAAGAGCCTCCAAAAGAGTCTTGATACTGCGGCTGAACAAGTGAAATATATAAAATATCTCCAAGAAAGCATTACGTCGCAAGCTAAAGAATAACTCTATCCTCCCCTCAAAATCTATCAACTCGTCCTAATTTGTATTTTTTTCTTCGAGCTTTTATTAGTTGTTTTTTAGTAAGCTCTGCGTGCGTTTTTGGAGTTTTTTTTGTAACTCGTAAACTTGGTCTATAAATATCATTTTTATATTTATAACCAGTTTCGCCACGCTGATTAACCCATTTTTCTTTAAACCAACGGCTCAACCCTTTTTTATAAGTTTTTTTGCCATAATATGGCGATTTGGTTGGTCCATATTTCAATGAAAATTGTTTTTTATATTCTTTTACTAAAATACCGCTTCTATATGCACTATGGTTAGGATATAATATGTATATTTTTTTCTTTGTTTTATTGTATAATTGAGGGTCAACTGGCTCCATATATTATAATATATTTATTATAATATATTTATCAGATTTATCAGATTTATCAGATTTATCAGAATTATGGTTTATCAGAATTATGGTTTAGCAATTCCAATTACTCCGCAGGCCAATCGAGCGCCTGCATTGCCTGTAATTAGCGATTCTGGATTATTAGCTGTGCCTAAATCGTCTTTATCTTTGTGAATAATAATACTTCTTCCAATTATAGATTTTTTACTATTACTATTTAAACTTAGAACATTTGTTGATATTTTTTTGGTGCCGCGCACATTCTTTTTTTTATTAAAAATATTTCCTAAATCGCCATTGTGTTTTTGGCTACGATTCGGCCCTCCATGTATATTTTTTTTATAAGTTGTAAAATGCGGTCCTGCAGTTTTACAACCTTCCGATAAATCTCCATATTCGTGAATGTGAAATCCGTGATAGCCTTTTGGCAGATTTTCAATATTGTATTTAATATATAAGTTATTATTTTTTTGTGTAAAACTAACTATTCCTTTAACATTATTGTTCTTAGAAAAATGTTTATCTGGATATAATATAGCTAGTGCACGTTTAGTTTTTTTAGTTTTCATTATATATCTATCTATCTATCTATATATATATAGATAGTATATATAATTAGTCTTTTCTCATATTTAAAGAAGTATTTAACTTTAAATATTCATAGCGACTACAACTAAAAAACTAAAAACTAATATAATTTAAAAGTTAGGGATTCTCCGGTCACCCACCACACATTTTTGCAGTGCAATTTTTTTTACTTTTATATTTTTTAGTGCAAGCATTTTTATTATACCCCATTCTATCTTTTTTTTGGTTAATGTTATATTTTTTAATAATATAATTAATATCGCTCGCGACTGCATCGCATTGTTCTCTTGTTAAATTATTTTTTTTTGGGGCAGATTGCAATGAAACTAATATAAAATAAGACGATAATGCATATGAATATTTAATTAGTTCAATTGGTGTCTTTTTAACTAGTTCTGGTAAAGTATTCATATTTTTTTTGATAACTTTAATACCCATTTTATATTTCTTAACTTGTTCATTGATATAATTATTAATCGCAGCAAGTCGTTTTTTCTGAGGATCATTTATATTATAGTTAATTTTACTAAACACTAAATTGCGTATTGCAGTAGTATTCATAATCTTTTTCGTATCCATATTGATATTTTATATATATGTAGAAAATAATATATAAAATATATTTTAGGAAAATATATTTTATATATTTATATTTATATATATATATAAATGACTTGCGCAAATACTAATGGCGGTAATGGCGGTGGTAATGGCGGTAATGGCGGCGGTAATCATAATTCACCCCCAAATAGTTATGATAAATGGAGATTTTCAGTTATGGGCGGTTTGATTGTGTTATTAATATTTAATAACTATATATTTAAATTAACAAATCGTATTTTTGGAAATGTATTAACTAGACAAAACTGTCCTACATTATTTGGTTATGTATTACATACAATTGTTTATATTCTACTTGTAAGATTATCTATGGGAGTTTAAGCTTTCATTTTAAATCTATAAAAATAAATTATAAAAGTAACTAGTAAATATAAATTAGCAACAATAAAACTAACATTATAACGATTTTTTGAGTTTAATTCAATATTATTATATTCTAATATTGGATCAATAAAAGTAAAAGTATCTCCGCAAAGTTTTGTTTCTAGTACTGTTAGAACGCATCCATTAAAATAAATAAATGCAAAAAATACAAATAACAAATTAAATATTAATATATGATAGAATAATTTAGAAACATAAAACATCAAAATAATAGTGTATATTGGTGTCATAATATGCCATCCTCTAATATACATTCCTATTGTATAATTACTTACTTTACACTTATCACAGAATGATTTAAAATTACTAGCAACTATATATTTTTTATTTTTCCTTTTATCTTTAGCTACATATTTAGGTATCTCTGTTACCGTAGGTACATCTGGTGCTGTAGGTACATCTGGTGCTGTAGGTATCTCTGTTACTATATGCTTTTTTTCTACTTTATTATTCATAGTTTCCATTCTTAATTATTTAATATTTATTAAAAATAAATATTAAACTAAATTATAAGTTTATACTATGGTTAAATTAAAAAAAAATAAACAAAAAAATAAACAAAAGAATAAACAAAAAAATAAAAAAATACAAATTAAAGAAAATATTCAAATAAATAATATTTTTTATATTGCAGTCTTATTTAGTGTTTTTATATTATATAAAAATCAAACAGGTTCTAGCTACATACTAACCTTATATAATTTACGTTATATAATACTTTTAGGTTGTATTATCTATATAATCACTCACTATATAAGTTTTACAAAATTATTAGAAAAAAATAAACAAGTACAAATTAAAGAAAGTTTTGAAATAAATAAGATTTTTTATATTGCAGTCTTAATTAGTGTTTTTATATTATATAAAAATCAAAAAGGTTCCACCAGCTTTATAATAACATTATATACTTTATGTTATGTAGCATTTTTAGGTTATATTAGTCATATAATCTCTCATTCTATAAGTTTTACAGAATTATTAAATAGGTATATTATTTTTACAGAAGATAATTTTTTTAATAAATTAATGGTAAAAATAACCTCCTTTTTGGATTTTCATAGAAATATTCATCACGACACAACAATAAATAAACAACCAAATAATGTAGTATATGAGTTTATAAATAATTTTGTAGTACAAGGAGTATTACCCTACTTATTATTTGAGTTTTTTAAACTACTTGATGTTAGAGTGTGCTTTTTATGGGGATTTTTTTATGCAAGTGTTCATAATATAAATTATTTTTATACAAAACCAAAAACGCATATGCAGCACCATATTGATGATCATAAAAATTATGGGATTGATATATTTGATATCATTTTTGGAACAAAATATGATACAAACGAAATTGAAAATATGAACCATATGGGTTTAAATTTAATAATTTGTGCTTTAATAATTGTATTTCTTACTAAAGTATTTAATAAAGTTCTTAATAATTTACTTAATAAGTTTAAATAATAAATAAGAAGAATAAAATAATATGCCTCCCCAAATAGTATCTATTAAACTAATTAGTGGGCTCCATTTTTTAAAGATTGCTAAATTAGTTGTTTCATAAACACCATAAATCGCAAATCCTAAGAAAAAGGCTTCATAAAGAGGTCTTTTTTTTAAAACAATAAAATAATATAATATAAATATTAAAAATACATAACAAAATAATGCAGGGATCAAAGCAAATTCTAAATTGCTATCTTGTATATTTCTTATCATAGTAAAAAAATTATTTTTCATTAAATATAGATAAATGGAATCTAAAAATGTAAAAATAATAGTTAACTTTACTATGTCTAATAACATAATATATATAATATATTATATTAATTATATTAATATAATATTATTAATAAAATTGATATATAATAATTAAAATATAATAACTATATGAATTATATGATTGCTGCTAAAACAAAACAAACAAAACAAATGAAACAAATCCTAGAAGTATTAGAAAAATGCACTATTTCAACAAATGACTATATGTCTTCACAAGAACCATTCTTTTATAGTGATAGCAATCAACAACCATTTCAACAATTTAATAATTTATTTAACCAGTCACAAATACCAGAAGGATTAAATAGAAATATTAAAAATATATATGAAGTGTTGGGAGACCCAAAAAAAGAAATTTACGTTAATGCCTGGACTATTATGAGCTTGGATGAAGCACTAGAACGCTATAATTATATTTGTACTCAAGGACAATCCAATGTATTTGATATTGGATATAAATATGCTGGTATGGGATATATTGATATGTTAAGTTGTGATTTGACAAATCATTTATTATTTTACAGAGTAGACGGCGGATCTAATGACTATGATAGATTAGATAATTTAAATAATTTAATAAAAAATGGGTCGCAACCTTATAAAACATTTTATTTTAGTGATTGGTTTTACACCATACTTCAAAAAAATTATTAGCGCAAGGGCCCCATCCACCACCTTCTATGTAACATTTAAAAAAATTATTTTCTGTTAATACACTATCAATATAATTTTTTTTAATTATATCCCAATAATCATTTTCCATAATTATTAAATTAATATTGTTTAGTATTTCAGGCATATCCAGTAAAATATAATAAAATGCTCCTTCACAATCTAATACTAATGTGTCAAAATCAATATTATATTTATTTTGTAAATTAGCTAATGTAATAGTATTTATCCAAGTATAACCTTCTAATAAAATATCACTTGGTATAGTATCCCATCCTTTTTGAAGTAGTTTTCTATTTGATAATGCAGCATTTTCAATATGAAAATTAAAATTATTTAAATCTCTATTTTCTGTTAATTGTTTTGCTATATTTATATCACTTTCTAATGTTACTAAGTTATTAGAGTTTTGTAAAATAGAAGCTATAATTAATGAGTTTCTTCCTATATTTCCACCTATTTCTAAAACTTTTTCATTTCCTGTTAAATATCTAAAAACCATTTTTTGTTCGGATAATTCTTCATAAAAATTACCATAGTTAATTTTTAATTTAGAATGTATCTCTTTAATTTTGCTATCTATATCTATACTATTCATTGATTCAATTGTATTATTTGTTAAATTTATTTTTATGTGTGTATCATAATCATACGTTGAAAAAATCCCATCATTTAATATATATATATATTTTAGTATTCCATAATATGGGTCAGTGAAAATGGTTGCTCTAGTAGATTCAGTACACGGAATATTTATAATATTATTAATTGTTAATCTATCTAAACATATATCTGTAACCTCTATAGAATTATCTTGTGAAATGCCATAAAATATTTTCATCATATAAAGTTTAAAATATTTTATAATTTATAATTATACTAATTATGCTAATTATACTATCTACCGCTCCATACTTTTATTATTGGTAAATGTTTATAATTGTCAGTATTTTCAATGTCGTTAATAGATAATCCGAAGGGACAATACTTATGTATATTTCCTAGTAATGTTTGATGATGTATTAGTAACACCAATATTTACATATTTTTCTAAAGAATTAAAATTTGTACTTCCTTTTTTAATTCCCACAAAATATAAATCTTTTGATATAGAATTATAATATGTATCCCATACTGAAAATAGGGCATTTAATTCTAATACGTAATTTATGTCTTTTTCTGTAAGATTTTTATAATAGTCTACCATATCTGGTAAATTACCAATTGTACCGTAAGAAGAACCTGGGGACGTTCTTCTAGTTCCATGTTCAGGTCTATCAGTTGAAGCACAAGTAAAACAAAATAAGCCGTCTGGTTTTAATATATCATATATTTTTGTTAACGATTCTTTATACTCAGGATCATGTTCAAAACATTCAGTTGATATAATTGTATCAAATGTATTATTTTGAGCTGGTAAATCTTTTGTTTTACACACAATAGTTACATTTTTTGCTTTTATTAGATCATTACCAATATAATTACACTGTTCAAATAATAAACGATTATTTCCATTAATATCGCCAGAACCAACATCTAACACATTTTTTTTTATAAAAAAATCTGTAAGTATTTTTTTAACAAACAAAGTAAACTCTTTTGCTTCCGGATGCATTATATATAATATATTATATATTAAATTATATTTTAAATTATACTATCTACCGCTCCATACTTTTATTATTGGTAAATGTTTATAATTGTCAGTATTTTCAATGTCGTTAATAGATAATCCGAAGGGACAATACTTATGTATATTTCCTAGTAATGTTTGTTTAGGCGCTTCTTTTTGTAATAAACAAGCAAAAACTCTTTCAAAAGACATACGATTATATCTAGTTAATACACAATCTAATAATTTACTTATATCATATTTACTATTAATATGAGTTAAAAAATTGTGAGTAATAATAGACATTGCACCTAAAGCACCTTTCCATAATTGTTTGTTATTATAAAATTCGCTTAACTCTGGATCATTAAAAAGATTTATCATTTTTGTTTCATCTTCTATTTGATCCCAATCATGCTCAAACTCCCATAGTATTTTATATTTTTCTAGACTAAAGTCAATATAACTGTTTATAAATACAGAATCATGAATTATTACTGCTACATCAAATAATTTATTGTGTAAATAATAATAATATGGCAATAACTCTCCTCTTTTTGGATATTCACTATTTATAATTGTTGTCTTATATAATTGCAGTGGTGTGATATAAGCCTTGTCGCTATTATCATCTATAATAATAATATGATTTTCAGGATAGTATTTTCTGATTGAATTATAACTTTTTATCCAGTATTGGTTTACTAACTCATTATTTACATGTCTTAACATTATAAAACCTAGTGTATTATTCATATTATTCATATTATTCATATTATTCATATTATTCATATTATTCATATTATTCATATTATTCATATTATTCTTTAAGTTATTTTTATTTATTTTATCTACCAGTCCATACCTTTATTATTGGTAAATATTGATAATTATGAATGTTATTTATAGATAATCCATAGGGACAATACTTATGTATATTTCCTAATAATGTCTGTTTAGGTGCTTCTTTTTGTAATATACAACCAATAACTCTCTCTAAAGACATACGATTATATCTTGTTAATACACAATCTAATAATTTACTTATATCATATTTATTATTAATATGAGTTAAATAATCGTGAGTAATAATAGACATGCATCCTAAACAAACTTTCCATAATTGTTTGTTATTATAAAAAGTAGTTAACTCTTGATCATTAAAAAGATTTATCATTTTTGTTTCATCTTCTATTTGGTCCCAATTATGTTCTGCCTCCCATAATATTTTATATTTTTCTACACTAAAGTCAATATAACTGTTTATAAATACAGAATCATGAATTATTACGGCTACATCAAACAATTTATTGTGTAAATAATAATAATATGGCAATAACTCTCCTCTTTTTGGGTATTCACTATTTATAATTCTTGTCTTATATAATTGCAGTGGTGTGATATAAGCCTTGTCGCTATTATCATCTATAATAATAATATGATTTTCAGGATAGTATTTTCTGATTGAATTATAACTTTTTATCCAGTATTGGTTTACAACCTCATTATTTACATGCCTTAATATTATAAAACCTATTGTATGCGTCAATCGGTTTTGTTGTGTAAGCTCACTTATTCTATAATTTGTATAATTGATAAGATTGAGTTTAGTTTTATTATATATACGATTTAAGTTATCTATAGCTGATTTTTTATTACTCTTTGATATCATAAGATTATTTATAATTTTGCGATGGTTATTATTATGCAACTCATTTAATTTACTTATTTGTCTTGTAAAATGATTTTCTATTAATTGTAATAAAGTAGTCATATATTATATAGAAAACATATAATTATAAATATTACCATTTATTCTTTTTAACATTAATTTTTTGTCCAGTTCTTCTTACTCCTTTACTTGGATCATACACCTCGTCTTCATCATCAGAAACAATACTTTTAGATATGTCCCAAAACTCACGAGAACCAAGTTTAAAATCTTTATGAGATTCGGCTTTATACCAAAAAATCTGATCTTGTAATTTGTTAGATTTAACATTATTATTAATAACTAAACATTCAAAATTTTCAGTGCATTGATCCATTACTTGACAAAATGATTCAAATGTTGGGAACATACCTGCATAGTTTTCATAAATTCGTCTTCTATTAGCAATATATGGTTCTCTCAATATAAATACATAATCAATATTAGTTCTTAAAGTAGGAGGAATACCTAATGGATATTGCATAGTAATAATTAACATTATTTTCCAATGACGACCATTCATAAAAAGCAAACGCATCATTTTATCTCTAGTCCATCTATCATCAAACAAACAATCGTCTAATATTACAAATGCTCTAGGGTCAATCGTGCTTTTTTTATATACTTCCATATCTTTTTTAATTTGTTTTAGAACTGTTTTCTGTCTTTTTAATATATTCTCAATAATAAGAATATTATATTCATCATGAATAAATAATTTTGGAATATGAGTAGCATAAAAACCATTTCCAGCTTCTGTGCCTGATATTACTGTCCCTATTGGAATATCTTGATGATAATACAATAAATCTCTAACTAAAAACGATTTACCGGTATCACGGCGCCCTATAAGAACAATAACTGGACCTTTTGTTTCATCTGGTCTAAAACTGATACTTTTCATATCGAATTTTTTTAGTTGTAAAGTCATTTATAAATATTTTAGAAATAAAAATAATATTATTTACGCTAATTTTATTTTTATTTATTTTTATTTAGTTTTATTAAATTTTATTAAGTTTTATTAAGTTTAAAAAATCAAAAAAAAGTATTTTATTAACCTAAATGATTTTTACATATAGAAAGTCGCCAAACACAGAGTTATTTAAAGATTTTGAAAATACTGATTTAGTAAATGCTAGACAATCCCAGAATTATACTCCACTATATAATAATTTTTTTAAATTATCATCTTCAAATTACAATAATATAACTTTAAATCATAAACATAGTTTAAATAGTATAACTGAAAAATTAACTGAAAATAAATATAAAGGAACAATTAAAGAAAATACTGAACCAAATACTGAACCAAATACTGAACCAAATACTGAACCAAATACTGAACCAAATACTGAACCAAATAATATTACTGAAACAACCATTTTTATAAAATATGCTCCATTATTAGATCCATTTAAATTCTTAGCTGGAAAATATGATCTTTGTACTTTTGAATTACCAAAACTAGACTCTAAGTCACAATTTGAGAAAATGGATTGTCCAAATAATTCAGCATATATTGATGGCTTTTTTATATATTTAACAAGTCAATTATTAAATCATAAAGGATTTTTACATGGAATTAATTTTTATGGATCTTTTTTAGGAATAAAGAAGGAATATATTATTGATATTAGCGATGATTTGGATATGTTATTTAATAGCAAATTTTTTTATGAAAATAAACAATTATATAAATTTATTAACACTGAACAAGAATTATTATTTAATGATAAATCAAGACGACACAAAAAACCAATAAAGTTTTCGAATGATTGCGACTTAGATATAGACGTTATAGAAATAATAGAATTACAACATCCAATATCAGAATTAGAATTAGAACCAGAATTAAAATTAGAATCTGAATCAGAGCCAATAACAGAAAAATCTATAGAAACTCTAGAAACTCTAGAAACTCTAGAAACTCTAGAAACTCTAGAAACTCTAGAAACTCTAGAAACTCTAGAACCTATTGGACAAATAGAAGCAAATGATACTAGTGGATCTGATATATCATCAAGGTCATCTAATTCTAATTCTAATTCTTCAAATAATGAAGATAATGAAGATAGTGAAGATAGTGCAGAAGATGATGATGAAAATAACAGTGATGACGACGAAACCAAAGAGAGTTATTCTTCTAGTTCAAGTAATTCATCAAACGAAATTAATGATGTAATGGTATCTCTCAAAGAGTTTCCTGTAAATATAATAACAATTGAAAATTGCGAAAATACATTTGATGACTTATTAGTAAATGATAAAATAGATAATAATGAATTAACGTGTATAATACTTCAAGTATTAATGATACTAATTACATATCAAAAGTTATTTAAACTTACTCATAATGATTTGCATACAAATAATATAATGTATATTAAAACAGAAAAGAAATATTTATATTATAAATACAATGACAAACATTATAAAATCCCAACCTATGGCAAAATTTTTAAAATTATAGATTATGGAAGAGCAATTTATGAATATAAAGGACAAGTAATGTATAGCGACAGTTTTCATAAAGATGGAGATGCTGCAACTCAATATAATAGTCCTCCTTATTATAATACTAATAAACAACTTATTGAACCTAATATGAGCTTTGATTTATGTAGATTAGGTTGTTCTATTTATGATTTTATTATTGATAAATATGATAACAATAAAAATATGAGTCCTATTCATAAAATAATAATTGATTGGTGTTTCGATGACGAAGGAAAAAATATGCTTTATAAGAATAATAATGAAGAGAGATATCCAGATTTTAAATTATATAAAATGATAGCTAGAAAAGTGCATAATCATTTACCACATAAAGTATTAGAACAGAAGTTATTCAATAAGTTTACAGTGCCTAAGAAAGAAATTAAATCGAGCGCTTTAATAATGAATATTGATAAAATTAGTTTAGATTAGTTTAGATTAGTTTAGACTAATAATATATTACTAAAGTGTTTATCTAATTCAAGTAAATATTTCTCTAATATACTTGTTAATATTGTTGATATTAATAAAAATATGCCCGCGTGCCAAGCAATTCTTTGATCAAACTTTTTAAAGTATTTATAGCTACCGGACCAAGGATTAAACTTATATATTAGTAATCCACCAATATAAATTTTAAGAAATTGTTCAAGTATAAAGATTATAGTTTCTATATTATATTTTTTTATAATCACTTCTATTTTAGATAATATGGTTGATAAGTATAATGAGTTTTGTTTTATTATAGAAAATATTAATAAATTATTGTTACGCCAAATAGATACGATTATAATTAAAAACCAAGACAAATATAAAATTATAATAAATAAGTGTTGATGCCATTTTAAATTATCATCCATAATATATATAATAAGTTTAAATATATTAAAATCAATAATATATTTAAAATTTAAAACTTAAATTAAAACTTAAATTAAAACTTAGGATTATCAATAAATACTGGGGCTTGTCCTAAACTTGTTGTTTGTTGAACCAATTGCTCATTTATAAAATGAGCAAGAATAACGCTTATATATACTAAGATTCCGTCTATAACTAATTGTTTTAAGTTAATTGTTTCTTTTAATATAAATCTAGTTTCTAAAAATTTAAAAATTATAAATACAATCGATACAATACCAGCACTATATATATATTCCATTATATATAATATATAATATGTATTATTATGTTTTTTTTTAATTAACGAATTATAATTGAATTATAATTCAATTACATCTAACTTTAAATCAATTGCCGAACCTATACTTAGTTTATCATAATCATCATTATAGCTCTGTTCTCTTGCTTCTTTTATTTTTCTCTCATTTGCAAGTTGTTGTAAGGTATTTAAATCTTTTGGAGCAAGAACCTCAGAGTGCACCCCGTCTTGTTTTATAACTATATCTTTATCTACAAAATTAATCTTTAATTTATCAGAGTTTGTATTATTAGTGGTACTAGTGCTAGTACCGCTATCAATAGTGCTACTATTATTGGTTAGATTTGACAACTCATTTTTTAAATTAGCAGCATAAGTTTCTAATTTATTATTTGTTAAAATTGGATTTACAGATAAGTCAACTGGTATATTTGATGTTTTATTTAAATCTGGATTTAGCGTAGAAGTATTTGGTAGCGATTGTTGCTGCTGCTGCTGCTGTTGCTGTTGCTGTTGCTGCTGTTGCTGCTGGAGTTGTTGCATATTTAAAACCTCTATTTCTTCACTTTCTTCCATGTAAGACTGAAGGATTTTTTCAACAGGAATATTATCTCTAATAGTTAAAAGAATAGCCTCTTTCACTAAAAACTCAACGTCATGTTTATTTTTTTGAATTTGTAATGGATATAAATCTTTTTCATATAAATAAACATTTGTATATAATTTACGTGCTACATTAATATATATAGTATGTATAAAAGTATTAACCGAAGGAATATTAATATCTATTTTTTTTGACTTTTGTCCAACACGAATACACGTAAGTGCTTTTAGTTGTATAATATGTACGCAAGTTATTAAATCTTCTAAATATTTACATCCACTATTAGTTTCAATGCGTTTAGTCTCTTGCTCAATTATACTCGGATTCCACTGTGGAATAGCACATAATAAGTTTTGGAAGGTCATTAAATATTTATTTTCCTCTTTTTCATTAATGCATATATTTAATGCTTCTTTAAATATTGATTCAATACCAACAATAATATGGTGCGTCAAGAGAGAGACTAATCTTGCACACCACTCGTTCTTTGATTCTGTTAAACTAGTTAAAGAATAATCATCCATTTATATATTTAATATATTTTCTAAATCATCTTCAGAACGATAAAAAATTAAATTTAATATAAATAAAATAGTAATAAACTCATTATGTATTTCTATTTTAGATTTTTCTATTGCTGTTAAAATTTTATATTTATACTCACTGTTTATAAACGTAGTAGTAATATAATTAATTAAATCATTGCCACAAATTCCTTTATTATACAAATATTCGGTTATTTTATATATTTTCTCTGGACTATCCATATTTTCTAAAGATTGTTTAATTGTTGATTTTATTTTAATACTTTCATTTTTAATATTAATAAACCTATTATTATTTATATTATATATATGTAAATTGGTTGGTTTATTATTTATAATAGGCAAAGGAACATATATTTCTGAAAATCTAGATAAAATTGGATTTAATAATTTATATTTATCTTCTACTATTATAAAAAATCGTGTAGAATGGCTAAATAATTCAATACATCTTCGTAAAGCGGATTGAGCATCGATTGTTAGTTTATCAGCATTTGATAAAATAATAGTCTTAAATAATATGCCATTTTGCGAATGTATATTTGTTTTGGCAAAAAATTTTAAATCTTCCCTTATGAATTTAATTCCTTTTCCTTGAGCACAATTAATAAATAAAACATATTTTTGTTTTATTTCTTTAGTGCTATAAATATTATCTATAAATTTTAAAATTAATGTTCTCTTTCCAGAACCACTCGGTCCGTGAAATAATATGTTTGGAATTTTTTTATTTTTAATAAAAAAATCTAATTTTTCTTCAATATTTTGATGTATAATTATATTTTCTTTCATAATTATTTATTATTTATTTATCTTTAATAAATTATTATTTATCTTTAATAACTTTAATAACTTTAATAACTATTCAAAGATTTTGCATACGGGTTTGATTTAAAAGCTTGTAATATATTTGGATCTATTCTTTCTAGATTAACATCCTCTTTATATTGTTGAGGCATATGAATCTTTCCAATACTTTCAAATGATGGAATATGTAATGAATTATCGGTTGGAACATTTCTAATAAAATCATTTGTTGTTAATCTATTATTAACTCGATCATTGTCTCTACGGTTTATATTCATATTTATATTTCCGCTATATATTTGTGTTCCACCCGCCATTGGCCAACTTTCTTGTGTTTTATTTACATTGTTATGTTGATTATTCCACGCTGATAAATCCATTTGAGCATTCGTAGCGCTTGTATTTCCTATATTCCCTGTTACTGACGAGTTTCCAAAATTACGTTGCTGTGTTTTAGCTGTCAAAGTGCTATTTTCATAACCTCCGCCTGGATTATTAATCTGTGATATATTTAAATAATTTAACCCAACCTTATCGGTTGTAGTTTCTTTTGTTGTTGTTTTAAGTCGATCTCCTGGATTTGTTATTGGAAGTTTTGGAACACTACATTGAATATTTCCTAATTGATTTGAATTATGTATTACATCTTCTTTTCTTGTTGGTTTTAATACATCTAAAATTGGAGAAAATATTCCTTTCATAAAAGTAGACACATTTCTAAACTCTGTATTATTGATATTTTGTTTTACGTTCTCACTTCTATTATTATTTAAAATATTAAAACTTTGTTTGCCATAATCTTGGTCAGAGATACTATTTTGGCCGAGTGAGGTAGGAGGGTTTAAGTTTAATGCACGCGATGGCTCTGTTCTATGGCTTTCTTCATAATGTGACTTCGTATAAATACCTTTATTGCTTGAGTTTGTCCCACTTCCAAAATATTCTCCCGTTAAGTTATTTGTTTCGGGCATCATTTGTTGTGGGTGTAGCGTTTGACCAATCGAGCTTCCAGTTGTGGTAAACCAATGTTGTGGTCCCATTGAATGTGCTTGATCTGGTCTATTTTTTTCAACAGTACCTATTGAACCAATATTTTTAACAGGATAGTTTGGCCCTCCTTCATATCCATCTAAATTATAAGTAATTTTTGGATTTGTTTTAGTTCTTAATTCATCAACCGTTGGCGGCAACCATGAGCTTCTAGCGCCCATTCCAGCATTAAATCCGCCTTCTCCTTGAGCGGTATTGCCTAATCCTAATCCTGGGCCGACTCTTTCTTGCTCCCAAGGAAGAACATTCGCATATTTTTGTGAAGGAACTTGTCTTGATCTTATAAAATCAGTTTGATTTGGACTACCATGAGCATATTGTATATTTAATTCTGGTTTAAATAAAGGAGCATTTTCTATTTTTTTAATATTTTGAGTACCAGAACCACTCATAGCATCTAATATATAAGGGTTACTGTCCACGCTATTTTGAGTAACCTTTGAACCAAAAAAAGGAACCATATTTTTATGTGTAAAGTTTTGCAAACTTAATGTTTCACCTGATAAACTTTTAATCGTATTAGCATTGTTACCATTGTTAGCATTATTAGCATTGTTAAAGAATATATCTGTAGTTTGATTTTGACCGGTGTACTGTCTTACAGCATTTTCATTTTGTGAATTAATATTTTCATTTTGTGTTGGATAATTTATATCAGGAACATTAGTATTTGTTAAAGCATTTAATCTATTCAAATTTGAATAAGTTTCTTTTTTTTTATTATTAGAATTACAATATATATATATACCTCCAAGTGCTAAAATAGGTAGTGCTAGTGCCGCCATTATATATAAACTATAATATTTTTATAAATATTTTATATTATACATTAATACTTAATTAATATTAATATATAACAATTTATGCTTAATAGTATGCTTAATAGTATGCTTAATACTTATAAAAAATATCTTTACTATGTTGTCGTGTATCAATATTATTAGAAAATTGTTTTTGAATATGTTCTTGTGGATCTTGTAATGGATACGCCCAATTCATTCTTTCTAAATCTTTTAATTGCCACGCGGGCATAACAGACCTAGACTCATCTGTTATAGCAAAATTAATTGTGGGATAATCGTTTTTTATATAATCAGTTTTAATATATGAGTCTCTTGAGTTTAAAGTAAAATCATATTTTAAAAGTTGTTTATTTACCCCTAATAAATTACTATTAACATCTACTATATTTTTTCCTATATTTCCACCAAATTTTTGTAATCTAATTTGTGGATCTATTAAAAACTCTGGATTTAAACCATTTCCGGGAACATTTAACATATAATTTAAACTATTACTACTTGAAAGTAATTTACATTTAATATTTGCTTCATCATCCCTTGAAAATGCCATATTATATAATATATAATATATAATATATAATATATAATATATAATATATTCTATAATTAAAAAATAGTTGGTCGTTCAGTATTTGATGGAATAAACATATTTTCTTTAATAAGTCGTGTCTTTTCAAAAAATTTAATTTCTTCTAAATTACTTTTAAATAATGGTAAACATTCTTTAGTTGGTTCAACTAAATTACTGGCACCAATATTTAATAGCGCAGATTCAATATCTACAGCATTAAATGAAAATAAGTTTGCTGGCATTTTGCTAGGATTTATATATTGAGGAAATGCTGGATTATATGCATCACCATTTGGTCCATTATCATATAATCTATGATTCATAATTTTATTAATTCCTTGTTGCTCTAAACAATAGTTTGCTCTACTATTTTTATCCCTGGTGCTTCCTGTATTTTTACATAATGTAGGAGTATTACCTTGAATATATTCAAACAACATATATTATTATTACTATATAATATTTTAATATATTTTAATATATTTTTTTAAAATAATTTACAGTATGGGCTATTAAAATCACAAGTAATAAAGATATATATACATATTGAAAAACACCCTAGAATTGTAATAATATAAGAAATCTTAAATAGTATAAAATAATATGTATTTAACTGTATATATATATTTACAGAACGGGTTAATGACTGTCTACATATAATACAAGTAGTATTGGTCAAAAGCCATTTTTTATGGCAAGACTTATGAATATAATAAACTCCACAATGTTTTAATTCAATTAGTTTAGTTGGTGATTCTGGTTCTAAACAAACAATACACGTATTCATTTATATTTGTTGTTTTTTATTTTATTCTATTAATTATTTTTAATAGTTCTTGATAATTAAAACTATTATTAGTATTATTAGTATTATCAGTATTAATAATTAAACACAAAATTTTATGGGTAATATAAAAATAAGAATAACTAAAGCATAATTGAAAAATTATAAACTCATTGTTTTCATTACTATAATTAGAATTAGATGTTTTAACTTTTGCAATTAATTTTTTAATTAATTCATTTGTTTTATATAATTCATATAATTCACTTGTAGTTCTATTAATTTTATTAAAATACTCTTCTATCGATTCGTTTGGATCATTCGTTGCATCATAATTAAATGCTTGTAAAAATTGTAATTTAAATAATTTATCAGAATCATCAGCATCCTCCGGATCATCCATAAGATGATAAGTGCATACAAAATCTGTAACATATGAAACCATTATTAATATAAATATTAACAATTAATATTTATATACATTTATATATTTATATGTTTATAAAAATAAATTAGTTTACTTCTTCTCTCGCTAATAGTCTAGAAGGAACACCGCCTCTAATCCAACCATCATTTGCTGAGTTCTCAATAAAATTAGCTGGATTTGTTAATTCTGCTTTTAGCGATGGTATTAATGGAATATAAGTCAAGTTAAAATTTGTTACTTCTGAAATTGAATCTGTACTTTTAGAGTAATAATTATATAACCCAGTTCTTAAGGTATTTTCTAAAGGAATATTTACCTCTCCTTTTCCTAAATATGGAAGCGTATTAAATATTCTTTGTTGAATTAATTCTTTTTCTCTCAAATTTGTTCCTTGTCCAAATCGTAATACATTATTTTCATCTACATTATTGCTATTAAATCCGCCATTTGTACTTCCTTTTAAAATTATGTTTGGAGTATTAAGTGCAATTTTAAAAGCATCTGAGATTGGATTTATTGATGCATAGTTTTCTAACATATAATTTGCAGAAGAAATATTTACTTTATTTCTATTTGTTAAATCACATACATCATTACCAATTCTTGATGTGCTATCAAATAATTTATCTATTGCTGTTGAATAATTCATTATATAATAATTATATATAATATAAAATATTTAAAATATTTTATATAATATTTTATATAATATTTTATATAATAATTAAAATATATTTAAAGTATTATAATGGATTTGTATAATTATAGGCGCCAGAACTATTTCTATATAAAGCAACTGGATTGCCTTCTTTTCCTGAAATCATAGTTCCATATAAATATTCTAAAAACCCTTTTTGATCACTTGGAACTTGTGTATTGGGCATAGTATTATATTGAATCATTGACCTATTAAAGTTAAACTCATCACCTACGCTTGAAAATAATTTATTTTTAATAGCGGGGTCTTTAAACTCTTTTGCGACAAATTCTTTAATACTATTATCTATTTTTTTGCTTACTTCTGGTATGAAGGATGGAGCTGCTGGTTTTCTATTAGATTCATAATGTATTTGTGGAATAAGTATATTCATTAAAGGATTATTATCTTTGGGTTCTTGAAATGAGTTTTTATTAGCTTTATAATATTTTTCGATACTAGTCTCTTCTATATTTGTAAAACTTTCTTTTTTACTATAATTGTAATATAATAATACAATTATTATTAATTTAATAAAACCTAATATTAATATGTTTATGTTTTGTGTTATTAATAGCCCAAGTATTACTAATATTATAACTAAACGTGTTATTGCATTTAATTTTTCTTCATATCTCATTGATGATTTTGGCCATATGTCCATAATATTTTCTTTAAATAATATTGTAGGGTCTTTTAACCAAAATTGAACTGTCATTTATATATAGTTAATAATTAAATAATAATTAAATAATAATAATTTATTATTTAAATATAAATTATTAAATAACATAATTAGTAATATGGAAGAAACTGAAGTTAAAATAAATGAAGATTTTACTAAAGTAATTTGTGATTTTGCTGAAGATTTGCTAATAACATTTCCTGATATTATAGATAAAACGAATAACCCAATTAAAGAATTAAATAATATAATTAAAAATTGTTCTGATGGTTCTGATGGGTCTGATATGGCTGATATTACTAGTATTGATAATATAATTAGAAATATTTATACTTATTGTAAATCTATTTTTCCGAAACATTTTTTCTATATTTTATATGAAAACGAAGATCTTTTTAATAAGGAATCAGAAGTATTTTTACTACCAAATATTAATTTTGTAGATTTATGGAATAGTGATATTAGCGAGGAAACCAAATCTACAATTTGGAATTATTTAAAATTAATTTTATTTACTGTAGTTGCTGATGTTAAGAATAAAGATACATTCGGCGATAGTGCGCAATTATTTGAAGCAATTAATAATGATGAGTTTAAAAAAAAAATAGCGGAATCATTGGCTGAAATGGAAAATATTTTTAAAAAAAAAACATCACAATCAGGAACTTCTCCTGAAAAAGATGCAGATGATGCCGATGATGAAACAACTGAAGATCGTGATAATATGGAACTACCTAATGCAGAAGAATTACATGCTCATATTAATCAAATGATGGAAGGAAAGATTGGTTCTTTGGCTAAAGAAATTGCTGAAGAGACTGCAGAAGAATTAGATATTAATATTGCAGACAACTCTTCCATTAATGATGTATTTAGTAAATTATTTAAAAACCCAGCTAAACTTTTAAGCTTAGTTAAAAATGTTGGTTCTAAATTAGATACTAAACTTAAAAGTGGTGAAATTAAAGAAAGTGAATTGATTAAAGAGGCTACCGACTTTGTAGCAAATATGAAAAATATGCCTGGAATGAATAACTTAGAATCACTATTTTCAAAAATGGGTATCCCTGGAATGGGTGGAAAGGGGGGCAAGATGGATATGGGTGCGCTAAATAGAGAATTATCTAAAAACTTAAATAAGGCAAAAATGAAAGAAAAAATGCTTAACAAGTTAGAAAAAAAACGTGAAACTACACAAAACACACAAAGTATAGAAGGAACTATTAAAGATTTAGGAATTAATGATTTTGGGATGCAAGAATTATTATATTCATTAGGCGAACACGTTGAAAAAACAAAACCAGAAACAAAACCAGAAACTAAACCAGAAAATAAACGTAATAAACGTAATAAAAAGAAAAAAAATAAAATGGTTAATATGGTTAATATGGTTAATATGGTTAATGTGGTTTCTGAACAAGTAGAACAAGAAGAGTAACACTATAAATGTAATATAAATAATAATACTATTATTATTATTTATCTAGTATTTATCTAGCGTTTATCTAGCGTTTATCGCTTTATTTGCTTTATTAATATAATAAAGTTTACATAATTTCGTTAAGTTTTGTAAATATAGTATAGTTTTTTGTAAATCATCGTGGCTTAAGTTTTTGATAGTTTGTTTAATAACAGTTATCTTTTCTAAAACTAATTTAACAGAAGATTCTTCCACAAAATCTTTTGTCCAATCTTTTTCTAAAAAATAATTAATATCTCCTAACATAATATTTTCTTCATATTTGTCTAATATATAAGTTTTCCATATAGGCAATACAATTTTCGGATTTGCTTTGCGCAATGTTAGTATAGCCGTATTTGCAACTTTAAGTGTTTGATCATTTGGAAACATATCAATTAAAGCTTCAAATAATTCAGTCAAATGATTATTAAAAGCACTTAACACATCTATAGTACCCATTTATTACTATAATAATTATACTTTTTCTTTATATAATTTATTTTATATATATATAAATTATTTAATAGAGTTTTCTCTTTGTTTTTTTAATTGTTCAATAGAAACTTCTCCGACTGTATTTGGTATATAATCTTCTGGTGGTGTATCAATAGTATCATTATAGTCCCACGGAACATTATTTCGTAATTGTCGCATCCCTCCTCCTCCTTTAGCAGATAGTTCATCTGGTGATTGATCTAAAAAGCTATAGTTATCGGAAAATACACCAAAACAATTAACTTCATTTAAAGAAAATGCGGATGGATCTTGATTTGCCATTCTTTTTTCTATTCCTGATTTAGCAGGTATTAATTGTTCTAAAATAGAATCGCCAAATAAAACTTGATTGCCGCGATTTAATAATAATAATGCCGGAACTCTATCTACTGTATGTGGTAAAATTATTTCTTTTTGATTTTTTAGTATAATATAAGTGGAACCATCTGGTTTTTTAATTCTATTATCTATACTTATAAAATGAATATTATTTTTAACATTTGAATTTGCAATTTGTTGTAATATAACTGAACAATTTTTGCAATAATTACTATAAAATAATATAAAACTCATTTATTATCTAATAATTTTAATTAATTTTAATTTTAACTTAATAGATAATTTTAACTTAATAATTATTAATAATTATTAATAAATAATTAATAATTATTTAATAAAATTAAAATATAAAATATAAAATTGAATAATTTATATATTTATATATAAATACATAAATGGAGCCTTCAGTTATTGATTTATTTGAAAAAGATGACATTTTACACTTTACTATTAATAATATTAATGTTAGTTTTGTCAATGCTTTACGACGGGTAATTTTATCTGATATTCCTACAATAGTAATTCGCACAACTCCATATGAAAAAAATGATGCAATTATTGAAACTAATACAAGTTTATTTCATAATGAGATATTAAAACATCGTTTATCTTGTATTCCAATTTATCATATAAATAAATTATTATTAAATGAATTATTATATATTCCTACAGATAAATTGTTAGAAGAGCTTGCTGATTATGTAGTAGAAGTAAATGTTGTAAATAATACAGAACAAGTAGTATATGTTACTACTGGTGATTTTAAAATTAAGTATTTAAAGACAAATAAATATTTGGATGAATCAGTTGTAAGTAAAGTTTTTCCTAAAAATGAGATAACGCAACATTTTATTGAGTTTTGTAAATTAAAACCAAAATATTCTGAAAATATTGTGGGAGAACAATTAACGCTTACAGCAAAATTTTCAGTTGGAAGTGCTTCTGAAAATGGAAGTTTTAATGTAGTATCTCTTTGCAGTTATTCGTGTACTTTAGATAATTTTGCAATTGATAAAGCAAAACAAGAAAAATTAGAAGAATTACAATCTAAATACACCGACGATAAAGAAATTGAGTATTTAATTACTGATTGGTTATTATTAGATGCTAAAAGAATTGTTATTCCTAATAGTTTTGATTTTAGAATTAAAACATTAGGGGTATTCACAAATTATGAAATTATTCTTAAAGCAATTAAGATTATTATTTATAGATTACTAGAAATTAAAAAGATTTATAGTACACAAAACGATCTTATTATTAATAGTATAAATACAGTTGAAAATTGTTTTGATATTATATTAAAGACAGAAGATTATACAATTGGTAAAATCTTAGAATATTCATTATATGAGTTATATTACAACACTACTAAAACTCTAACTTTTTGTGGATTTAAAAAGCCGCATCCTCATATTGATGAGAGCATTATTCGGATTGCTTTTAACACTCCAGTTGATAAATCATTAATTATTAATTATATTACTAGTGCTGCTGATTATGCAATTGAATATTTTAAAAAACTGTTACCTAATTTTGGCGAACTAAATCCAGATGAACTAGAAATATTAAATAAATCTATTCCTTTGATTAAAGTTCCGTCGCAAGCTCCTATGTCGCAAGCTCCTATGTCGCAAGCTCCTATGTCGCAAGCTCCTATGTCGCAAGCTCCTATGTCGCAAGTTCCTATGTCGCAAGTTCCTATGTCGCAAGTTCCTCTAGAAACCATTCCAGAAGGCACACAAGAAGCAACCCCAGACGGCACACCAGAAGGCACACCAGAAGCAACCCCAGACGGCACCCCAGAAGCAATATCACAAGAATCAGTCTAATTAAATTAAAGTAAATTGAAGTAAATTGAAGTAACTATTTAATTGTATTTAAAATTATAATTTCTATTATAAATATAAGATAATGGATTCTATAGTTCAAGAAGAAATTAATATTCAATTAGGAGATATTATAGAAATAATAGCACCAGAAAACTTAGATATAAACTTAAAACAATTTTATATAAGATATATTGATCAAGACAAAATTGTTTTAGTAAATATAGAAACAAATGAAATATTAAAACTTACTATATTAGATAATCAATTAAGTGATGCCTCAATCACATCAATTAATTTATTAAGCAGTGCTCCAAGCCTTGGATATGCTTTGCAGAATGGTTTAGTACCAGGCACTTGGATTGAAATTTTTTTTACTGCAGGAGAAGTTAGACAAGGTAATATTATTGATTTAGAAGAAGATATGATTCATATCAAATTATATCCAAGTAATACCATTATTTATATTGATTTTGAATATAAAGGCATAAATGAAGACTTAATTGAATCTATAAAAATTATCAAAAATCCTGATATAGAAGAATCGCAATCTCTATCGCAATCAGAGCAATCTCTATCGCAATCAGAGCAATCTCTATCAGATCAATCGCAAACCCCGCAATCTCTATCGCAATCAGATCAATCACAAACCCCGCAATCTCTAGATAAATTAAATCCAGATTATCAACCTCCAGAGGATGACTCATCTCAAATAATTATAGATTCAATGATTAACAATAATTTAATTGAAGCTGATGCTATTGATTTTGGCGATTCTACCTATGAATTAACGATTGATGTTGAAGCATCGGATGATGAACGCAGATATACAATAGACCAACAAAAGGAAGATTTATTAGATGAATTAATTTCTGTATATCAAACAGATGAACGTGAAAAATATAGTGTTATTAAAAATGTTCATACTACTATTGAAAGATTTATTCAATTAAGACAAGAGTATTCATCTTTTGACATAAATGATTATCCTGTGATGCCCAAACCAATCAATAATAATTATAAACCATTAACTAAAGTATTAACATCATTACATAATAATATTCATTGGATAATTCCAATTTCTAAAAATAAAAATATTTTATATGATTTAAATCTTTCAGATATTTTAGATAGTACTGAATATGAAGATAATTTATCTTTTCAACCAAGTGAAGTAAGCACTTCTTTAAATGAAGAAAATGATATATATAAAGAATATAGAAATAAAAGTTCGAGCATAGAAGACAATTATAAATCTTTTATTTATAATACACAAGAGTTAAATACACCATTTAATAGTAATGGAATTGAGTCAATTTATAGTACTAAGGTTAAATCAAATATTTTAAGTATTGTAGATAATAATGTGGATGAAGATGAAAATAATATATATGTTGTAGATGATGAAACTAATACTATTACTACTAAAAAATATTTCTTTGAAATGTACACAAATAAATTAAAAATTACAGATACCAATTCTGATATTATTAATATCACATCTATTATTACACTGCCGTTATTAAAAGATATATCTTTTTTTAATTTTTCTAAAATATCATTACCATTAACTAACATTTTACTAAAGTCAGTATTAAACTTAGATTCCTATTATATATATAAAAATACTCAGTTTAATAAAAACTTAGAAGTGATTATAAATACTATTGAGGATACTCAGGATAATGAGGATAATGAGGATAATGAGGATAATGAGGATAATGAGGATAATGAAGTAATTGAAGATGACCAAACATTAGAAGATTCTTATAACAGTTTAGTTAAATATACTCAACAATATAAACCTTCAAAATTATATAAAAAATTAGAAAATGATCAAAAGTATAAAGCATTTCTCTCAAAAGTATTGCGTTCAAACGCGCAATGTTTTGAAATGATTAAACCAATTTCAAGTAATTTATTATCTAGTTATTCAATTATTAAAGAATTAGAAAACTTTTATATTTATAAAAGTGATGTAAATGAAACTTTAGCTAATAAAATTAATGAATATGTTAATATTAATATTAAGAATTATAAAAAAATAATAGCTATTAATAGAAATAATTATAGAGCAATAAGTGCAAAATCAATAGGCAGTTCTAATCAAACAAACTTGTTAAGAATACTTGAGAATCAAGAATCTATAAAAAACTTATCAGTATTACAGTATGATATTAATGATAAAATGTCTAATGTTGAGCTATTAAATAAAGTATATGCGATAGATTATGGTGTATTATTTATTAATTCGTTAGTGAGAATAAATCTTGATTTACAAACAAACAAACTACTTGAAGATTTTGTAAAAAAATATGAAGAAACGTTAGCTAAAGTTAATACTACAGAAAATAATTGTAAAAAATTAACTAAAAAGTATAATTCATTATTAGAATTAGAAAAAGACAATGGTAATGTAATTTATGTAGATAAAGAATATGATAATACTGATTATAAATTTATAAATAAGTTTATAAATGAAAAGGTTAAAATGGAGCCAGATGAGTTTAAAAACTTTTTAATACAAAAACTAATTAAAAAAAAACATAGCGCGATTGAAGCTGAGAAAATTGCGAATGCATTAATTTCAAAAAAATTAATAGTTGATGAAAATGATTATGCGATTTTAAGCGTCGATGGAACTAATAAATATTTTATAAGAACAGGATCAAATTGGGTTTTTGACCCTGCATTATTAAATAATAATGTAGAAGTTAAAGATAATAAACTGTTTTGTAATATACAAAAAGATTGTATATCAAACGATGGATGTAATTCTATAAATACGACTGACAGTAATATTCAAGAAGAAGTTTTGAAACAAATTTACTCTGAGTTTGACGAGAATTATGATATGCAAGCAACTAAGCTGAGAGAAAATATAGACAGTTTATTAGAAAAAAGTATAAATAGAATTGTATTAATTAAACGATATAATGACACTAAATACTATAAATATGATTCTATAAAACGTAAAATAGCAGATTTGTTAGATCTCACTAAAATTATAATAACATCGCCATATGAGAGTTTAAAAACCAGCATACTCACTGTTGAAAGCTTTGTTAAAAGACAAAACTTAATACAAAAATTTGTATTATTATTTACTAGACAACCATTTATAACAGAAGACCCAAATTGGTTATATTGTAATATAACTAGTACTAAATTATTACCATTATTTTTAAGTAAATTAGCCAACGCATATTTATCAGGAAAAGATTATTTACAGGAATTAGATGAGATTGTTAACACTCAAGGAACGATTAGCGATGATGGAGATACATATGTAGATAAATATAGCGGTTATTTTATTAAAAATATAAGCTTCGATACGGATGATGGCTATACTGAAGATGGATTTAAAAATAAGACTCGAGATATATTACAACAGCCCGGTAGTGGCGAAAAACAAACCGTGAATTATGAAGAAACTTTAACTGGCACTTCTAAGATAATTTTAAATGTTATAAATGGAATGACTGGAAATGAAACAATGAAAATCGATTTATCTGCACAAAAAAAGTTTATAATAGATAATGTTTTAAATCAATATAAACAACTTGAAACAACTGAAGAACAATATAATAAAATTAAAAAAAATAATAAAGATATTGATCCACTAGAAATAATTAGAGGTAGAATCTTAATTATATTAATTTTTGCATATATATTAATAGCAATTCAAATCAGTATACCCAATATTACAAGTAATAAAACATTTCCAAACTGTATTAAAGGATTTGATGGCTATCCCATTTTAGGAGATGATGAGGTTGCTATTACATATATTTCATGTATTGCTAAAAAAATAAAAAGCGATTCATACCCGTGGATTTCTATTATAAAATGGAATGAAGTAAATATTAAAAATGAGATTCAATTTTTGATTAATAAACGAAAACTTTTAGAATTACCAGCAATAAGACTAAAAATAGATTTAAAAAAAAAATATTTAAAGCAATTAAATAAAAATAAGAGCAAACAACCTGAAACGATACAAAGCAACAACGATGATAAACTAAGTAGAATATATCCGTTTAATATTGCATCAATTAGTATTACACCATTAATAGATGGATATACAGCAAGAGTTCTTACAAATATTAAATCAGGCAATTATAAACAACATGAACAAATAAATACTATTAAATCGAAGATTATTAAATATGGATTAATGATTCAAAAAATAATTCAATCAGAAATAAATAAAGTCTCACCATTAAGAATTAGTAAAACAGGCGTAACATTTATTGAAAATGCTTGTTGCGATTCTACTTCTACTGACATTTTTAAATATTTTACCGATTTAAATAAAGAATTATTGCAAAATAATAATATAATAGTATCATTGGTAAAAACCATAGAAAAAATTAATTTTTACTCGCGTGCACCAATACTATATGATATAAGAGATACCAAATTCAATTATCCAGAAATACAATCAGTATTTTCTGAAAATACAATATATCAAACGTTTATTTATTTTTGTAAAAATAAAGAATTAAATTTAAGTCAAGAGTTAATTGGGGCGTGTGGATTAACAAAAGTTTTAAATGAAAAGTTAGACTTAAATGAACAAATTGCAGAACTTAAAAGCAATAATATAACCTATTCAAATGAATTATTTCAAAAGTTATTAACAATTGTATATATAAAAAACAAAGCCACTACTTTTACTACCACTGCTATTCCAAGTGACTATGAAAGTTTTACTAATATTCTACAGAGCAATCCTAATATTTTAGATACTGATTTAACCGCGTTGTTTTTTAATTTGATGACTGATAATACAAATGAATCATCAAGAGCTATAAAAAATCTATTAGCCAAGAAAAACGATATGCTAATAAAGAATATAAACTTATTTATTGGTACAAGTGTAAGTAAAAAACAACTGCAAACATATCTTAAAAATATAGATGAAATTACAGATTTTTTAAAAGGCGATTCAACTTTATTTAAAACAACCAGCTTTATGCGAAATATACTAAAACATCTTATTAATGTGTTACCAAATATTATTTTAACAAATATTAATTTTTCGGATACTAAAGTTCCAAAGCATTGGGATTTATCAAGTATTCATACTGCAGACGTGGTTAATATTATAAGTAATCATTATAAACATATTAAACAATTTTATAATAATAAAGAACTAATTAATGTTTTAAAAAAAAGACAAGATATAATGTCTGATATTTTAAAATTATCTTTATGTACTCCCTATTTTAAAAATGCATTACCAGAACCGTCTAGCAAATCAAGTGAGAAAACAGATGAGCCACTTGATAGGTCAATTGATGAACGACTTAATGCATTATTATATAAGCATTATTATTTAAAAATATTAGATATTTTTATTCAGTTAAGTACTAGTACGAATTATAAATCTAAAAAAAAGATTAAAGCAGATCAATATGGAGATGATGATGATGAATATGAATATGAAGATGAAGATGATGACGGCGATGATAACGACGATGCTGAAGATGAAGTAGATGAAGATGATAATGAAGAGGTTAAGAGAGTTTTAGCAAAATATATAATAACTAATATAGATATATCATTAGCATATAAAGAAACAATTAATTATAATAAGGAAACAATTATGAATAAAATATTAAAATCAAAAGAAAGTGAAAAGCAAGAAATAACAGAAGGTTTGGCTAACTTAACAGAAGATGAAAGAGAGGTAGAAAATATATTAAAAAATAATAAACTGGAAAAGTGGGGAGTTGGATTACAAAAAAGTTTATTTAATTATGATCAAGATGCATATGACAATGAAAGAATGATGACTCAACAAAAAATATTACAAAAGACTAATTTGGATCCCGATGATTTTGATTTTTATAATTATTTAAATATGGAAGCCGAGGCTGAAGATAATACAATTGAATATCTTGGAGAAAATGATGATGAGATGGAAAACGATTAATTTATGAAATAAATAATATATGAAATAAATAATAAATTATTTATTATTTATTATTAATAATATATAAAAGTATAATATAATGTATAAAGAGTTTATACAAAATAATATAATTGGAGCTACAATATTAATATTTTTAATAATTTATAGTATTTTTGTATTATTACAACCTAGTTTTTTATTCACAAAGAATGGACAAATTAGACACTTTGGATTAGGTAAAAAAAATTCAAGTATTATTCCTATATGGTTATTGGTTATAATAATAGTTATATTTATTTATATGAGTATTTTATGTTATTTAAGATATTAAAGATATTTAAGTTCCTCTTTGAATATACTTTCTAGTATTTGTAGAGGTTTGGTTTTCTGGTTTTTCTGCTTCTTTTTGGTTTTCAGCATATGTTTTTTCAATATAGTTAATGCTATTTTTACATTCGGATTGAATTATTGAATTATATGCAACCGAAATTGTTAATAATCCAGTTAATAAATACCATATTATTTTAGCTATTAAAAATTTTATTTGTATTAAATCTTGTAATGCTAATAATTTTTTATCTTCATACTCCGTGTTACTTGGATTAAATACTACATCTTTTTTTAGTAACTTCATATTATTTAAACTAATAAGAAAATTGTGATAACCATTCTCTGCATCTGGGATTTCATTAATTAATATAGATTTATTTGATAAAATATTTAGTAATAGTTGCTCTGAGTCGTCTTTCTTTGTATCAGCATTGCCAGCTTCTACAGTTCCGGCTTGTCTCACCACTTCTGTAAATTTTTTCTCTAAATTATACATTCTAATAAGAAAATATCCAAAAGTATTAGAAAATGGGGCTAGCCATCCAGGAAATACATTTAAAAATAAAATTATTATCCCAAATATGATGGTCCAAGGAATAAAAGTATAAACAAAAGCAACAAAAGTGTTAGCTTCTCCACAAATATCTTTTGTTAAGTTTATATTTAGTAAAAATTGACTAAATAGTATTGTTGATACATAAATTTTAAATACTAAACTTTTATATTTTTCTTTAGTAAGAACTTCAAAAATTAAATAAGCAAGAGTTTGAAGAACAAAAATAAATAATCCAAGACTAGGACTTGTTATATTTTTAAAGATTGCCATTTATAGATAATAACTATTTTTTTTTTTGATTATTTATTTATATTAATGGAAAATACAAAACCAGTATTAATTGAAAATATGAATAAGTATTTAATTAAAAAATCATTAAGAGAGGTTAGAAAATTTAAAAATTATTATATTACATTAATTGTCAATATTTCATTTTTTATATTATTTGTAGGTAGTATTGCTCTATTTTTATATTATAGATATAAAGGCAAATTAACCCCGGAAGAAAAAGAAATAAAAGAAAAACAAAAAAAACAATATCTTTTTGAAAAATTACACAAGATTTCATATGAGAAACGTAAAGAACAACAAACCTTAATAACCGATTTACCAATAATATAGTATAAATATAGTATAAATATTTAAACTTTTTTTCTTTTACTAGTTTAATGGATACTAGCGATAGTACTACAAATATAAATGAGTTTGAGTTTGCAAGTGAGTTTACTGAAGCATTAAGATCTTTTTATAAATATAAAAAAGAGTATGAAAATAAAATAAATAAAAAAATTAAAGAAATACATAATAGTACCGATTTAACAAATGAAGAAAAACATAATAAGTTTTTAAAAATCAAAAAAACATGTATTATATGCGGACAAACCGGCGGATCATTATTTTTTCAAGATAAAAACAAATTAATTGCTAAATGCGGCAATGTTGAATCTCCCTGTAATTTTAATATTACTTTACAAAAGTCCAAATATAATGATATAATGAATGTAATTAAAGAACAAAGTAGTATAATAAATACTTATAAAAATGATATAATCAATATTAAATTAGATTTTATTCATGGTTTAAAAGATGAAGATACTACAATAAGTGAGTTTGAAGATATTAAAACAAAATTAATTGATATTGTTAACTTATATCAAATAACTTATAAACAATTTCTTAATTTATATAATATAGATAATTTGACTGCAATTGCAGTAGAAAATGATAAATTAACAGATCTTATAATAACGTTTAAAAACTTAATTGATAATTATGATAAAACTAAAGATCCTCAATCAATAGTTACTGCCTTAGAGTTATATAAAGAAATAAAAATAATTAATAAAAAACTAGTAAGTTTGAAATATAAAATAACTGAAATTACTAATAATAATTTAATACAACAGTCATATACAAATAAAGACCTTCAGGTTCTTGATAATAGCGATAAAAGTGAAAATAATGAAAATAAAATAATAGTATTTAATATAAATGCTCGGTAGATTTATTGATAGTAAAATTTTTTTTATTAGTTTAGCAATTGGTTTATTTCTAGTCTATATAAATCAACCTGCCCCAACTGTTATTTATGTTTATCCAACCCCAAGTAATATAGATAAAATACAATATAAAGACAAAGTAGGTAATTGTTTTGAGTTTGACACAAATAATGTAAAATGTCCTGATTCTGAAATTAATACAATTCCAATGCAATAATTATTCAGTAGTATTAACTATTATTTAACAGAATATATTATAATTTAATATTATATATTATATATTATATAAATGAAAAAAATAGGATTAACAAAAATAATGAATAGTTCTAAAGGTAAAATTATTTTTTCAATAATATTAGGATTTGGAATAGCCACTTTATTTAGAAAGGTTTGTAAAGATCGAAATTGCATTGTTTTTAAGGCTCCAGAGTTAAATAATATAGTAAATAAGACTTTTAAGTTTGACAATAAATGTTATAAATATAATGAAAAAAATGTAACTTGCAATAAATCAAAACAAATTTTAGAAATATAAATATAAATATTTTGCGTAAGTTTTATATATATATTAAAAAATTATATATAAAATGTCTATATCAAGTACTTTAATTGAACAACTTCCAATAAACTCTTCTAATAATTATATTCAAAATATACAACCTAATAACAATAATTATAACAATAACAGCAACAACAGCAACAACAATAACAATCTCAATAACAACCTCAATAATAATAACAATAACAATAATAATAATGAAAAAATACAAAATTATGGAGAGCAATTAAATAATGAAAGGGGATCAAATAGTTCACAAATAAATCCTATTGATTATACATCACAATTAACATCAGTATTAAAGGAAGCTACTGCAGCAGGAGTAACTGTATTGCCTTCGAGAGATATTCCAAAAAACACAATTTCAATTCAAAATGATAGACAAATACAACCGGATTTTATTCCACCAGAACAACAAAATGATTATATTGGAGACATTTTAAATAAAGAAAAAATAATTAGCGATCAACAAAAAAAACAGAATACTGCTGAAAACTTAGAATATATATTTCAAATAATTCAGATGCCATTATTAATTGGAATATTATATTTTATTTTTCAATTACCTTACACTAGACAAACTATTTTTACAACGTTTCCAAGCTTTTATAATAAAGATGGTTCTCAAAAGTTAAGCGGATTTATTTTCAATAGTATATTGTTCTCCTGTTTATATGGGTTAAATCTTGTTGCAATAAATTATTTAAATAATCAATAATCAATAATATACTTAATTATAATTTCGTAATTATAATTATTAAAGTATATTTAACTATGTTAATAGTTATTCTAATATGTCTAATTTATTAGAGTCTTATATTCATTCATTAATAAATAGTATTAATAAACCAATTCCTAAAGAATATAATTTAGTAGTGGATGGCGGCGCATTTAATTGTGCTTTTAGTGGAGGTTGTTTATACTATATAAATGAACTTGAAAAACTTAACTATATCAGAATTAATAAAATATCTGGGTGCAGTATAGGAGCATTATTAGGTTATATGTATTTAACAAATACGTTACATTTGCTTCCACTATATTATAGTTGTCTTCTTAATTATGGTCGTAAAAATATTAATTTTAATATTATAAAAAAATTAATTAAATATCACGTTAAAAAAACTGATTATAGAATTGTAAATAAAAAATTATTTATAACATTCAATAATATTAGTAAAGTAAAACACGTTGTAGTTTCAGAATATCATTCTGAAAATAAACTAATCAAATATTTAATTAAAAGTTGTTTTCTTCCATACCTAATTGATGGCACAATTGGATTTAAAGATAAGAATCAGTTTTACTGTGATGGATTTACTCCATATATATTTAAAAAAGATGGACATAATACTATATTTATTTCTTTAATTACTTTTAAATTATATAAATATTGTTTTTATACGTATGAAGATCTATATATATGGGATAAACTATTTTATGGAATAAAAGACATGCATTTATTTTTTACTACAAATATGAAACAAACCCAATATTGCAGTTTAATTAACAAATGGAATTATAGTAATTTTATTGAATTTACATTTAGAGAATTAGTGAATACAATTACTGTAGGTTTATTATTACAAAAAATATTATTTGATAAATATATTAAATCTAATAAATGTAATAAATGTAATATATTATTATATATTAAAAATAATATATATTTTAAAGAGTGTATGAATATTTTCAAATTATTCTTAAATAATGTAATTTCATATAAAGTTTTATAATTTTTTGGGTGATTTGGGTGATTTGGGTGATTTGGGTGATTTGGGTGATTTGGGTGATTTGGGTGTGACAGGTGATTTAAAACATTTATTTCGTTGTCCTGGTATATATCTAAAAAAGTATTTATTAAACTCTTCCCCGCATTTTTTCTTTTTAAGTTCATTATATAAAAATGATTTGGTAGCTCTAATATTTTGTAAAGTATCTTGAACGCCGTAGCATTTTGTTGAAAACCGCTTAAGCAATCCTTTTTGACTTAATCTATTTTTAATTTGAATATTAAATATATTTTCGCAGATACACATAATGCGATTAGTGTCATAATTTTTTTTATTAGTATATAAAAATGCAAAATAGAAACTTAACATGGTATCAATACTCGCAATATTTACGGATTTATTTCTTATAGTAATAGTATTATAACTATGACACGCCATTGTTTTATATAAATATATATAACTTTCATTATTAACTATAATTTCATAGTGTTCTGGAATTAATTCACCAATACTATCATATTGTTTAATATCAATGTTTAATATATTATGTTTAATTAATTCATTTTTTATAATATTTGAAGAATCAAAAGGATTTAATGATAGAACATCAAAATCTGGATATATATTTTTATTTTTATAACTATTTTTATTTTTAATATATTTATTATATTGAAAGAGTGCATATGCGCCAAAAATTACAAGTTTTTGAGAAATTATGCTATGTAATATAACATTAAATATTGTTTTATTTTTAGCATTACTATTATTTGTAATAATAGTATTAATGTTACAATAAGATGTTTTAATTGGAAAATACATATTTAATAGTACTAATCGTTTCCAAATCTTCTCCCATCTTGATACGTCTCCATCTGGTCTAGATAACTCTAAATATGCAGACATTCTTAAGAAGTTTGGTGGTGCATAATATATGTTGTCTTTAGTTATACAATTGTTTTGTAATATATTAAATAAATAGGAATCCATAAATGTTATGTCAGCAACTGATATAAAATTAACATAAATTTTATATGTGCCTGTATGAACTCCTGCTTTTGCTTCTACTTCTTCAAATCCATTTTCAAAATAAATATCAGCTAATTCTTTTGCATCACTCATTGCATTAGCTGAAAAGAAATCATAATCAGGATAATCGAGATTTATATCATAAAATTGTTCTTTTTTTGGTAAAATATTATTAATTGCGATGCCTCCATAACAAATTAATTTTTTACTTTTTATAAACTTTTCAACTATAGTAAAAATTTGTTCCATTATAGGCGAACGCATTTTAATTTTTTTCTTTTTTTCGGCAACTTCAACCGCATTTCGTAGAAGTAATATTTCTTTTTCTAATAACATTGTTTTTTTAATGGATTTTAATTTAGAGCTACATTTTGACTTAGACCTAGACCTAACCCTAGACCTAGACCTAGATTTAGAGCTATTCCTAGACTTAAAGCTTTTTTTTTTATATATTTTTTTTTTAATATATTTTTTTGTTTTCATTATATTAATATTTAGATAATAATTATATTTCAAAATCAATATATTCTGTACTAATTTTTCTACTATCACATTGATATTCTGAAGATAAAGGATCTGGTATTATAATTGTTCTTGGTATATATCTAAGGGCTAATGGTTTTAATACAAATGCGGATTTGCTTTTTTCAAAAAAATTGTTATAATATGCTAAATTACTATCTGTTTTTTGAAAAGACATTGCAACCATTTGACATCCATATTCTCTTGCATCATTAAAATTTGGATTTGAATAGCTAGGAATAAGATCTGGTAGCACAATGCTCATATTTTGTTTATTATAACTAGATAATTTAGCATCTTGAAGAAATTTAACATCAATATACCTTAATTTTCTCATAAAGGGTGCGCCACTAGCAATATTGATGTATTCGTCTAGCTTGGTTTTTTGATACAATGGATTGCTAGCATCCGCTATTATTATAATTTTTCCTAAAAAAGTTTTTATAGGGAGTGATCCCAGGTTTTGTCCTCCAAACTCAAAACTATATTCAACTCCTAATATTTTTGAGTTTAAGATTTCAGTTATTTGTTTTGCTAATATCTCATATATTTTAACATTTGTACTTAATATTCTTAAATGTAAAATAAGCGGGTCATTTGGATTTGGACAATGAGTGCTTGAAAATGCCATATTATTAATCATTTTAAATACATCATTTGTTGGTATGCTATTAAACGATTCTTTTACATTAAACTCAGAAACAGAAGATACAGCAACTGCTGGCAAATTATTAATAGAATAGATTTGAAAATCTAAACAACGAACCCCTTGTTCAATACAAGTTTGTAAAGCACATAGTCCTACATAATCTACTTTCATACTTCCACCTGCACAACAATTATATGCTGTTTTAATATAGTAATCTCTTAATAAATAAGTTGAATTAGAATCGATATTATAGATAGCCGGTTTATTTTTATAAACTTGTTTTAAAACCTTACAATTTCTTTCATATAGTGAAACCTTATATCTAATATATAAATATACACAAAAAATTATAATAAACATTAGTACAATAGCATATAATTCAACTTGAATATCTGGATTTTTAATAAAATTAGTGATTGTAATTTGTGCGTCTTTAAATGTGGCGGCCATTGTTTAATAATAATAATATATAATATATAATAATATATAATAATAATATATACTATATTATTATATATTATTTATGGGCGGAGGGATATTAAATATAATCGCAAGTGGTGAATTAAATGTTATATTAAATGGTGATCCAAAAAAGACATTTTTTAAAACTACTTATGCCAAACATACAACATTTGAATTACAAAGGTTTCAAATTGAGTCTAGTTTTGAAAACTCTTTATCTTTATTTACAGATTCGTTATTTAAATTTACTATTTCTAATATTGGGGATTTATTGATGGACACTTTTTTTTCATTTACTTTACCTGATATATATAGCCCTATTTATACTATACCACTAGCCCATACTACATCAGGTAATGGGCCATATGTTCCAACTCCTGATATATCTGGCTTAATATATTGTCAACCATATGAGTTTAGATGGATTGAAAATATAGGTGTTCAATTTATCAAAAAAGTTACATATTTAATAGATGGAAGACCAATACAAGAATATTCAGGACACTATTTATATTGTAAATCTAAACGTGATTTATCAAGCACAAAACTAGAACTATTTAATACTATGATTGGCAATACAAAAGATTTTAACGAGCCAGAAACTTTTAATAATAATAATGGGAATTATCCATCGGTTTCGTGGGGCGGGTTAAATGAGTCTAATTATCCTAATGGATTAGAACCATCCATTCGCGGAAGACGCATATTTGTCCCATTATATTTATGGGAAACATTTTCTAGTTTTCAAAGCTTTCCATTATTATTATTACAATATTCAAAACTGGAAATACACGTAGAATGTAGACCTATTTGTGAATTGTTTAAGGTGAGAGATTTAAACTATTTTGAATCTTGGATTGAAAAATTATGTCCTACTACACAACTTCCTAAAGTAATAACAGATACTTTTAAATATTATGATCCGCCATTTATACAACCTGATTTAAGCGATGAAAGATATAATATATTATTCTTTTTAAAACCACCACCAAGTAATACATTTTGTATTGGAGATATAAGTTATAATTTCATAACCACATTAACGCCTAAAGAAAATATACAAAAAGTATTTAAAGAAATAAGTATTAAATATTATTCAAAACTTCCCAATTTTGGGTTTGAAAATATTAGTTTATATTCAACTCTGGCTTTTTTATCTGAAGATGAAAGAAGATATATTAGCAAACAAACTCAACAATATTTGGTTAAAAAAGTATTTGAACGAACAATATATAATGCACAGGGGGTTAGAAAAGAGGATATTAAGTCTTATGGGATGACAGTATCGTGGATGTGGTTTTTTCAGAGAACAGATGTTGTATTAAGAAATGAATGGTCTAATTATTCCAATTGGTTATATAATAATAAAATGCCTTATCCTTGTATATTATCATTAGATTTGCTAAATAGTTTATCAAATGTAAATATTCCATATATTACTCCACAAAACAAAAAATATTTATTAAATAATTTAAATCCATGTCTGCAATATATTAGTGGGCCAACTCATCCCGGAAATCAAAAAAATATAATGGTTGATTGGGGATTGTATTGTAATGAATTAGTACGCGAAGAAAGCTTACCTTATGGTATAAATAATTATATAGAAAACTATTTAAAAGTAGAAGGAAATCCTGAGGATGGTATATACTGTTATAATTTTAATATTGAAAAAAATAATTCATTAAATCCATCTGGTGCAATGAATATGATGAAATTTAATACTATTACATTTGAGTTTACTACAATTGACCCATATAGAGAAGTGTCTAGTGAGATTGATAGTAACGGCGTTACTAAAATATTTGATGAGAAAAGCAATGAACCGAATAATCAAAGTAAATACTGCATTGATTCTTCAAAGTATCAAGATTTTGATTATAATTTTAATTTGCATATTATTGAAGAAAGATATAATATTTTACAATTTTCTAATGGCTTAGTTGATTATTTATTTCCAAATTAATTTAAATAATTTAAACAATTTAAATAATTTAAACAATTTAAACAAAAGTAAAGTAAAGATATAGATATATATATATCTATATATATGGGTGCTGGAGTTTTAAATGTTTTATCTGAAAACGATGATGATATTATATTAATTGGAAATCCAAGTAAAACATTTTTTAACAAAACATTTGTATCGCATACTAATTTTGGGAAGCAAAAGTTTCGTATAGATTTTGAAGGAAATACTCGTTTGAATTATAATAGTCCAACCTTATATAATTTTAAAATACCAAGATATGGAGACTTATTACAAGAAGTTTTTTTTTCATTTACTTTGCCTAATATTTGGAGTCCGCTTATTGCTTTTGGCGGGACGCCTGTTGTATTTTGCTCTTCTTGCAGAACAAATATTGAAACTAATTTGGATTATTTAAATATAAATAAAATAAATAATACTTATTCTTTTAATACAAATAAAGTACTAACAAAATGTGGGATATGCAATTGTTCTTGTAATAGTCCTAGTGAGGTTTCTGATAATACATTGGAGTTTTTAAAAGCAAATTCTAATATGAATATGAAGATTATAAATAGAGTATACCCATTAGAGTTTAAATGGATTGAGAATATTGGAGTTCAAGTTATAAACTCTATTAGAGTATTGTCTAATAATTCTATAATTCAAGAGTTTAGTGGTCAATATTTATTAAATATGGTTTGGCGAGATTTTACAGACAATCAAAAAAAAATATTTAATAAAATGATAGGAAATGTACCAGAATTAAATAATCCTGCACATTATTCAAATAGAAATGGAAATTATCCAAATGCGGCTTATTTTGGTTCTCTCTCTTCAATGTCTTATGGTTTAGAACCTTCAATTAGAGAAAGACAATTATTGATTCCAATTAATTTATGGTCTACATTAAATAATAAGACGCCATTTCCTTTAGTTGCTATGCAATATAGTGAACTGAGAATAGAGATTGAATTAAAACCTGTAAATCAATGGTGGGTAGTTAAAAATGTGATAAATGAAGTAAGTATTAATATTAATGAAACATTAAATATGAATGAAACATCAAATATGAATGAAACATCAAATATGAATGAAACATCAAATATGAATGAAACATCAAATAAAAATGAAACATCAAAGACGTATAAAATTTCAGAAGACTCAGGATTGACAACGAATTATAATGAATTAAATAATTTAGTTAATTTAGTCAGCATAGTGAATAATACATATAGCGCACCAAATTGTAATAATGAAATTTATAATTTGAAATTTTTTCTTAAAGAACCACCCAGAAAAAATATAATAAATAAACAAATTGATTTGCTTGGTGCTTCATTATCAGAAACTGGGGCCTTAGTATATCCATTAAATAGTAATAAGTTAGTAGAAAATTATTATAAAGATGTACCTAGTCCTTGGTTTGCGGATATTCATTTAATTGGTTGTTATACATTTTTAACAAATGAAGAACAATTATTTTTTTCTCAAAATAGTCATTCTTATCTGATAAGAGAGGTTCATGAATATACATTTAAGGATTTAATTGGTGGAAGTCATTTTACAGAAGTTAAAACTAGTGGATTAGTTATATCATGGATGTGGTTTTTTCAACGATCAGATGTAAAATATAGAAATGAATGGTCTAATTATTCAAATTACAACTATAATTCTAATTCAGAAATAATGAGTATATATGGATTAACAGATTTACTTAGTTTTAATAGTGAAAATCTAGATATAACAAATAAACTTGATTCTATAGTATGGCAAAAAACGTTTACAGCAAAAGAAAATAAAGATATATTATTAGAATGGGGGCTTTATTTTAATAATTCAATTAGAGAAATAACACTAGAAAAAGAATTAGTTTCTTATATTGATATATACTCTAGAAGCCAAGGTAGCGGATTAGACAATGTATTTTATTATAACTTTTGTTTGAATAGTGATCCACTTATTTATCAACCATCAGGCGCAACAAATATGTCTAAAATAAATAACATATATATGTCTTATAAATTAATAGATCCATTGTTAAAAACTTTAATTATAAACACTTCTACCTCCATTAACAATATCAATGATCCTTTTTTATATTCCTCTGTTATTGGAAGTTATTTATCTAATTCAATTAATTCTAATGCAACATGCTCAACTACTAATAATGAGGAGCAAACAACTATTAATTTAAAAGATACCGAAAAATATGTTTGGCATTATAATTTACACCTTATGGAAGAAAGATATAATATTTTAAAAATTATAAATGGTGTTGCTAATTTGCAATTTGATCGGTCATTATAAAAATATTAACAAAATATTAATATTTAGTTAATATATATGAAAAAAACGAAAAGACGCCGATATACACAAAAAGGCTGCGGTACAGGCGGAGGAATTACAATGAGCTATTTACGCCGTATGTCAACAAGTATACCACTAGCCCCTTTTAATTCTAAAGAAATACGTGCTACTAAAAAAGAAAAATCTAAGCGTAAGAAAAGAAGGAAATAAATAAATAATATATTATAAATATAAATAATATATTATAAATAATAAATAATATATTATAAATAATTTACTATATATTATATAGTATGGGCGGAGGATTATTAAATATAGTATCTTATGGTAATTTAAATATAATAATTAATGGAAGTCCAAAAAAAAGTTTATTTTTAGCAACCTATAAAAAATATACTAATTTTAGTTTACAAAAGCATATTATAAATTGCAACATTACAACTCCAAAATTAAAAGAGAATGAAAGCACAACATTTAATTTCACGATTCCTCGTATAGGTGATTTAATAGCGGATACATTTTTTACAATACAAATGCCTTATATATGGAGTCCTGTATGGGTTGAACCAAGTGATATATATGACAGACCAAATACAACGCCATACAGTTCAACTATAGAAGAAGGATTATATGTAATTAGCGATGCTAAGAATAATGAAATGCGCAAAATAAGACAGTTGTCTGGCGCTCATATTCCACACGCACAACCATTTGAGTTTAAATGGATTGAAGATTTAGGATCACAATTAATACAAAAAATAACAGTATCACTAGGCGATACAATTATTCAAGAGTTTTCAGGAGAATATTTAACAAATATGGTAAAACGAGATTTCACAAATGAAAAAAAAGAATTATTTAATAAAATGACTGGAAATGTAGTTGAAATGAATGCTCCAGAATTATGTGACAATCGAAATGGATTATATCCAAACTGTTTATATGCAGCTCCTTTGCCATTTAAAGATAACTCTGGAAATATACTATATAAAATATATAGTAATAAAGAAGCGGTTGTTAATAAAGAATTAAATATTATAACTAATTTGTCTCCTTCTATTAATAAAAAAATATTAACTATTCCATTGAATTTGTGGTATATGTTTTCATCTAGCCATGCATTTCCATTATTATCATTAACTGAAAATGCATTTAAAATAAAAATAGAATGTCGACCAATACGTGAATTATTTAGAATTCGTGATGTTAGATATTATATTAATACGTATTACCATCATAATATAGCAGTTAATAATCTTAGCACAAATGGAGCTGGTATATCTATTTATAAGCATTATCAAAATAATTATTATGCACCTGGTTCAACAAATACTGGATTCTCACAGTTTGATGTATTTAAACCATATGTGCCTCCGCCATATATAAGCACAATAAATACAACTGATCCATTATATCAGTTGTATATGTTTACAACTCAGTTTGCTTCGCAAAATCAACAATTTATTCAACAAGCGGCATTAAATGCAAATAGTTCTGCACAAATAGCCGGATTATTGAGAGAAAGTAGTATATGGAATTGTAATCCTAGATTAATAAGTACATATATATATTTAGATCCAGAAGAACAAGAAGTATTTAAACAAAAGCCACAATCTTATTTAATAAAACAAATATTAGAACATTTTTTTGAAGCCGAAAATCATAAAGAGTTTACACAAAGTCGATTTAAAAGTAACTCGGTTGCTGTTAATTTTATGTGGTATTTACAAAGAGATGATATATTTTTAAGAAATGAATGGAGTAATTATACAAATTGGCCATATAAAGAAAAGCCATATACACTGCAGCCTTTATATTATAAAAAATTAAATAATAATTGGTATAAAAATAGTACTACTCCAGTAGTGTCCGAAATAATATATACAACAACAAATCCAGACCCCAAGTTTTCACAAATCCCAGAAATGTTTGAACTTACTACATCAAATACTAGACCTTTACAATTTAAACAAATGCTTTATCTAAAAGAAAATACACTTTCAAACACATATTTAAGTGAAAGTATTGATAATACTACAATTTATAATACTAAAATAGAGGCCGGGTATGTTGTTATAAATAAAGCAATACAAAAATATCCACCATATTTTCCATTTTCATATAAACGCCCAGATCCAAATGATGAGATTGCTTCTGGTGGCTGCAATCCATATATAACTGGGCCTAATAGAAAACAAACAAAAAATATATTATTGAATTGGGCATTAAAATTAGATGGTAAAAATAAAGAAAATACTTTAAATGCTGAATATTATAATTACGTTGAGCCATTTTTAAGAAGTATTGGTTCCTCTGCAAATGGAGTTTATAATTATAGTTTTAGTTTAAACTCTAATCCATTTGTAGTAGATCCTTGTGGATATGCTAATTTGATAAATTATAATAATATTGATTTTGAATATGAAGTTATAGAATTAGAAAAAATAAATGATATAACAAGAGTAGCAACTTTACCTTTGTGTATTGATAATGAGTTTGTAGGATTTAATAAACCAACTTGGTTGATATATGATTATAAGTTTACATTAAAGTTATTTGAGGAACAGTTTAATTTATTAACTATAAATAATGGTTTAGCATCTTTAAAATTTCAACATTCTAATTAAATATATTTTTTATATTTATTAATATATATTAATTAATATATTTTGTATAAATATATTAATAAATATATATGAGTAACGATATAGCAAGTAGTTCAGATGATTCTAATAATTTAAATGATGAAGAAAATGATGAAGAAAATAAAGAAACAGCAGCAACAAATGAATCAGAAGTAGTTACAGATAGATTTAATAATTTGAAAAGTATATTAATATATGCTCTGTTTTTATTTGCAAAAATAACATGTTTTATATTAATAAATGCTAATATTTTATTTTTTTTAACATATTTATTTGAAAGAATTTATTATAAAAAATTTACAATTGGTAATATGGACAAAAAGAAAAGGATGGTTGATGACTATAAAACTTACTTAGATGCAACGTTTCCATCCGATAGAACACAAGCTCCCTTTAAAAATGTTAAAAATGGGTTTAAAGAAAATAAATTATTAACGTGTCCAATCGATTATGAGAAAAAAGCTAAGGATGACGCAATTAAAAAGGCAAAGGCGGCGCTAAGTAAAAAATCGGCTTCAGGGCCTACGCCAAGTTTTGATTGTAAAACAGGTAACGCAGGATCACAGAATTGTTCGTCGGCTGCAGGAGGAGTAGCAGGAGCATTACCAGGAGGAGTAGCATTACCACCAGTAGGAGGAGCATTACCAGGAGGAGTAGCATTACCAGGAGGAGTAGCATTACCACCAGGAGGAGGAGCATTACCAGGAGGAGTAGCATTACCAGGAGGAGTAGCATTACCAGCAGTAGCAGTACAACCACTACCAGTAGTAGGAGCAGGAGCACAACCACCCGCAATAGTAGCACAACCAGCAGTAGTAGCACAACCACCAGCAGCTGGTACCCCACCAGCAGTACACGCAGGCGGACAAAAAGGAGGAATTGGTGCTAATATAATTAAAAATATAAATGAGTTATCAAAAAAGTTAATGGAAGGTGTTAAGCCTGTTAATAAGGTTAAAAAAACTATAGCTGATCTTTATGCTGAAAAAAATAATCCTGCCGGAGATGATGGAGTAGGTGAAGATGATCCCGATTTGGCAGAAGGTATTGATCGGACTGAAGGAACTGCTGATCCTGAGTGTAAAGATACGCTCACTAAGCGTATTGATTTAATGTCTTGTGAAAAGGTTGAATGTAAAGGCGAGTTTCCGTATAATATTCCTACACCTAATAATATGTTTGGTGATTATTTGCGTATACGCCTTGCTTGTATAGGAAAAACTCAAATCGCAATTAATAATAAAATTAAGAATAGAATAAAATCATTTAACAATTTACTACCAGCATTTTGTTATTGTACTAAAGAAGAAACTGATTATATCAGTGGTAAAGACCCAGTTTACTTGCAAAATCCAAAAACTGGTAAATATGATATAGAGTTCGATGACAAATTAAAAAACACAGAAGAGTATAAGAAAGTATTTAAAGAAGATCCAGATGCAATCGAAATAAATTGTAAAGTGAGAAATGAGTTTTATAACGGGCTTTTAATGGTATTTGGTTTTTTTATATCCATTTTTTATTTAATATATTGTGATTTATATGTTAATATTACATTATTTGTGAATCATATTTTGTTATGGTCTCAAATAACCAATACATATAATACACATATTGAAACAAAAAATAGAAAAATATTGAAATTTTTAATGTTCTTAATGACTCCGTTTATATTTATAACAAATCGTGTTATAGCGTGTGCAATTATGCTTCAACTTACTTATAGAATATGGATTAAACCATTATTTAAAGAAGCGAGCAAAGAGAAGGTATATAAAATAATAACTGAAAATAGAAATATAGTAGCATATATATTTGTTTTTTCATATTTACTATTTTTATATACTCTAGACATACCAGCTAATTATGAACTGCCTGTTAAAATAATACCAACATTAATAGTAACAATAATAGTTCTTGTTACAGTTATTCAATCTCTTTATAGAATAATTACAAATCTTAAATTTACAAAAGCTAGTTGTAAAAAATTATAAACAATTTAAAAAGTAATATATGAATATATGTATAATATTGTATATGGGAAAAAAAAAAATTTTGCATGAAGAGCCTTTTGTAAGTATATGCACTCCAACATTTAATAGACGTCCATTTATTCCAGCAATGATTGAGTGTTTTAATCATCAAACATATCCAAAAGATAAAATGGAATGGATTATTATTGATGATGGCACAGATAAAATAGAAGATTTAGTTAAAGAGATTCCAAATGTAAAATATTTTAAATATGATACTAAAATGCCTTTAGGGAAAAAACGTAATTTAATGCATACAAAAACTAAGGGTGAAATTATAATATATATGGATGATGACGATTATTATCCTCCAGAACGGGTTAGTCATGCTGTAACAATGTTATTATCTCATCCAAAAGCATTATGTGCTGGAGCAAGTGAAATCTATATATATTTTAAACATATTGAAAAAATGTATCAGTTTGGTCCATATGGACCAAATCATGCTACTGCTGGAACATTTGCATTTAAAAGACAATTATTAAAAAATCATAGTTATGATGATAATGCATCATTAGCAGAAGAACGTGCTTTTTTAAAAGATTATACAGTTCCATTTGTTCAATTAGAACCCAAAAAAACAATTTTAGTATTTTCTCACAGACATAATACGTTTGATAAAAAAACTTTATTAAATAATATTAATCCAAAATATACAAAAGAATCAGATAAAAAGGTAGAAGACTTTATAAAAGAAAAAAAATTAGCGAGTTTTTTTGTAAATGAAATTGACGACGCTTTAATAAATTATAAACCAGGAGAGCCATCGATGAAACCAGATGTATTAGAGCAAATTAAAACAATAACAGCGCATAGAAATGAAAATGCACAATCACAAACACAATCACAAATACAAGGGCAATTATGTCGTGAAGTGAATGGTAAGCAAGAAATTTTAAAACCAGAAGAAGTCGCAACTTTATTAACTCAGCAAGATAATACTATTAAAATATTACAAGAACTTTTAAAAAAAAAAGATGCCTATATTAAACTATTAGTATCTAAAGTATCAAAGACGGATGAATGGACATTGTTGCCAAATGAATAGTTTCAAATAGTTTTATTAAATTATTTGTGAACATAACTAATTCGATTTCTTCTTCGTGAATATTATAAAAAATAATAATATATTTACATATAATTTTTATAATTTCATATTTCTCTTTATCTACTAAAATATCAGTTATTTTAATAAAAAAATATAAATTATCTAATATATCCAATACAGAAAAACCATTATTATAAATAATGTTTAATAGTTCAATTGCATCTGATAAGTTACCAGCTTTACATAAAGTAATATATTTTGTAAAGTCATTAAATGATATATTGGTGCAAGTATTTAATGCAATATTATAAGTAATATATTCATTTAATAATTTAAATTTTTCTAAGTAACTTATAGAGGTTTGTATAGAGTTATTACATAATAATAATAAAAACTCTTCTGCTTTAGGTTCTAGTTTAATATTTTCATTAAGACATATTTTTTTAATGAATGTTTTTAAATATTTCTCTTCTAGTGGTTTTATTTTTATAATAATTTGTTTTGATTGATAACTGTCTATTATTTTTTGTATATTGCAACAAGAAGCAATAAAATTAACATTTTTACTATATTTATCTATACAATTTTTAAAAACTTGTTGGCCTTGTTCATTTATATTGTCAAGATCATCTAATATAATTATTTTTTTTTTATTAGGAATACTAGACATTGTTTGGCAAAATGTTTTAACCTCTGTTTTATAATAAGTAATACCTTGATCTTTTAATGAATTGATTATTAATATATTATTATTATCATATGCATCTCCATAATATTTTTTTATAATACAATTAATTAAAGTTGTTTTTCCAGAGCCTTGATTTCCTATTAATAATATATTTAATAAATCTGATTTAATTAATGTATTTAAAAGTTCTATTAATTGATGATTAATTTCAAATTCTTCTAATGTTTTAGGTCTATACTTATATATAAATGGTTGCTCCATGAACATTAATATTAATATTAATTATAAATAAATATTTAAGTTTATCTATTAATAATATAGTATAATATACTATTAATAATAAATAATGAACTCAATGAACTCAACTGAAACATATTACTCGCTTTTAGGAATAAATAGTAATGCTTCACAAGATGAAATCAAACGCGTTTATAGAAAGTTGTCATTAGAACTACACCCTGATAAAAATAAAAATGACTCTGAAAAATTAGAGAAATATAAAAAGATAACCGCTGCTTATAATATATTAAGCGACCCAATTGAAAAATCAAAATATGATGCTTCAATTGCTCATTCTAATTTACCAATTGAAGAAATATTTATGAATATGATGCTTAATCCTCAAGATTTGAATACTTTAATAAGTAATTTATATTTTTCTAGTATGGAAGAGTTACCGATTAATAAACATAAACATAGAGCGGGCTCAATAGGTTCAATGGGTTCAATGGGTTCAATGGGTTCAATGGGTTCAATGGGTTCAATGGGTTCAATGAGACCAATGGGTTTTAATTTTAATAATCTCTCAAAAGGAGTTAATAATTTTGAGTTTAATTCAAAACCAAAAACAATACATCAAAAAATAAATATTTCTTTATTAGATGCATATAAAGGCTGTAAAATACCAATAACAATAGAAAGATGGAACTATGAAAATAATATAGAGTATGCACAAGAAGAAACAATATATGTAGATATACCAAAAGGCATTGATAATAATGAAATAATTACAATAAAAGAAAAAGGCAATAAACTAAGCAATTCCAATAAAGGAGATATAGAGGTTAGAATTAGTATTACTAATGAGACCGATTTTGAAAGAAATGGTATAGATTTAATATATAAAAAAACTATATCATTAAAAGAATCGCTTTGTGGATTTAATTTTACACTTAACTATATAGACGGGCGTGAGTTTATTATAAATAATAAATTAGGAAATATTATACCACCAGATTTTCGTAAAATAATAAATAATTTAGGAATGACGAGAGAAAATGTGAGTGGTGACTTAATAATTATTTTTAATGTTGAATATCCAAAAACTATATCAAATGAAATATTAGAAAAAATATCGGCAATATTAGAATAATAAATAAACTAAACATTCGATTTTAAAAATCCTAATAAACCTTCTTTTGTTCTATTTCCATCATACATTGTTGTTTTATTATCTTTTATTAAAATCATAGTTGGAAAACTTTTTATATCATTTTCTTCGCATAATTTTTTGCCTTCTGGTTCGTTCATTTCAACTGCTTTCATTGTGATTGAGGTTGTATTGCTTCTTGTAGCGTCTTTCCAAACGGGCATTAATTCTTTACAATGCCCGCATTCTTTCATATGAACTAGAATAAAGCTATTATTATTATCAAACCCTTCAGTTATAAATCGATTAAATCCAAACAACCCTGAGATTAATATAACAAGTACTAAAAAAATTACTAATAGGCCTTTAACGGTTTTAGACGAATTAAAAATAATCCCTTTTTTTTTCATTTTATATATATTATAAAATATTATAAAATATTATAAAATATTATAAAATATTATAAAATATTATAAAATATTATAAAATATTATAAAATATTATAAAATATTATAAAATATTATAAAATATTATGAACACCATAAATAATAATTTTAAAGATATATCAAACTTTAATAATATAAACGATTATTTGCCATTATTCAATGGAGCGTTAATTACTGAATTAATAATGCTTTTTTTATTTAATAATAAAATGTTTAAGTCTAAAACTTTAAAAGAATGGTATACAAAATTTAATTTATCTGCAATTATTGCAGATGTCTTTATATTAGTGATTGGATTTATTATTGTTCGACTAATTTATAATTCTATATTTAGTACATTTTCAATATTAAAGTTCATACTATTATTAGTAATAGTGCAAACCATTCATGATATTTTATTCTATTTCCTGGTAATAAATATAAAACGAGGATCTAATAAAATGATAGATACATTTAAAGATTATATTAAAGAACATAATGCTAGCATTCTTTTTGCTGATAGTTTATTGATAATATCTGGCGGTTTATTTTCTTCATATATTGCTAATTATAGTTTAAGTTTTAATATAGGATTGTTAATTATATTAATATATTTAATACCCTTTTTTCTATATCATTAGTTATGATGTAAATTGTTATATATACATATTTATATACATATTTATATATAAATATATAAATATGAATATAGCATTGTGTTTTTGTGTTAGAAATTGTGAACCATATTTAAACCGAATATTTAAAAATATTGATCGTATGAGAACATTACAATTCAATATTATTTGTATATTTATATATGATAATTGTAATGATAAAAGTGAAATATTGCTACGCGAATATGAGAAAGCTAATAAAAATATAATAGTTAAATATATAGAAAATAAAAGTCCTTATAGAACAGTCAGAATATCAAAAGCTAGAAATACCTGTTTAAATATTATTTATAATTATATTAAAAATATTGATTATCATATTATGATAGACTGTGATGATGTTTGTTGTAATGAATGGGATTTAAATGTCATTAATAATATATTAAACAATACAGACAATGATGATTGGGATTGTATTTCATTTAATAGACCGATCTATTATGATTTATGGGCGTTAATGTTTGATAACTTTAGACATAATCCTTGGGGATATGGTATTCATTCTAGAAATATAATGAATATAATGAAAAATGAAATAAATAATAAGCTATTAAATAGTAAAACAAATAGTATAGAAGTTATATCTGCATTTAATGGATTTTGTATATATAAAACTCATAAGTTTAACGGGATTCGTTATGAAGGATTATATGGCAATTTAAGAACATTAATATCAAATAATGATTTATTTAAAACAGTTAATTATTTAAATACTACTTATAAATTAAATGTTAAATTAAATATGAATAATTATAACCAATGCTGTGAACACTTATATTATAATCTCTCTGCGTATAAAAAAGGTTGTAAAATTAAAATTTCAAAGTTTATAGTTGTATAAATTAATTTGTATAAATTAATTTGTATTAATTTGTATTACAATTTAATTTTTTAATTATCAATTACTTTTGTTTGAATATCAGCAGAAACAATATAAATAGAGTTTTCGGTGCAGATAATATAACACCCTGAAACCTTGTATATTTTACTTATAGGACTAGTGTATTCTTCAGAGTTTTTAACAAGTAACTTTTCATTTGTATCTTTTTTAACTCCAATAACTACTTCTTTTTGTAGAGAGTTTGTCCAGTAGTCGAGCATAATAGGTTTATCCTCTATTATAGACAGCTTGGCAATATGGCACCACAAATCTTGTGGTGGTAATTTAATAGAAGGGTCTTGTATACTCATTATTATATTCAATTAATATAATCTTTAAATATAAATTTAATTAATTAATTAATTAAATAAAAATAATTAAATAAAAATAATTAAATAAAAATAATTAAATAAAAATAATTAAATAAAAATAATTAAATAAATAATTAATTATAATAGATTTGTTTTTTTTTAGGATTTTTATTCTTTTCTATTTTCTTATCAGTTTCAATATAATTAGCTACAATTTCAGTATATTCGTCTTCAAGTATTTTTTTAATTTTATTGTATACTATATGTAAAGTGCTTTCTTCGCATCTTCCAACGATTAAAACGCTTCCAGTTCTAAAGATCATAAATGATATACTATAATTTTTATCAGTTTTTTCATCAATTAAATAATATTTACATTGAATACCAGGATATTGACAGGAATCATAAATACAATCTATATTATATTTATTCTTTAAAATTTGTAACAATTTATCTCTGTCTAAGTAAAATCCGCAATTAAAATTTGAATTAATTAATACTGTTTCTGATTTAGTTAAATCATAATCAATCGTTTGAATATTTGAATATAATCGTAAGTTTTTAACTAGCAAATCTAGAGTAGTAATTAGGGTTGAATCTTCTTTTATGCCTGGAATTTCCAATTTACCAGTATTAAAAACTTTAACATGGATTTCTTTAAATTTGTCATTTAAATTAATTCTTAATATTAAAACGAAGCAATTGTAAAAAGCACTTCGTTTTTTTGAGCGATATGATAATATATCTTTTTGACATAATCCAATGCTAATTTTTCTAATATCTTTAAATTTAATACGCCCATTTGGGTTTATTATTCTACTGATAATATGATTATCTACATTTCTTTCATTTTCTATTTTTTTATTTAGTTCTTCAACTGCTTCTTGATTTGTAAAATTAAATTTCATTTGTTTTTTAACTACACCAATTTCCTGTAAATGATACGGAATAACTTTAATCTTTAAAAATGTATCTTCTAAATTAATTGGTTGATTTAAATATGCAATTTTTGTTTTTGTAGAAATATAAATATCGGATGCTTTTGGTAGTGTTTTTGATTTTAATCTAATCTCATTTCTTTCGTCATTTTTTTCATCATTTTTTGCATCATTGATATTTCCATATTTACAAAATAGCGACCATGCATTATCAATATCATAAATATCGTTATTTGTATTGTTATTCATATTATCAATATCATCAATATCATCAATATCATCAATATCATCAATATCATCAACCATTTATAATATTATAAGTATTAATCTTTATATTTTCAATTTTATAATATAAAGAACGAATAATTATAAAATCTCAATAAAAACATAATATAATAAGTTCAATTTATTATCTGTATTATTATTTGAATTATGTAAAATATATTCAATATTTTTTAAAGTTTTATAATTTAAACATTTTATATTTGTTTTAATTTTATCATAGCAATATTTTTTTATAATTGTATCTATATCTATGTTATAATTACTTAATAATAATTTTACTTTTAAAATAAATTTTTTATTAGTATTTGATTTAATAATATGATCCATTTTATTAAATATATTCTTGTTAATAATTGCTATTTTATATATACTGTGTTGATTGCATTGCATAAAGTTTATCATGCTTCTTATATCTGATTTATAATTTATACATAATGTTTCTAGCTGTTCATTTGTTAAGTTTAATTTTTCATTTATATTAATTGTTGATAAAAAAGCTAATATGTTTTGTTTAGGTAATTGATTAAATCGTATTTTAATTAATTCATTTTGAAGGGCGTTATCTATTTTACTAATATAATTACAGATTAAACAAAATCTAATATTTGGTTGATAATCTTGTAATACATATTTTAAAGCTTGTTGTGCATTTTTTGTCATATAATCTACTTCATCTAATATTATAAATTTCATTCCCTGTGCTAATATATTTTTAGAGTTTACAAAATTATTAATTTGATTTCTAATAATATCTATACCTCTTTCATCTGACGCATTTAAATGAATCATAAGACCTTTATTTAATTCATTGTTTTCTTTTTGATATTTATGTATTAAATTAATAATTGTTGTTGTTTTTCCTGTTCCTGGCGGACCATACAATAATAAGTTTGGCAAATACTTTGTTTGAAATATATTATTAAATATTTTTTTATTTTCTTCACTTAATACAATATTTTCAAAAATTGTTGGCCTATATTTTTCAACCCACGGAATATAACTTTTGTCACTAGTTAATTCATCATTTAACATTTATATTGTAGTATATATTACAATATAACTTTAAACATTTTAAATATTTAATAAAATTGAATAAACTTGTAATTATTATTATTTTAATATAATAATACAGATGGGAACATTAGAATTAATCATTGGACCAATGTTTTCTGGAAAAACAAAAACATTAATCTCTCGTTATAATGAAATTAATACTAAAAATAATTTTATATTAGTTATTAATTATTATAAAGACACTCGTTATGGTTTAGATAGTATTATATCACACGATGGAGACTCAATCCCAGCAATTAATATTAGTTTATTGAGTATAATTAATAATCTATTTGAAATATCTAAGACTAGTGAAATTAATCATTATAATTATATATTAATTAATGAAGGACAATTCTTTCCAGATCTTAAAGAAGCAGTAATAACATTAATTGAACGTTATAAAAAAAACGTTATTATTTGTGGATTGGATTGCGACTATAAACAAGAAAAATTTGGACAAATATGGGATTTAATCCCACACGCTGATAGCATTCTTAAATTACAAGGAAAATGTAATAATTGTTCTAATAAATCTTTATTTACTCATAGACTAAGTAATGAATCCATACAAGAAGTAATAGGCACACATAATTATATTCCGCTATGTCGTAATTGTTATGTTAAATATAAAATATTATAATTAAACTAAACATTTTTTTTAATTTAATTATGAAAACTATTTAAATTATACAATAAATAATAGGTATATGAATACAAATACAATCAATGACAACAATGACAACAATGACAACAATGACAACAAGAAAAAAAAGGTGAAATATAATAAACAAAAAATGCAAGAACCAAGTGGGGTTGAACCGAGCGGAGTTGAACCAAGCGGGGTTGAACCGAGCGGAGTTGAACCGAGCGGAGTTGAACCGAGCGGAGTTGAACTGAGCGGGGTTGAACCGAGCGGGGTTGAACCGAGCGGAGTTGAACCGAGCGGAGTTGAACCGAGCCAAAAAATTCCAAAAAAAAGAGGTAGAAAACCAAAAGGAGGTACTATTATTACATCTATAGAAAATAAAAACGTTCCAATAGAACAAGTACAAAATATTATATTACATCTAAAATGTAATATAAATGAATTACAAACGAATGTACAACAAGAAATAACAACATTTCAATTCAAAAATAATAAATCTTGTGATTTAACATTTATGCAGATAAACAGCTCAACCAATTCAACCAATTCAACTGATTCAAACAATGCAAACAATTCAAATACAAATATTAATACTAGTATAAATCCAGATATCAATCCAAAAAATGATTCAAGTATAAATCAAAATAATAATGAAACAAAAGAACTCAATGAAACAAAATTAATCTTACAAAAGTTAGAAAAATTATCATTTCAATTACATATAGATAAGATTTATAATAAAAAAAGCAATTGTTTTTATTGTACGTGTGAGTTTGATAATAATCCTATTTATATACCAAAATTTCAATTAAATAAATTGTTTCATGTATATGGATGTTTTTGTACGCCGGAGTGTGCGTGTGCTCATTTAATGAATGATAATAATTTAGATACAGCAACTAGATTTGAGAGATATTATTTATTAAATTATATATATGGGAAGATATATAATTATGAAAAAAATATTAAACCGGCACCCAGTCCTTTTTATTTATTAGATAAATATTATGGTAATTTATCAATTCAAGAATATAGAAAATTATTAAAGAGTGAACGATTATTATTAATAGTTGATAAACCATTAGTTCGTTCTATGCCAGAATTACATAATGATTCAGATGATTATTTATTAAATAATAAAGGGGTTACTGCTGCTATAGCCAAATATACTCCTCAAAAACAAGATAATATTATTAATAAAAATTATATACTAAATCAAAACTTTAATATTAAATCTTAGATATTAAATCTTAGATTTTAGATTATGTTTTTATAATTTTGGCTAAATATAACCAAAAGAAAATGCCTACTAGTGATTTTGCAAGTAAATCTAAAATATTATAAGCTAACATCTTGGTGCCCTCGGTTGCTTGATATGCTACACCATATAAAGTCCATAATACAAAATATATTCCAAATACAATCTTAGATTGATTTGTCACTTTAGATCCAGACATATAAGTATTCCATAATGTTCCAAAGAGTAAAAAGAAACCAACATATCCAGCAATTGTACCACTTGCTCTACTAATTGTACCAATTTCTCCTAAATATCCTGGTATTAACATTAAAAAGTCAAATATTAATAATACAAATAATGAAGATAACTTAATTGCTACTTTATTTTCATAACTTAGTACGAGAGATAAAACTAAAAGCATTAGTGGAGTAGTAATTGCCCAATCCGAATATCTCATATCATTAATTTTTTTAATTGGTAATATTGATTCCTCTTGTACAGTATGTTCATTACGCTCATTTGTTGTTTTGGTTTTTAATTTTGTTTCATTCTCCGCACTTTCTATTTCTTTAATAAATAAGCCATAAAAATAACCTGCTATGATTGAAATACAAGTTTCTAAATTCATTACGTGCCTAATTTGTGGAATTGGACTTCTAATCGATTCAATAAATGTAATGGTTCCTGTTGTAATCAAAAAAATGTATGTAAAATAAAAACTATTTTTAACATAACAGTTTTTCATTGTTTTATATAATATAATAATATAATAATATAATATAATATTAGTATAATATATATATTATATAAAATTAATGTTATTTTTTACAATAATAATTTCATTTTTGTTAAATAATCATATAAGAATTATTAATCAGAAAATTAATAAATTAGAATATAGATTAATTAATCATAACATTAATATAAGCCAACAACTAGAAATAATGCAAGAAATTGAAGATCTTAATATTGAAAAAACTATTGCTATAATAAGAGAAGATTTAGAATAAAATATATTATTGGGCTTCCTCTGTCGCCTCTTTTTTATCTCTATATGTTTTTGAAGCGCCATCCATTAATGTTCTAATCTCTTTATATATTTGTTGATTGACGCTAACCTTTTCTTGAGTTGATTCTTTCTTTTCTATTATACCATAATGTTGTTTAATTGCTTTTAATACATCATTATTATTTTCTTTTAGAAGTTTTTCTGCATCACTTTCATTTAAGTTTGTTTGTCTTAATATACAATTAATTAACTCTGTATTCATATTCTAATAATATAGTGTATACATTATTATTTTTTAAATTATTATAATTTAAAATAATAATAAAATCATATTAAAACCATATTATTATAATATACTATAAGATGCAGAACCAAGAAAATCCAGTATTAAAATATGATGCTATTTTTAAAACTTTAAAAACAAATGTTATTTCGGATATTAATACTGTGCTATTAGAAAAATTTAAACCAATTATGAAAGAAATCGAAAATGATATTAGCATTTTTTTACTAATTGAACAATTAAATCAGGTTGTAAAAGAACTACCTATTTTTAAAGAACTAGATGATAAATATAATGGTTTATTAGAGAAATATAATAGTTTGTTAAAGAAAGAACCATCTCCAGAACAATCTCCAGAACCATCTGATATTAAATTAGAAATTGCAGATTATGAAAATAAAAATGAACCGGTTGGATTACTTACAGATCCACGTGGTTGGAATGAAACTCTCAATATTAAAAACGATAATATTAAAAATATTAAAATTAGTAATTTGCCAACAGATGCATCATATGAAGAAGAGGAAGAGGAAAAGGAAGAGGAAGCTGAGGAAGAGGAAGAGGAAGCTGAGGAAGAGGAAGAGGAAGAGGAAGCGGAAGAGGAAGAAGAGGCTGAGGAGAACGTAGAAGAAAAAGTAGAAGAAAAAGTAGAAGAAAAAGTAGAAGAAAAAGTAGAAGAAAAAGTAGAAGAAAAAGTAGAAGAGGAAGCCGAAGAGGAAGCCGAAGAAGAAGCCGAAGAAGAAGCCGAAGAAGAAGCCGAAGAGGAAGCCGAAGAGGAAGCCGAAGAGGAAGCCGAAGAGGAAGCCGAAGAGGAAGCTGAGGAGGAAGCTGAAGAGGAAGAAGAGTTTGTCTTAGTAACAATTAATAATAAAAAATATTATAAAAATGAGTTAAATAATCATATTTACGAGTGCTTAGATGAGGAAGAGTTAGGTGAATATATTGGTAAACTAATAAATAATAAAATTATTAAATAAAAATGAATATATATATATAAGTGGTATAATGAATACTGTAAATACTGTGAATACTGTAAATACTGTGAATACTTTGATTCCTGCTCCTTCCAAACTTACTCGAAAAAAATCTAATACTTATACTCAACAATGGAATGAAAAAACTTGTAGTTTCCATGGTTGCTCTACTACAATTGCAAGACTATTTAAAGTGTATTTTTCACAATACTTTGGCGAAGAAATTGAATGGTGCGACTTCTATTATGACACACGGTACTGTTTTAATGGAAACATTTTTGATTGCTTTAAACAAGATAAGGATAAAAATATACGGAATTGTTCTAGTTTCTCAGAAATAAAACCATTACCTGAGGTGGTTTTGGAGAAGTATGGATGGAATAATGAAAATATGTCAGCATTATTATTTCATTATATTTATTCAGTTCTGTTATTTATGCATAAAAATAAAGGCATTGAAAGAAATGGAAGATATTTGATTCCATCTTTTTTTGAACATTTTAAAACCTATTCCATAACTACAAATTTTGTTGCTAAGATGTTGCAATATGACGATGCGGCTACAAGATTCAATGGTGGTGAGCATTGGTATTTTAATAAAATTATTACAAAATTGACAGATATGTTAATCGATGTTAAAGACAAATTAGAGAATGGAACATTTTCTCCTAATTTATATGTAGCTTGTTATTTGTATGGTTTATTAGTAGTAGACCCAGTGGAGGTTTATAATTATAAAACAGGTTCTTTAGAGTCTTCAAAAGCAATTTATAATACGTTAATTGCATGGGCTTTTAAGTCTACATCAAAAATTAAAAATTTGTTAAAAGAAGTTTTAAAGAATGGATTGTATGTTATATTGGCGCAGGAAACTGCGCGATCGAGTCATCTAGTAGTATTAAATGAATTATTATATGGCGACGATGGAAAAACATATGTAAGTATAAAAAATTCGTGGGGACGTATTGGCCGAACATGGATTAAAGGCTTTTTATGGTATAAAGGAGAAGATAACAAAAAAATTGAGTTTGAAGAATTATTTGCATTCTTGATGCAAAGAGACAAATATTCCGATTGGTATTTTATTTATCCTAATGATTTATATAATCAATATAAAGTTGCTGATAAAAAGATTACCGCAAAACAAGAGGCTTTGGATAAAAAAACTGCGATGAAAAATGCTACTTCTGCTAAAAAAACAAGTTCTGCTAGAAAAGATAGCGCGACAACTAAATTGGCAACCGCGAAAGTTGCTGCTGCGGAACAGGTTTCTGCGGAGAAGAAAGCAAATGCGGAGCCACGAAAAGCAAATATGGAACTTCCCGCTCCGATGCGACTTCCCGCTCCGATGGCGAATGTGGTGGCGGAACATGACGATTATTCTTTACACACTGCTGGTGGTAAATCAAAAAAATAAAATATTTAAATATTTAAATATTTAAATAAAATATTTAAACATATATAATATATTATGTATAATGATTTATATAATATATGAAGTGCAACGTGTTTTATTTGAATATATGTTGAAAATTTTATATTATAGTCATATGTGTTGGCTATATATAATTAATATATTTCATGTTAATTATGAAACTTCTGTAATTTATATAAAGGACAACAAAATAATATATAAAGAAGAAGAAAAGCCAGACTATTTTGTAAAGATTTATAAAAATGAAAAAAACAAAAATGTAATAAAAATAAGCGATGATTATGACATACTAACAAGTGAAGAAATAAAAGTTTGTAATTATAATTTTATATTAGTATTATTAAAAATATTTCCAATAACATCTGAAGAACATTATCAAATAGATATAACAAATATTTTAAAAAATAATAATATAAGTTATTATGCCGAAGAAGCAATATTGTTTAATTATAATTTTTATAGTTGGTTAATTATAAAACATTTTAATAATTTGAATATAATAGATATACAAGGGGTTGACTTAATAAATCAATATGCAGATCATATTTCAATAACCCATAAACAATATATTAAATTAAAATTAGATGAATATTCGATTTGTGAATATAAAGAATAAAATAATATAAAAAAAAAACTATATATAATAAATAGATGATAGAACATAGTGATTGTAAATTGCTTGATACTTGGACTTTATGGGCACATTTACCAAATGATACAAATTGGGAGTTGAATAGTTATAGACAAATTTGCGACATTCAAAGTATTAAAGAAGCAATTACATTATATGAGAATCTTCCAGAACAAATTGTTAAAACCAGTATGTTATTTTTAATGAGAAAAGGAATCTATCCGACGTGGGAAGACCCATCAAATATTAATGGAGGATGTTTTTCTTTTAAAATTAATAATAAAGTGGTTTATAACACGTGGAAGCAGTTATCATATGTTCTATTAGGTGAAACATTAACAACTGAAGCATTAAGTAATACTATAACAGGAATAACAATTTCTCCAAAAAAAAATTTCTGTATTATAAAAATTTGGATTTCGAATTGTGATAATACACAACCATCGATATTAACTGATATTGATGGTTTAAATAAGCCAACTTGTTTATTTAAAAAACATATAAGTTAAAAGAATATATTACATATTACATATATATTATATTATATTATATTATATTATTAGTATAATATAATATGAGCAAACCAACTTTAAAATTATATAAACCAGATGAGTTAGATATGCAGGCATTAGACCAATATTTACAATATTTAACTGGTGTTAAAAAAGATAAAGATATGATAGCAAGCCAGAAAAAATTACAGTTAAAACTATATGAACCAGATAAGTTAGATAGGTGTGTTACAGTGGAAGAATTAACAGCTTTAAAAGAGCGTAACCCAGTTTGTTTCGCCAAATTAGAGCCAGACCCAGACCCAGACCCAGACCCAGACCCAGACCCAGACCAGCGCGCTTGTTTTCGTATGAAAGATGTTGAAGCACTTACCGCATATTGCGATACATACAACCTTACAGAAAAAAAAAATCCTGATAAAAAAATGTGGGCAACCGTTTGCCCCGCGGATGGTCTAGGTCTATGTGAACCTCTAATTATTCCTGAAATTAATCCTATCAAAACAGTACCAATACAACAAATTTCAGATTTAAAAGGGTGTATTAGTTGTTTTTTTAAAAATGCACCAGAAGACTGCAGCACAACTGTCAACTATCCTAAACAAGAAATGATAGATTCATATTCACAAGAAACACCAAAGCGTGGTAAGTCGCATTATGATGCGAATCAAGGGCAGGAAGGTACATGTATGTTACACGGTATAACTAGATTACTTGCTAGATTAATAAAAGTAAGATTTCATCAATACTTTTCAGAAGGAAATGGAAATGAAATAATAAACGAATATTATAACACAATTAATTGTGGTAAGACAACTACAATTTTTGAATGTATTATAAATTGTCAACAACAATATATTGTTAAATATTTAAAAGTAATAGACCCTTCTTTTTCAAAGTCAGAAAAAACAAGTTGGGATGACTTATATATGGCGTATAAAGCAAACAAAAAAAATAGTATAATAGACTGGGATTCTGAGAGTTTATCAGCTATATTGTTTCATTCTATTTATACGACGTTAATACCAATAAATAATAAACCAACATATACTATTTTTGATAACCTTTTTACAGAGATATTATATTATGAAGTAGACGATACTTATATTAAAGCTCTACTAAGGTATACTCAAGCAAATTTACGAGTAAACAATCGAGCTGGGTTCACGCCGGCTCAACGAGTTATGTTTGATGTGATGATTGCGAAAGTAGTCGACATATTTAATACTATTAGAAGAGGATTAAAAAATAAAACTTTTACTCCTGAAAGATTTAGGTCTTGTGAATTACATCCTTTTAAATCGGTTTACTATAACCATTACATACCAAAAGTACAACCTTATATAGAAAATGGAGATTACACATTTTCTGATGTGTTAGAAACAATCAAAATGGTAACCTCACACGGATTTTATGTACTACTTATATTGCATCATCACGTTGTTTTAATTACAGGAACTAATGAAAATAATTTACTTATAAAAAATTCTTGGGGACCAATGGCTAGGACATGGAAAGCTGGAGATATTAATCTAACAGAATATGGTATACTAAAATGGGAAACATTAGTACAATATTTAAATGATCCGCCACCTAGAGATCCAACTTGGTCTCCTATACTCGTTGAGTTAATATTTATTGTTCCTTTTAGATTTAAATTATTAGACATATTAAAATTAAAAGGCGTAGATGCTGGTAAAAAAAATAAAAAAATAAGGTCAAAAATAAGGTCAAAAATAAGGTCAAAAATAAGGTCAAAAATAAGGTCAAAAATAAGGTCAAAAAGAATCCAAAAAACGCAAACAATGTCAACCAGATTCTCAAAAAAAAGGCAAATCACGTCAAGAAAAAAATCAACAAGATTCTCAAAAAAAATCCAAAGAGGTAAAAAATAAAATTATATATAATAATATATATAATAATATATATTATTTTATGACTACAGTGCCTAATTTTATTCCGCAAACAAATGATAAACCAACAAGGGCTCCTTCTACCTGGACAGGAAATCAAGGAGATCATAAAACTTGTTTTGCACACGCAACAACAAGACTTATAACAAGAGTAATAAAAGTAAAATTTAGCACATTCTTTTCAGAAGATAATGAAGAAAGTGATGACTATTATAATACAGTTATGTGTGGCAATGAAACAATGACAATTTTTGATTGTATTAAACAAGCGGGTCATAAATCTTTTAATAATAGGGATTTATCTGCTTTATTATTTCATTATATTTATAACTGTATAACAATAGAGTTTGGATGTGATGGCGGACACTCTCATAGATCGTGTAAACACATTTTAAATATATTAAGGCAAGAAATAACTAGCGATATGATAAAACAAAAATTAAACTATAATATTAATAAAAAACCATATACAGAATCTGATATAATTATGTTTAATCGCCTTATTCAAATGTTGGTAGATCTATTTTCTAGTATTAGAAGCCAAATGCTAACTACTGCGTTTAAACCAAAAATATTTGTTTCTAATAACTTAGAAAATTTTACATTAGATATATATGAGATTAATAGTTTAATACTACAAATGCCGACTGCAACTATTGTCCGCACTAGGAATAGTATTAAAAGTGGTTATCATTATGAAAATGTATTTGACACTATTAAAGCTGTCATACTACGAGGATACTATGTAATACTTGAAATAGCTGAGCACGCTATTATAATATCAGACATTGATAAAGACGATGATTCTTTAATTGTAAAAAACTCATGGGGTCGTGGCAAAAAAGATTGGAGTATTCTTATAGATGCTGATTCTAGTTTAAAATATGATATTATAAAAGATAATAAACTCAAGTGGAATATATTAGCTGATTATAAAAAAACCCCACCAAAAAAATATATAAATGATCCAGAACTTATTAAACTTATATTTATTTTACCTGCAGAAAATTTGGTACCTAAACCTAGTGATTTACAAATTATGGTTCAGAGGTTAGCAAATCCTATTTCTAGATTTACTGCATTTACTAAGTATTTTTTAAAGGGTAAGGGGCGAAAACTCAAACCCAAACTCAAAACCAAAACCAAAACTAAAACCAAAACTAAAACTAAAACAAAAAAAGAGAAAAAAAAAAAGAAAACTCATAAAAATAATTATTATTTAAGAAGGAGGTAATTGAGCAAGACATAATTTAATATCACCTAATGAGGCTACATTATATTTTACAATAAGCGGTAGATCATTTTCTAAATAAATTTCTATTTGACTACATAAATTAGTACATTTTATAAAATAACCTAAGTTTTTAAGTGAAAACTCTCCTTGAATTATTTTATTAGGATTTTTTTGTATAAACTCCATATATCCATCTGTTTCTGAACGTCTAATTTCTGCAATCGCAAATTGTCCTTGACACTTAAAAATTAGTTCATTTCCTACTGATTTTATTTCTAATTTATCCGAAATAATACTAAGATCTCTAATAATTTTTTGGAAGTCCGTAGATGGAATATTTAATATAGACGAAAATGTAACATCCGGAACTGCTAACTCTTCATTATCTGGTTCAATAAGTCTTAATTTTTGTGTTTTACATTGTTTGATTTCTCCATTTTCAAATTTTAAACCTAAATGATGAACAATACCATCCACATAATCACATTCTTCAATATATAATGTTAATGTATCATCATTATCTATTGTATTAATCAATTTAAATAAATGAAACATATTCACACCAATTACTATTTTATCTTTTTTACATTCAAAAACTTCGAAGTTTTCTGATTGTAAAAATAGATGAGCTAATATTGTATGGGACTTATCCATATTAATTATTCTAATACCATCTGGTTGAAACGTAATATTTGTCTCTAAAAGTATATCTTTTAAAGCAGTCATTAATGTTCTAAATGGCGCTATTTGTATTGTTTGTATTGTTAAAATATTATTAGAGCTTTCGTTCATTATACAAATATATTTTAAAAAAATCTTTAAATAGTAATTATTAGAATTATTAGAATTAATTAGAATTATTCTAATAAAATAAAATAAAATTGAAAATATAAGTTAAAAATAAAAACATTAATACATTAATGATGAATACTTTAAATAAGTATCAAAAAAAAACAGATAAAGAACATATATTAGATAATCCAGATACTTATATTGGATCTGTTGAAAATATTGAGTCTAATGAATATATTTATTCAGATACCCAGCAAAGTATTATTAAAAAACAGATAACGTATAACCCAGGATTATACAAATTATTTGATGAAGGAATTGTTAATTGTCGTGACCACGTTGTCAGAATGCAGCAAGCATTAAATGAAAACAAAGAGGTTATTCCGGTTTCATATATTGATATAAGTATTAGTGATGACGGAATTATTACAATGATTAATGATGGCAGCGGAATTGATATTGCGCAGCATCCAGAATATAAAGTATGGATTCCAGAACTAATATTTGGCCATTTAAGAACTTCTACTAATTATAATAAAGATGAAAAAAAAATTGTTGGTGGAAAAAATGGGTTTGGAATTAAATTAGTACTAATTTGGTCAACGTGGGGTTCAATTGAAACGATTGATTCTGTACGCGGAGTTAAATATACACAAGAGTTTAAAAATAATTTAGATGTGATTGGCGAGCCTAAGATTATTAAGTGTAAAAATAAACCATATACCAAAATCGAGTTTAAACCAGATTATAAACGCCTTGGTCTTGTTAATGGATTAAGTAGTGATATTATTGCATTATTAAAAAGACGAGTCTATGATATTGCAGCTGTAACTGATAAAGGTATTAAAGTTAAATTAAATAAAGAAGTAATTCCAGTAAAAAATTTCCAACAATATATTAAAATTATTGTTGGAGCAAATGAGATGAAATACGAAGAAGCAAATGACCGATGGGAATATGCCGTCGCATTCTCACAAGAAGGAGAGTTTTCTCAAGTATCATTTGTAAATGGCATTTATACTCCAAAAGGTGGAAAACACGTTGAATATATTTTAAATCAAATAACAAGAAAAATTATAGCCTATATTAAACTCAAGAAGAAATTGGATGTTAAACCAACTACTATTAAAGAAAAACTGTTATTATTTATCCGTTGTGATATTGAAAATCCAAGTTATGATAGTCAAACCAAAGATTATATGAATACACCAATTACTAAATTTGGTTCATCTTGTGAGGTCAGTGATAAGTTTATTGAAAAGATCGCTAAAATGGGATTATTGGATGCAGTATGTCAAACTACCGAAATAAATGATATTAAAGTATTAAAAAAACAAGATGGATGTAAAAGCAAATCAATTAGAGGTATTCCAAAATTAATTGATGCAAATTATGCTGGAACTCCAAAATCTAATAATTGTATATTAATTTTATGTGAAGGAGATTCCGCTAAAGCAGGTATTGTTTCTGGCTTATCTAAAGAAGACAGAAATATTATTGGTATTTATCCTATGAAAGGAAAATTATTAAATGTACGTGGAGAAACTCTAACTAAAATAAGCAACAATAAAGAGATAACAGAAATTAAGCAAATTTTGGGATTAGAACACGGTAAAGAATATACTGAAAGTGATATTGCTACAAAATTAAGATATGGTAAAGTATTGTTTATGACAGATCAAGATTTAGATGGAAGTCATATTAAAGGATTATGTATTAATTTATTTGATACACTTTGGCATTCATTAATTACTATTCCAGACTTTATTGGTTACATGAATACACCAATTTTAAAAGCAACAAAAGGAAAAACAATAAAACAATTTTATAATGAAGGAGAGTTCAATCTTTGGAAGCAAACCAATGATACAAAACAATGGATTATTAAATATTATAAAGGATTAGGAACTAGCACTGGCAAAGAGTTTAAAGAATATTTTCAAGATAAAAAAATTGTAGGATTTAAATCTACTGGAGAAGAATCCTCAACAAAAATAGATATGGTTTTCAATAAGAAACGTTCAGATGATAGAAAAGAGTGGTTATCTAACTATGACAGAAGTATGTATGTCGACACTCTAGATAAGTATATTACATATCAAGACTTTATTGATAAAGAATTAATTCACTATTCTACATATGATAATGAACGGTCTATTTGTAATATTATGGATGGATTGAAGATTTGCTTACGAAAAATTGTATATTCCGCATTTAAAAAACGTTTAACAACTGAAATTAAGGTTGCTCAATTTAGTGGTTATGTTTCTGAACACTCTGGGTATCATCACGGAGAAGCAAGTTTAAACTCTGCAATTGTAGGATTAGCACAAAACTTTATTGGTTCAAATAATATTAATTTATTAGAGCCAAATGGACAATTTGGAACTAGACTGTTAGGTGGCAAAGACGCTGCATCTGAAAGATATATTTATACAAAATTAAATACTATTACACGATTAATTTATCGCCCTGAAGATGATCCTATTCTAGAATATTTGGAAGACGATGGAGAACAAGTAGAACCAATTTATTATGTGCCGATTATTCCAATGGTATTAGTAAATGGTTCAAAAGGTATTGGAACTGGATTTAGCAGTGATATTATGTGTTATAATGTATTTCAAATTATTGAAAAATTAAAATTAATGTTAACTAAAAAAGAACATAATATTGAAATTACTCCATATTATAATGGATTTAAAGGAACGATTGAATTAATTGCACCTAAAAAATATTTAATTAAAGGCATATATACTAAAATTAATGAGAATAAAATTAATATTACAGAACTACCTATTGGTGTTTGGACACAAGATTATAAAGAGTTTATCGAGACAATTATGGATAATAAAGACCATAAAATTATTAAAGATTATAGCGATATGTCTACAGAATCAAGTGTTAATTTTGTGATTGAGTTTTATCCTGGATTATTGGATAATTTACTAGTGCAAACAACTGATATTAGTGGCAATTGTAATGAAAAGGTTACAGAATTAGAAAAGCTATTAAAGTTATATACCACATATTCAACCAATAATATGCATTTATTTGATAATAAAGAACATCTTAAAAAATATGACTCAGCAAGTTCTATTATTGAAGACTATTATCCAGTTAGATATAATTATTATATTATTAGAAAAGAAAAACAAATTAATAAGCTTAAAAATGAATTGATTATTTTATCCAATAAAGCGCGATTTATTTTAGCACTTTTAGAAAATCAAATCGATTTGCGTAAAAAAAAAGATTCTGAAATTGTAGAATTACTTATTAGCCATAATTTTGATCCAAACCCAGAAAATCTAGAACATCCGTTTAATTATCTTACAAAAATGCCATTTGATAGTGTGAGTGAAGAAAATGTAGCTAAGCATTTAAAAGAAAAAAATAACAAAGAAACTGAAGTTAGAGTATTAGAATCAAAGACTATTGAGACTATTTGGTTAGAAGAGCTGGAAGAGTTTAAAGAGGAATATATGAAATTTCTAAATAAAAATAATGAACCCACTGGAATTGGAAGTGGAACTGGACCTGATAGTGAAAGTAAATCTAAACCTAAAACTAAAGTAATACTGACAAAAAAGCAGAAGTAATATAAACAAATATAAACAAATATAAACAAATATAAAGAGTTATAAATAGTATAACTAAATGTTAACTCAATTACACGATAAAATAGATGAATTAAATAGTTTGTATAATAACGATCCACAAATATATGAAAAGCTCAAAAATTATGTATTATTTGAATTACCAAATTATTTAGTTATTGCTAAAAAAAATATGTTAGATAAAGAAGAAAGACAAGATGCGCAAAATAATTTTATTAAACAATTTATAAATAGCAATAAATATTTTTATAATAGTACAAGTGAAATATTTTTTTGTTATGATAATGATCACTATAATATAATAAAAGAAGACACTATTATCTATAATATATTATTAAAATTAAGAAATAATACAAACTTAATGCCTTGGAAGTATAAAATTAAAACATCAATTATAAAAAATATAAAAGAAATATCTATATTGAACTCGTTACCGGAATCAAATACAATTCAAAATATTCAAAATATATTATTAAATATATTTGAAACAAAAGAAGAGATTAAATATTTTTTAACTATAATTGGCGATATTATTTTGAAAAAACCGACAAATATAAATATTATATCTGCAAATGCTAAAGTATTATTAAGAACTATTGAAAATATTGGAAGTCAATATTTTGGCCATATTTCTGTAATGAATTGTTTTAAATTTAAATATCACGATCATAACTATAGTGAATGTCGTATTTTAGTTACAAAAAATAATAATTATGATCACGATATTAATGATATTATATTTAAACATTTGATAGATTTAGTCATTGTAAGTTGTTATTATTCAAATAGATTTACAACAGCAGATTCATATTTAGATAGAATAAATACGATTGATATTGTAAATCGAATCTTATTTTTAAAAAATAATACAAAAGAAAATATAGTAGACTATTTTATTAGTTTAAATATTCAAGAATCCACAAATTCTATTATTTCTATGAAAAATATGTTATATTTATGGAAACTATATTTAGATGAAATTAAAATGCCTTATATAATTCCTCAAAATACGTTAAAACAGTTATTAAAATTAAAATTAAAATATAATGAAGAAAAAGAAGGATTTTTGGATTATACGAGTACTAAAATTCCATTTGTCTCGAAATTTTTAATTTTTTGGGATGAAACAATCACTGAAGATACCAATGAATACTATTTAGAAATAGACGAGATTTGTATACTATTTAAAAATTATACTGGAATATCATATAAAAATAATGATATTAATGATTTATCCTTAATAAATATAATTAAACATTTTTATCCAGATGTTATAATTGACGGATCATATATTACTGGTATATCTTGTAATTTATGGAATAAACAACAAGATATTATTACCTTTTTAAATAAAAAAATTATAGAGTATAAAGCTATGCATAGTTTTATATCATTATATGAATTATACAATGATTATATAGTTCATTGTAAAAAAAATATTATTTTAATTAATAAAAACTATTTTGACATGTTTATAAAAAAACATATATCTTCGCAACAATTAGATGTAGACCTTGCTATGATTCCTATAATGTTATTATCAAATATTACTTCCTTATATTGATTTATTTAGAGCGGCTAGATATGTTAGAGCGATTAGAGCGGCTAGATCTGTTAGATCTATTGGAGCTGTTAGATCTGTTAGATTTTTTAAACGATTTAGAATTTCTAGATTTAGATTTTTTATAAGATCTAGATTTATATTTAGAACCATAATAAGATGGTGAATGAGGTGACGGAATGCGTTGAGGAGCTGGTAAGCGTATACCGTGTAACCGTTTTGAACTAGATTCTTTAAGTTTATCTAATTCTTCAAGATTTAACTGGAGAGGTTTAACTTTCTTAGATTTCTTAACATAACCAAATTTTCCTTTTTCTGTAAAATAACCATGTTTTTGTAAACGAAGTTCTTTTTTAGCAGTTTCATATTTTATTTTAGACTTCCACCGACCTTTTACATATACTAAATCATCTACTGTAAGTCCTCCTGCAGTTTTATATGCGTTACCATGACCTACCTCAGCGCGTTTACCAACTAATTTATCATATGTTTTTCCTTTAATATGATATTTACCATCTACTTTTGACTTTTGTATTTTGTGCATACTATATTATTATATTATTGTAATATAAAATTTTAATTTTATTAATAATTTTCTAAAATACTTAAATATTTTAATACTTAAATATTTAAATATTATTTTTTGATTTTTCTAAATTATTTAACAAGCCCGTTTTTCCAAATTATATTTAACAGGCCCATCATACCAAATTGTATTAATAGGACTTATAATAATATGAGTCAAATATGAAATATTTAAATTACTTCGTTTACCTTCTGGCGTTTTAGAGACATTACGAGCTAATTTTGAATAACGCATTGCTTGCGTCAATTCAGACGAAGAAATAGCAGAACTTGTCCCGGCATAAAACGTTGGGTTTTTTATAAAAAAAACCTTCTTACAATTCTCTAAATTATAAGAATTACTAACTCCAGTGCAATCATAATAAAATGGTAGAATAGCATTTCGAGCTATTCTTCTATAACGAGAAGTAGATTCAGGGCAACCACAATTTTCTTTTGTAATCAATAAATCTGGGAGAATACTACGGCAAGCACTTGATACCATATTCTTATTATATGTATGGAATATATTTTAACGTATTATTCTCATATAGTGTTACTTTAAAATCTGAATTATAACCATCTATTTTTATAATATCTCCAGAATATAAATCATTACATCCTAAAGCTGTAGTGCAATTAACTCCTTTATGATGAATTGGAATTTTTATCATATTGTTCTCTCCAATTGTATAAAAGTTCCATTTATCTCTATGAGTAATTAAAGGTCTACCCATTAATGGTAATATCATCTCTTTTGTATTATCTATCCTTGTTAATATTCCTATTTGTCTATAATTTGTATCTACTGATTGTGTTTCAATATTAATAGGCATCTTTAAAGTATTAATATTTAAGTTTGGAAATAATCTAGTATCTCTCGTGGGTCCTTCATATGGATTTAATAATATATCATTTTTAACATTTGAGTAACCATAATTTGCTCTAGGAAAAATACTGTCGGTTGCATTATTGCTATTGTTATTGCTTGTCGTATAGATATTGCGATTACTATGATAATAAACTACAAGTAATAATATACTAGCAAGTATAATTATGTATAACATACTTATATTTTCTATACAAATCATACCAGGCGCACATTTGCCCATAACTTCTATTAATATATTAAAATATTTTAATATTAATATTAATATATACAATAGTATAAAAAAATATACTATTGTATGGAGTGGGATTCGAACCCACGCATCTTTCGATAGTAGATCTTGAGTCTACCCCCTTAAACCGCTCGGGCATCCATACTTTATTTTATTATAGAGTATAGTATTTATATTGTTTTTATTTATATTGTTTAATTTATATTGTTTTTCTTAAACTTTATTTACATTAATGGCCTCATTTCTAAAGTGTTATTTTTATTACTAGTATTAATAGGCATTGAGATTGGAACTGCCATTGTGCTAGCATCACGCGTATATTTAATATAAGCAATCATTTCTTTATATATTTGTTCTATAGCAAAAACTGTTACTAATTGATTTAAAGTAATTATTTGATGCTTTATATCAACTGGCAAATTATGACTGTGTTGTAAAAATATACTTCTCATTATTATTTTTAATTCATTACAATTTTGTGGTTCTATAATAAACTGTTGGTTTGATTTATCATATACGCCCTTTCTTATTGCATTCTGAATTATTGTCATATTTTCATTACTAAAAAACGCTAATGATAAATAAGAATCGCTCCATTGGCCTGCTAATGCTTCGCGATATGATATACATTGTTTTACTGGGATTTTATCAGCAAATTGAAATTGAGGACCAATTGGTCCTAATATATTAATCCGTCCATTATTTACAAAACTCATATAAATTATTATAATATAAGAAAATATAATATTATAGTAATTTATATGAGTTTTGAAAAAATTGTAATTTATATTGCGTTGTTTATACTTATTATTATGTTAATAAGTGTTGCATATGCGATGTATAAAACTAAATACAAAACTGCGTTTCCTCCAGTAGATAGCGACTGTCCTGATTATTGGGAATCAAAATCTGGTAAATGTGTTAATGTTAATAAAATAGGAAGTTGTAATATAGGGTCAGGTAATAGTATGGACTTTAATACAAATGATTATAAAGGACACTCTGGCCTATGTAATAAATTAAAATGGGCTAAACAATGTAAAGTTTCTTGGAATGGGGTTACAAATGCAGGCTCAACATTAGAGCAAATATGTAATAAGTATTAAATATTAAGTATTAAGTATTAAGAATTAAATAATAATTATATAATTATTATAATCTATTAACAATGAATAATATTGATTTTAATACTTTATTAGAGAGAAATAAAATAGCATTAAATATAAAATCATTTTTAGATCATTTTCAAAAAAATAAAAAAAATACTGCAATACAAAGAGGTATATATATATATGGAACATCTGGCTCAGGAAAAACCTTTTTTATTAAAAAATTATTAGAAACCTTAGGATATGATATAATATTATATGATTCTGGCGACTTTAGAAATAAACAAATAATAGACTCTATAAAACATAATAATATGTCTGATATTAATGTATTATCTCTCTTTACAAAACAATCTAAACCATTAGTTATTATTATGGATGAAATCGATGCAATGAACAATGGTGATAAAGGAGGTATAAATACATTAATTAAATTAATTAGACCTAAAAAAACTAAAAAACAAAAGTTAGAAGAAATTTCATATATTCCAATTATTTGCATAGGCAATAATCATATAGATAAGAAAATTACAGAATTAATTAAAGTATGTTATACAATAGAACTACCATCTCCAACAAATAAACAATTAACTAAGATTATTGAAATATATATGCCTAACATAATTAAAGAAAAGAATATTTTAATAAAAGTCTTAAATTATATTCAAAATGATTTAGGATTATTATTCACATTATATAAACTATATATCAATAATTATAATTTTAATAGTGAAAATATGGAGTTTTTAATGTCTAAAAATATTGCGGAAGATACTAAAGATACTGTTAAAAAAATAATTAATAAAAAATGTATTATTTCAAATAATAATGATACAATTAATATTAATGACGCTGATAGAACAATTATTGCTTTATTATGGCACGAAAATATTATTGAACAATTAAATTATATGGACAAAAAAGAAAGCATCAAACTATACATTAAATTATTAGATAATATTTGTGAATCAGATTATGTAGATAGAATAACATTTCAAAAACAGATTTGGCAATTTAATGAAATGAGTTTTTTAATTAAAATATTTTATAATAATTTACTATTTAAAGAAACGCTACCAAACTGTCCAGATTTACAGCATATAAGATTTACAAAAGTTTTAACAAAATATAGTAATGAATACAATAATCAAATATTTCTTCAAACATTATCTCATATTTTATTTCTTGATAAAAAAGATGTGTTTTCATTATTTATAATGTTACAAAAAATATATACAGAAGAACAAATTTATAAAATATGCAAAGGGTATGAGATTTCAAAATTAGATGTTAATCGCATTTATAGATATATTGATAAATTTTATAATACTTCAAGTGCTAATACTGCTAAAACTGCTAATAGTGCTAATAGTGCTAATACTTCTAATACTTCTAATAAAACTAATAAACTTAAGGTTGCTAATACAGATTTTTTTAATTATAGTGAATATAGTCAATATAATCAATATAGTCAATATACTCAAGAGAATGAAGATAATGAATACGATGAGGACAATGAATACAATGAAGACAATAATTAATTATATTTTATATTTTATATTTTATATTATTGATGTATTAACAAATATTTTGCTATTATGGTGTTACTATTAAGCACTTCTTGAGGAGTTAATTTAACAAACCATTCTAAGTTTTTTCTATTAATTAATTGGTCCCACGGAATATAAATACCATAAGCTTCTTTATCTATTTCTATATATGAGGAGTTTAATAAATCTTCAGCATAAATTAATGTTTTATCTTTTTTTTGAACTCCTAATTTACAACCACAAATCGATATTATTTCATTAGTTTGTATTTTTGTTTCTAACCATAAATTAGACAAGCCTAAAAAATCTTGTGTTCTTGTTAAATCAGTTGCATTCAATGACAATAAATAGTTATGGAATAATTGAAGCATTGGATTATTTGAACCCGCTGCCATAAAAATAGGATTGGCCATTGTTGGTTTTTCTAATTTTTCATTGCACACTTGATTGTATAATTGTCCAACTACCATTTTATTTTGATCAACTGCTTGATTATATATAGACAGTAATGATTTGAAGCATATAAAAGAAGAAGGGATACACATCCCGCCATAAGCATTAATTAATGAGGTTAAAGCTAATATTTGCATATGACTTTTCATAGGTTGCGCTACATTATTTAAATCAATTGTCCATTGCGGTAATAATATATTAAAAGCACTATCATCAATTAAACATATATTAAAATCATCTGAGCAATTCTTTATTATAGATTGAATTGTATATATTTGATATGGTTGATTAAAATTGCTTGAGTTTCGTGACCCAAAATTAATCCAAAAACGATTATTTACTGCTGGAGTAATTTGTGAATCATTTTGTAAATAAATCCATAATATTGGTTTATATGAAAACCCAAAGCTTTCTTTATTTAAAAGATAGGTTTCTATCAATGAATTATAATATTTGTTATTTCTTTTATCTTCTTGAGAATTAAATTTTTTATATAATGCAGATACTCCTATAAATAAAATGATTATTATTACTAGTTTGTCAACTTTCATATTATATATTATATATTTTATATATATAATATATTAGATAATTAGATAATTAGATAATTAGATAATTAGATAATTAGATAATTATTTGAGGCTTCTTAATGAATTCCATAATAGTTCATTTTTTTTTTCAGCCTCTTCTGCCTGTTTTGTTAGTCTATAAGCCAATTCACAGCTTTCTTTATCTAAAGTATTATAATAGTTTGTTAAATGTTCATTTGCTTTCTCTTTTGAAATTGGATTTAAATCTTGATTATTTCTATAATATATAAGAGCTTCAGTTGAATTAAATTTTTTTATTTTTTCATAATCATTCTCACAAACTGGGATTACACTTTCTAAATGAACTTTTTTAAGATCATCATATTGTAATTTATTAAAAATGCCAGACGAATATTCTTTAACATTACTATCTAAATTACTATTATTTCCTAATGTATTATATTCCATAACTTCATTTCTAGTTATTAGAGCAGATAATGATTTTTTTTTATTATTTATTGAAGCGTGGAGCTGATTCATAGAACTACACTTTTTATCCCCTTCCCCATCCCCTGTTAAACCCTCATCAGACTTTAACCAATCTCCATATCCATCATTAGAATCATTATTTAAATTAAGAGATTCAAAAGTACTATTAAACCATTTATTAAACTCTCTTGGTCTTTTCTCTTGCAATTCTTTTATTAAAAGTTGTTTTCCTTTTTCAGCTTCGCTTAAACCTATATATTCTATTTTTGATTTAGCTTCGTCTAAAATGCTACTTTTTTTATTATTGTATTCATATACTTTTTTAAGTATTTTAAATGCTTGTGTATAAAATAAAAAATATTTTTTGTCTAAACCACTTTTATCTGGATGCGTTTGAACCACTATTTTATAACAATTCCTTAATTCCTTGTCGCAAAAATTATTTTTAAGATTAAATAATTTTAATAAATCATTAAAATTATAATTTTCTATATTTAAATCCATATTCATAATTATAGTATATACTAATAATAAATTGCGATTTAAATAAACGTTATTTATTATTTTTATTTATTATCACAAACTAACCTAACCCCAGTAGTTGCGTCTCTCCTCGCGGATTTGTGCATCCCGAGAGAGCGCCTCTTTTTTTTAACATTTCAACTTGTTTTTTAGAAAACGTATCTATAAAGCCATTTTTAATATTTTTTTTATTATCGTCAAAAAATTCTAATCCTTCGCATTTTTCATTACAATATGATTTTTTACAAGTTGCGTATCCAAACTCATCTTTTTTATTTGTAGCACTATATACATAATTATATTTTTTTTGATTTTTCTCTCTATGTTTTATAATATGCTCTTTATAATCATTTTTACAAAAGTCTTCGCAGCGTTTCATTGTTGAGTATTTTGTTTTTGTTTTTGTTGTTTTTGTTTTTGTTTTTGTTATTTTTTGCCATTTATGCACATTGGCTTTTGTTGCCACTACTATCCAATAATTTCCATCATTACCCTTTTTTTTTGTTCCTACACTAAATGCGGTTGCACTTTCAGTTGGTCCTTTTCTTATTTTTTTGGTTGCCATATATATAATAAACATATACTTTTCATATTTCAAATATCATTTTTTTTAATTTAAATAGTCTTCAAATATTGTAGAGATTGAACAAGTTGAAGTTAATCCATTATAAAGAGCCATTGAGCCAAATGCAATTAAAACAATTAATGGTAAAATATTAATTTTCTTTAATAATTTTTTATTCTGTAATTGTATATATATATATATTCCTGTAAATATCATTATTATTCCCAAAATTGTTTGAATAATTCTCATAACATTATAAAAATTAAACGAATTACTTCCAATAATATGTATTTTCATATTTGTTTTCCCATCTAAAGAAACGTTATTTTCACCATATTTTAAATTAGAAAACTGAAGATTTTTATTGACTTCAATTCTATTATAGTCCTTAAAATATTTATTTTTAATAAATTGAGACCTACTTGCAGATTGGCATACAATATATATTTTATCAACATATTCTAAATGCTTAATAATTGTCTCCGCATTAAATCTTATCATATTCATCGGAATGTTATAAAAACTATATTCTTGAGATTGAGAAAAATGGTTAGAATAAACTTCATCGCTTTTACGAATATCAATAAAGATACATTTCATTATTATATCTATATATTAATTAGATATAATAATTAGATAAATTAATTAGATATACTAATATATATTAATATTATTTATGAAAAATATCATACCCATAATTATATGATTTACCTACTTTCCAACACCCAGAAAGAGCGCCTCTTTTTTTTAACATTTTAATTTCCCTTGCAGAATAGCTGTCATCAAATCCATTTTTTCTTGTTTTTTGAAATTTTTTTTGAAATTTTGTATCACCATTAAAGTTATATCCTTCACATTTTTCATTACAATATGTTTTTTTACAACCTTTATACTCAATCGCCTTTTCCTTTGCTTTCGTGTTATATTTATCGAGAAAATCATATAATCTTATTGCTAATGGATTTTTTTCTTCTTTCCTGCGTTTATCGTTTATTTTAGCCATTTCAGGCATATAATCTTTTTTACAAAAGTGTTCGCATTTTTTCATAGTTGATTTATTTTTTTTAACTGATTTTGTTTTTGTTTTTTTTTGATTTATTCATAATTAATATATATTAATTAGATATATTAATTAGATATATTAATTAGATATCTTAATTCATTAATTGGTCTCCGCACCCAGACAACGCGCCTCTTTTTTTCAACATTTCAACTTCCTTAGCAGAATAGCTGTCAACAAATCCATTGTATAATTTTTTGCTAAACTTTTCTTTAAAGTTTTTTTGTAAGTTTTCTTTAACAGTGCCAGAAAACAAATTAAAATCAAATCCTTCTGCGCATCCTTCATTGCAAAAGTTTTGTTTACACACTTTTTCAACCATTTCTTCAAAAGATTTTCTTATTTTTTCAACTTTTTTTTTATCTTGTTCTGATTTAAAACTTTTTACAGTTACTGGGTTCTTTTTATATTTTTCTGGCAAATAATCATTTTTGCAAAAGTTATGACATTTTTTCATTGTCTTATCTTTTCTAACCATGTATTTGAACTTATTTATTTTTTTTTGCTCTTGCTTCAACATTTTTGAAAACGCTTTATCTGACATCACTTTTTTATTTTCTATTTTTTTTGATTTATTCATTATATAATATATTATTATATAATATTTACCTATATTATATAACTAAAATGGCTCATTTAAACCATAATATACACACTCTTATGAAACCACTTATTGATGAATATAACGCAGCACACGAAAATTATTTAAAGTTGTTAATAGTAGCAAGCGTAAATTGGAAACGTAATAAACAAATGGATGAAACAATTTTTGACAAGATAACATATGCCATAGCAGAAACTGTTAGAACCGCTAATTTAATGATGACAGATGCACAAGGTTATATGGACCGCGATATTAATTTAGCAAATGAGGCACACTCACAGTATCACAATATTTTCGAGCCCTCGTCTGGCAGCATAATTGAACTGAGTGGTCGATATTTTGATATACTGAAAAACAGAAATGATATGATGAGGCATCGCGCTAAAACTGTAGCAATATCAAAAAAAAATGTATAATATTGCGTTGGATTGTCATAATACGGCAGTGCTTAACCAAACATGGTGGAATAATTTAATGCCAATATTAAAAGAGGAAAATAAAATGAAACCACAAACTTCTATGGTGCGTGGTTGGATAGAAGATTTTCAAGATAAAAAACCATATGGGGCAACAAATGATGCGATTAGTGCTCTAAATGATGCACGAGGTCGCCATAAAAAATCAAAACGTCGTCAAGGAAAACCAAAAAAAAAACAAACAAAATCTAAATAAATATTTACTTAGTCAAACTATTTATTTTTTTAAAAAACAATTCAACATCTTCGGGTTTAGAACTATTCACAGACAAATCAGGAGCCCACCAATGAGCATAGTTTCTTTCTGGATTAGACACATATGCGAAAATAGTAGGAATCGATTTAATCATTTTTTTACTAGCATATGCACTGTATAATTCATTATTGTTTTCTTCATCAATATCTAAATCAAAACAGGTAATCTTATTTGATAATTCATTAAATCTAGTAACACATAATTGTTTAATATTTTTACAAGGACCACACCAAGTTGCTCCAAATTTTAATATAATAGCCACATTTGCATTCTGTTCCGGGGCATCTATAACTGCTAAAATTTGTTTAAACTCACTTATTGATAATGAGGTATATACTGGATGAGTTGCAAGAGACATATTATATTTATATAATATTATATTTATTCTTTTTTAACTATTTTTTCTAATTCATTTATATTTATTTCAGGTAGATCAACATGCCCCTCCCATAAATATCTACAATAAGCATGCTTAATAGTATAGTCTAACCTATAATTATTTGGATATAATTCAATAAGCTTTTTAGAAATTGATTCAGGCAACAAATGTAAACTATTTAGCGGAAGAACATAAGATAATTGTAATTCTTGGCTAACCGGTTTATTTGTATTTGGTTCAATAAATGTTGTAGAAAAGTGTGGAATATATTTATATAAATCTTCTAATAAAGGTGGATATTTATATTTATAACGCCATCTCCAATCAGGACAATCTTCTGTATAATATTTAAAAGTCCATTCTAGTCCTTCTAAATAGTTTAAACAAATTTCCTGTTTTCTTGAATCATTAATCTCTATGTCAAATAATTCTTTATAATATCTGTTTTGCCAACCATTTTCTCCAATGTTAATATATTTTTCAACTGCCCGATCTAAAATTGGAAGGTTCATTAATGCTTCCTCAGTTTGTTTATTTTTTAAATCACTTAATCGTTGTTCTAAATGATCGCGTTTGGTTGTTTCTATTTTACACAATTCAACTTCTGTTAATGCAAGTTGTTCTATTAGTTTTCTTAATTCCCTCCAATTTATGGTTTCATCTGGCTGAATAATACTAATCTGTTTTGAATTATATACATCTAAAATAATTTGTATTCCATTTGTTCTAATATTTAATGCTGGAAAATGCGGCAAAAAATCGTTTCCTAATAAAAAACATAAAAAAATATAATCTAAAGTAATATTTTTATTAATATTTTTATTAGTATTAGTATTAGTCTTAGTATTAGTATTAGTAGTCATTTCTATTTTTAATTTTTCATTTAATTCAAATATATCTAATACATATAAACAATTTGGTTTTAATCTACTATTAACAGATGAAATAAAGTGTGGAGTTTCTCTAAAAAGATAGATATTAGTACTTATTTTTAAATGAATTAAAGATAACATTAACAAATCAGCATCTAATCCATAAATTATTGTTGTAGTATCATTATGATAAGTCGGGTGTTTACGTATATATTTATATATTTTATGTTCGCCTTCACCATTATATTCACTGCTAGAAATTATAATATCTAATTTTGGTAGTTTATCTTTAAAAAATATTTTAATAGCACCACTAAGTGTTTTCATAAAATTACTTCCAGGAGTAATAGATGTAGTATCCCATAATTCTTTTTTCTCATTTTCAGCTTTTTCTAAAAAATCATTAACAAACCACGTATTATATCTTCTATTGCGTTGTTGCATTAATTTAGCAAGTGGCGCGACACCATCAAATGCAATTAATACTTTTTTTTCACTATTTATTAAATTAATATAATATAACAATTTATCACATATCCATTGAATTACTTTACTTTCATAGGTTAAATCTCCTTTTTTATATGTAATACTTTTAATTGCGTCATAGATAATAGAATTAGAATCTATATAAAAATTGTCTATTTTAATTTTATTTGGTATAAACTCTTTAATTACGTTTGGATATGTTTTAACAATATGAACAAAATAACTTGGAATACCCATATAGATTTAATATAGTTATATTTTTATATTAAATCTATAATTATATATATTATATATTATATATTTTATATATTATATATTTTATATATAATTATATATTTTATATATTTTATATATTATATATTTTATATATTATATATTTTATATATAATATGGGCGGCATTCGTGCATCACTTTATAATTTCGGCATTCTTTTCGCGTCTTTATATCCATTATTTATTGTTTGTTTTCTTGTAGTAGCTTCTATATTTAATTTTAAGTTAAATGGTATTATATATTTAGGCGGTATTATTGCAACTATTGGATTTTGTTTACTTGTAGGAGGTTTAAACCTATTTCCAAATAGAGTGCTTAATGGACCAATAACCTGCGATTTATTATCATTAACATCAACCAATTATACAGGTCCAAATACACAAGCAGCAATATGTTGGTTTACTTTTGCTTATTTAATGTGGCCAATGATGCCTCCGGCACAATCACAGGGATTAGTGAATCCAATGATTTTAATATTTACCTTATTTGGAACTATAATTAACTCCGTATTTCAATATACTAGAAAGTGTTCTGATGAAGTAGGAATTTTTATGGGAATCGTTATAGGATTATTTTTTGGAACAATATGGTTTTGGATGTGGTTTGCTTTTAATAGAAAAGATTTATTATTTTTTAATGAGTTAGTATCTAGCAATGCTGTATGCAGTCGTCCAAATAAGCAAACATTTAAATGTTCAGTTTACAAAGGTGGCGAATTATTAAGTTCTACAACATTGTAAAATTATATTTATATTTGTTATTGCGCCTTTTAAATATAAATGACGATCATTTGCTCTTTGAAATGCTTTAATTTCATAATTACCATATTTATGTGAATATGCTTTTATAAATTGTTGAATAATTGCATATAAATTAACATTCTTATAATAAGTTATAACATAATTTTTATCAATTATGGGTTTATCTAGTTTAATATTTACTATATTATGAAATTGTCTTAAAAACTCAATCATATCAGCTTTAGTATTAATAAGTTTCATATTTGACTGTTTTAAAACTTCTAATGCATGATTTGAACATATTGGACACGGCAAATTAAGACAAGTATCTTTTATAAAACTAATAAATTTATCTTTTATATTAATAAAATGTTCTTCATTTATTTTTTCAGCAAAACTATGAAATAACATCCAAGTTATAGGACCCCACACATTTTGAGACATAATAATATATATTATTAAAAGTAAAATAAATTAAAATTAAAATAAATTAAAGTAAAATTAAAGTAAAATTAAAGTAAAATTAAAAATATAAATATATAAAAATAAAAAACTAATATAAATAAATGAGCTTTTACGATATTCTTTTAGAAGAGTTGTCCCATACTAATAATACTAATAATACTAATCAAGATAATATTTGTTTAATAACAAAAGAACCTTTACAAGACAATTTTGTTACATTAGATTGTGGTCACACATTTAATTATACATCTTTATATAATGAATTATTAAAACAAAAAACGAATACTAATTATTTAGAAATTGCTAATATTAAAATAAATGAAACAAAATGTCCTTATTGTCGACAAATCACTCCTAAAATTTTACCATTTATTGATATGAATGGAATTAAAATAGTTAAAGGAGTTACTTCACCCAAAACATATTCAATGAAATTAAATGATTGCGAGTGGATTTTTTTAAATGGAAAAAAGAAAGGGATTCAATGTAAATGTGCAGCAATTAAAAATGAAAATGGGGTTTATTGTAAGTTACATCATAATATGATTTTAAAAAAAAATACTACAACTGATGAAATATATAATATCAACAATTTAAACAGTGAAGAATTAACTAATAGTTGTAATAAATATACCATTTCTACATTAAAGTCTTTTTTAAGATCCTTTAAATTAAAAGTAACCGGTTCTAAATCAGAATTAGTTGAGCGATTAGTTTCTTATAATCTTAAGAATCCTAATATCATTTTAAAATAATAATTTTATATATTTTTTATATAATATTTAAACATTATATTATAACTATTAGTAACAATAACAATAATATATGAGTTCAAAAGAAGAGTTAGTTAATATTATAAAAGAATGGATTGATAATGACGAAAAAGTTAAAGAACTTCAAACTATTATAAAAGAATATAAAAATAAGAAAAAAAACTTAACAACAACTTTATTAAGTATTATGAAAACAAATGAAATAGATTGCTTTGATATTAATTCAGGCAAAATTGTTTATTGTAAAAATAAGACAAAAGCATCTTTAAATAAAAAAACTCTTATAGAAACTTTGGAAAAGTTTTTTAAAGAGAAAAATAATTTGAATATTAATGTTGATGTTAATGTTATAAGTGATTTTATTTTAAATAATAGAGAAATAAAAATTAATGAAAATATTAAAAGAAAATTTACATCCGCAAAAAATTAGAATAAAAATATATTTTTATTTATATATGGATATAATTAAAACTATTATAACTATCTTAGTTTTATCTGTTATATTTGTTGTGTTTAAAAATATTATGACTTTTTTAAATATAGAAACAAGTAAATATATATTTTTTCTAACTTGGTTTATTGCTTTATGTATATTTTTTTATATCTTACCTGAATATAATTATTTTTCTTAATTTTTAAATATTATTTTAAATATTTTAAATATTTTTTTAAATATTTTAAATATTATTTTTATTATAATAAAATTGAATTAGAAAGATTTTATTATATAAGCTATATAAATGGAATCTCGAATTGGTAAAAAAGTTGACACTCATATTTCATTATTTAAAGATGATATTAAAGAATGGTTTACTATTAATAAATGCACAATTGTTGGGGATTCAGACTCCAATGAGTTTTTACAATTTATTTATGATTATAATGCATTAGCATTATCTAAAGAAGATTTTTCAAGAAGAAAAAGGATTAAAAATGTTGTACCAGCAAATTTTAGATGTTGTGCAAAAAGTGCGAGCGGGCATCAATGCACTAGACGTAAAAAAGAAAATGAAGATTATTGTGGTACTCATATCAAAGGTGCTCCATATGGAGTATCCTCTGTAACAAATACAGAGATTACTCCTATTAATAAAAAAAATATTTGGCCACAAGAGATTAATGGAATAGAGTACTATATTGATAGTGATTACAGCATTGATAGCGATTCCAATAAATATTATAATATTTATTTACACGAAGATATTTTAGGTAATAAACATAATCCTACTATTATTGGCAAGTGTAGAAAAGATAATAGTGGAAAGTTTTATATTAATGACCAGTTTTATTAATTATAAAATAATTAAAATATCTAGCTTTTTATTTTTTATTTTTTATACTGTTATAATATGAATGCCAATTGGTTTAAACTTAGAAATTGAGTTGTCAGATGATTCTTCAAATAACTCTAATTCTTCAAATAAGTCTTCCAATGATTCTGTTCCTATAGAAGAATTAAAAATTGCAATAAATAATTTTGCTCTAAATAACGTACAAGAAAAAAATACAAAAAAGTTTATTGAAGCATTAACTACAATATATCAGACCGCTACGCCAATTGTTGATACTGGATTTGAGATGACTACAACTCTATTAGCTAAAAAAACAAAAGATTATTTTGTAACGTATAACGACAAGACAGGTAAAGTAGTATCAGCAGATTGCGGTATCGAATTTTTTACAACAAAAGGCGGAAGCACGAGATATTTTTATAAAAAATTTAATTTTTTTAAAGATATGATATTAAATCAAGGCGCGGCGGCAGCAATTATTACTAAAATATTAGCCGAAATATATTATCAACAAGAAGCATTTAAAGTAAGCCAACGTAGAGATAAAAGTTCAAGTAAAAGAAGATATAAAAGTAAAATTAATACAACTTTTTATGTACCTAAAATATTTAGTTATGGTAAAATTACATCAGCTGATCCAGCTAAAGTAAATGAAGAAGAATATTATATTAAAATGGAATATATTGAACAAGAAGAGTTTATAACGCTTGGCACAATAATAAACACTTATCCATTTTATCAAATAACCAAAGAGACAAAGAAAAAATTTGGAGATATGACAGCAATGCAGTTATGCGACTCTATAGTTACCCCATTACGCATTATAAATAATATTTTAAGATCTAACCAGATATATCATAATGATTTATTAAATACTGAAAATGTTCTTATAAATCCATTTACTAAAAAGATAGTAATAATAGATTTTGGAGAAGCTTCTGGTAAATTAGGAACCGCTGGAAAAACTTTTATAGACACTATTCCTGAATGTGAGGAGTTAACAAAGCCGTATGTTAATTCTGGACTAAATCGAATAATGGAAAAAGATGAAAAATCTGAGAAGCCTCCTGGCGCGGGCCGTAAAACTAAAAAACATAAAAAAAGAAGAAGAAGCAGACATACAAAAAAATTAACAACTTAAAACTTAAAAATTTAATATATATATATATATATAATGGGATCATCAACAGAACAACTTTATAACATTTTACCAGATTCGTGCGTTTTTATTTGTTCGACAATTACTCCAAGTATATTAGCAAGTATTGATAAGCCAGAATTAGCAACATTTGGTTCTATGATTTATAATTTAGAATCAATATTTGGTTCTGGATTTACTCGAGGAGAGCCTATAGAAATGCGTATAAGAAATTATACTCCATTATTCTTAAAAGCGGCTCAGTTTTGTCATAAGACTGATGAAGCTATTCAAAATGAAACAAATTTTTATATAAAAGTATTTAAAATGTTAACAATTTTTGAAAAAGTAAAAGATGAATATGTAAAATATAAAAACAGAACAGACCCGTTAAAATTGTTAAAAGAAAACGAATTTTTCGCAAAATATTTAGCAACTTATTTAATTGAAAAAATAGATGACATAAATGTTCAGACATTTATTCAGAAGATTAATACTGGTAACACTAAAATAATATGCAATAAATTAAAACAAATTAAACAATCAAATACTCCAGTTGTAGACATTGCTAAAGATTATACAAGTCGAATATCAGAAATTGTAAGAGAAAAATTAAAAATGCCATTCCAACAAAAGATACAAGACAGCCAAGTACTTAAAAAAATATTGGAATTAGTAGATAGTCAGGCATACAGTCATCTTGATGACGAGTTAAAAACCAGAATTAGAAATTTCGCAAAAGGGGAAAGTTATAATAAGAATATCGAGCCAGATCCTCATCGGGCAGAGGCTATAAATATTTTACGAATACTAACAGATAATGACAATTTAATGGACACATATATACAACCCAAGGATTATAATATTTTAATTAATAAAAAATTATGTGAATGGATAGCAAAAAATGTTCCATTTTTACAGTATAAAAACCAAGAAGATTTAATGCATTTAGCAAATTTTTTATATTGTTCTGAGTATGGTTATGATGATAATGATGATATTATCATACAAAAAGGTGGTGCTCAATCATCTGACAAAGTAGCAGAAAAAAGACGTATTTTTGAACCAAAGCCTCTTATCGACCCAAGTCATGTCTACCCAAAATCAAATTTTTTTTCCGACAATAAAAAAGACTTTAATATTGGCTATGTAGCAGAAAAAAGACTTTTTTTTGAACCAAAGGTTGAAGAGCTTCCAGACTCTCCCGTCGACTCAAAATCAAATTTTTTTTCCGAAAATAAAGAAGACTTTCATAGAATGGGAAGGAACTTAAACCATTTTTTGCAAATTCTTAATTCAGACAGCGGATTTATAACAAGTAAAAATTATACTTTAATTCATGATTGCGAATTAGGAGATGCTAATGCTGTTTTATTATTTAGATATTTACAAAGCATCAATCCACAAAATAAATTTAAAATTATAATGCAGGTTTCTAAGAAATTTAAACCCTATGTATTAAAAAAACCATATATTAATTTTTTTTATGATCAATTAGTAGTAGATAATTCACACGATATATATAATATAAATAGGTTATTATGCGGCTATGGAAATTTTGAAAACTCTCTAGATCGTCACGCTAGTGGCAAGTTAGCATTTTTAAATGACACTTTTTATGAATCAATGATTCCTACATATTACAAAAATCTGGAGAGTAGTAGTTCAATAATAAAGCCAGCATCGATAACAAAAAGTGGTGGTAAAAATAAAAGATATACAAAAAGAAGAAGACATACAAAAAAAAGAAGAAGACATACAAAAAGAAGATACTAAATTGCAAACTCTTTTGTTCTATTTATAATGTATGAAATAATAGTATTTAACTCTCCTGCGCAATTAATATTTAAATATTCTTTACATTTATTCCTCCATAATTTATTATCATAGTTATTGTTATTTTTTAATTCTTCAAGGTCTTGAGCTAGTTTTACGATATCTTCTAAGGAACACTTTAATCCATCGCATTTATATTTACAAATAGCTTCTTTTATTAATAAAAAAATATTGTTATCATTTATCATACTAATATTATATAATATTATATAATATAACTATATATTTATAAATATATTTATAAATATATTATTTAAACCATAGCTCATGCCGGAGTAGATTATAATCTTTTTCAAAGATTTGTTCTGAGAATATTGAACGGCAATAATTGCTGCAAAATACACAATCAAATCCTTTATATTGATTTGCATTATTGTTAATACTATTATTACATTGTTTACATTGTTTACATTGTTTACATTGTTTACTAGTAGTTATAGTAGATGCATTTGTAATAGTATTAGCAAATGCATTAGATCGCACAGTTTTGTCAGCAACAATGCGCCCAGTAGTAGATGCGTTAGAGCTCATATTAATATTGTAATATTATTTTTAATGTTATAAATAATTATTTCAATTTTATAAATAATAGAGCTATAGAGAGCTATAGAGAGCTATATCTAAGGTCTACGTCTAGCTACACTCTCATATTCCATCTTTGCTTGCAACAAATCTTCATGGGCATTTTTATCTGGTATTTCCTTCTCTTTTATTTGACTCATTATAGACGCTTGAAGCCTTCGGTCTCTAGTTCTATCTAATTGCTTATAAAGAGTGGCTAGCTCACCCTCAATGTCCATATAAGTATCCCTAGCATCATCAAAATTTTTTTTTAATAATGCTAGTCTTTCTCTCGAGCTTTCTGGTGGCCTTTCTGCTGTTTTTTTTTTAGCAGTTTCCTTTTTCTTTTTTTTTCCACCACCGCGCGTTTTGTTTTTTTTAGATTTTCTCTTTAAAGAAAATTTGTTTAAAAACTTTAGAATACGCATATATATATATATTAGTATTAGATAATAATTTAATTTTCTAAATCTCTTATATAATTATTAATTTTAGTATATATTTTTTTGCGACTTTTTGATTTTCTTCGGCGAGTTTTTGGGTTTCTTTTGTGATGGATTTTGCTGCCGCCGCGAGGGCCGCCCTGCTGGCCAAAGCCCGACGGATCTTCATTCTTGCGCTGTTGTAGTAGGTAATTATTCCACCAGTCTATCTGCGCTCGTGCCTTCTCCGCCTCCAGTTCCATCCTCCTCTGCCTCTCCACCGCCGCTCTCGCTGCCGCCTCCGCCTCCATAGCCGCCTCCGCCTCCATAGCCGCCGCCGCCAGCCGCTCCTCATTCTTCACCTTCGCCACTCTCTCCTTCGCCCACGCCGCCGCCCTCTTCGCCATCGCCGTCGCCGCATCCTGCGATTCTGATGCTGTTTGAGGTATAATTTTTTCCAAATGCTTGAGTAATGTACTATACCACGGCTGCGATTCTTCTGGTAGTTCTGGTGGTTCTGGTAGTTCTGGTGGTGGCTTATATATTTCTGGGTTATATTCTTTGTTATCATCTATATGTATTTTATAGATAGGAATATTACTAACTGTATGTTGAAAAATATTTTTATATTTTTTAATTTCTTTTTCATAATCAATAAAATTATTTAATTTATGCACTTTTTTAAATGCTTCAAACTCATTATCATAATTAAAATTATTCATCTTTATTGGTTTATCAGTCTCAGATATATTAATCAAACCTTGTGTATGACTGAAACACTTATCGAATTTTTTTACTAATAAAATTAAATTATATCGAAAATTGCTTGTCTCAACTGCCTGAGGATCATACAAAATAATATGATTTAACAATTTGGATCTTTCATTAAAATCCTTAACTAGACCATTTAGGTGATTATTTAATAAGCCTGTTAAAAAATCAAATATATAAATTACTCTTGCTTGTAATTTAGAGAGTGAATTTTTTTTTTGTTCAATTGTAGTTTTTGTTTGTGTAATTTCATTCTGTTTTTGTTCAATTTTTTTGGTTTTTTCATTTATTTCAATTTGATTCTTAGAAAGAAAAAATACTGACGTTAACCTCTTAATTTGCGATTTTTTGTGTAAATTTTCTTTATATAAATTTTTCTTTAAAGTATCCAATTCAGTAGATAAAGCATTTTTTTCTTCATTAATTTTGTTTAATTTTTCTTCTAATTCACTATTTTCACGCAAGACAATATTATAGCTGTTATAATCAGTGATATTTAACTCTTCTTTAGTATTTATTTCAAAATTATCAAATAATAATATTATCTTGTCTATATTCCGTTGTATCTTATAAAAATATAACAGATCGCCTATCTCGACGGGAACCCTATTAGGCGTCTCCCTGATCTCGCCATGATCAGAATCTTGAGAACCTCCTCGTTTTACTTTATATTTATTGACTTTCTTCTTTATAGAATATTTTATTTTTTGTTTCTTTATTCTTGTTAACATATATATATATATATATATATATATATATATATATATATATATATATATATTAGTATTAGATAATAATTTAATTTTCTAAATCTCCAATATAATATTTTGGTAAAATACTTTCTTTTACAAAACTGGGATGTTTATAGTGTAAAAAAAGTTGAGTTGCGTCTTTCCCAAATCCTTTCATAATAATTTTTCCGCCGGGATGTTTGTCTATCCAATTAGTCACATTATAGACCTTGTTATTTATTACTAACCAAGCATCATTTTTTTTATTATGTTTCTTAACTTCTTGCATTGTAATTTTTTTTGGTCCACCACGACCTCCTTGCTTTCTTGTTCGTTTATTTGTTAAGGCCACTGCGCCTAAGTCAACTGATAGTTTAACAATGCAATTTTCAGAAGTCATTAATGCGCCTTCACACCATGCTTGATAGTTTGAATAATTCTCTCCAATAATAAAAACGCGCGGCATTGGATTTAATAATTTAGAACTTAAATATTCTGAATCCACATTTTTCTTCCAATAAGCAACCCCGGCATCCCAATAATACATCTTAATGTATTTACTAGTTGGAACCGTAATATTATAAATGCTAACAACTTGATTTAATTTTTCATTTAATTTATTTTTAACATAATTGATTCCTTTTTTGGCTAATAATAAACTCCAATATTTTGCATTTGCACAATCACTATAACTGGACATAATAAGTCCATTATTAGAATTAATAGGAATTATAAATTGAATTTCACTATTTGTAATAGTTTTTTCAATGGATTTAAACCAAGGATCTCCATTTTTTGTGTCATAGATTTCATAGATTCTTAATAAGTTAATATTATTTATGGCATTTAAATCCCGCAAAAATGGTTTAAATATATCTAACCTTTCTAAACTATTTTTTGGTATTGCACAAATCAAATATTTACTATATATTGTATAATTTTTTGATTTTTTATAATCAGTAACGCTTAGTTTAAACAAATTAGTATTATTATTGAAAATTACATTTTCAACATTAGAGAGATTGGTAACTCTTATATTATGCAATTTATAACTCGGTAATTTTTTTATAACAACTAATAATCCATCTATTATTTGCTGCAACCCTCCCTTCAATGTAAAAAAAGTAGTTTCTTTATTATAATCATATTTAAAATATTTAATTGCATCATATGCATTAAAATCATTTAAATCTGAAGAATATTCAAATACAGATTCTACCTTATGAGAGAAAGAAATCGACAAATATTTTTTAATTAAGTCACTTATATAAAACGTTTGTAAAACTGCTTTTCCTAATTTGGAAACAAAAGGACTAAATAAAAATTTATTTAATTTTTCCATAATATAATCTTTTGTGCTTGTTTTGTCGGTTGCAAATATTTTATTATTTTTGTTTGTTACTTCTATATATGTTTTAGTATTTGGTATTGTAATCATTTTGTCTTTCAGACTAAGTTCATTAATTAAATTATTGATTAGAGTATGATGATGTCCTAATCTGCCGGCTCCTAAATCCATAATATATTCTTGGCCTTCTATAGATTCTTTATAAGAATAGATTCGCCCGCCATAACGCTCATTTGATTCTAATAAAAGAATTTTTAAGTGCGGATATTTTTTACCTAGTTTATACAAGGTATAAAGCCCTGAAATGCCGCCGCCAATTATTACTAAATCGTAGATGTGTTTATTATTATTATGGTTTTTTTTATATGTTTTATTTGTTTTTTGTGAGGTATTCATTATATTATATTGTTATTCTATTATTTAATAATAGAATAATAGAATAATAGAATAATAGAATTACTTAAAGCATTTGTTATGCACCAAGTATACCATATATTTGGTTACGAGTGTTTTCATATGCTTGTGTTGCTGCATTAATGCGTGACTGCCCCGCTTCCGCTTCTAAAGTAGCTTCTCTCCATAAACGCGCTAATTCTTCTAATTCAGGGTCGTCCTCATTCTCGGTATTATTAGTTATCTCGAGATGATCAACATAAGCGTCATAGTCCTCTCGAGCAACTTCCAATCGGCCATTTAATAAATCATAAGCATCTTCTGCTTCATGCACTTTATTTCGCAGGTCTCGTAAAATATCTTCTGGTACAATAAATGCTCTGCACTTCGGACAACGTCTATTACGAGGATCAAGTTTCGCGATGCATGTGGTATGAAATACGTGATGGCATGGTAATTCTTGCTGCAGCGACGGACTTATCATACGTTTTAAGCAGATAGCACATTCATCAAACTTATTTTGAATTTCAGTAATTATTTCTATATCTTTTTTTGTTCTAACAGTTCTAGCAATACGCTGCTGCCGTTTTTGTGTTCTTGGAGATATTTTTTTGCTTTTAGATTTAGGTTTAGGATTTGAATTTTTGCGTTTTTTAGTTTTAAAAAATCCAAATGGCATATTATATATATATAAAATATTATATTATTTTATATTATATACTATGAATTATAAAACATCCAGTTTGACTAGTAGAAATAAAAAATCTCTTTTTAAAAATGATTTATCTAACTTATTTAAACTTATTGCTAATAAAAAAGAGTTTTTTTTATTAATTTTTATTAATTTAATTGTTCAAATCTATATTACTTATTATGTATTTACCAATTATGATTCAACTAAACAATTTGAACAAAATCGCATGCTCATTTATTTAGTATGGCTTATTTTATTCGTCTTAATCATAATATTAGCGATTGTTCCTATGCCATCTTGGTTAAAGTTCTTCATATTTTCTCTCTTCTCAGGGGCAACGGGTTATTTATTATCAGGCATAAAAAATAAAGTCGGAGAAGATGTTTTAAAAAGCGCGATAGTTGGAACATTTAGCATTTTTATTGTTATGTTTATATTTGGCATATTTTTAATAGCAACAGGTATTCAATTCAGTTATCAGTTTGCATTTGGTTTACTTTTGGCTCTTTTACTCTTAATATTTCTTAGGATTGTAGATATATTTTTTATCACTTCTTCATTTTTTAAAAAAGCAATAATTGTATTCTCATTAATCCTGTTTTCTATATTTATTATTTATGATACTAATAGCATATTACAACGCGATTATCGTGGAGACTTTATAACAGCTTCATTAGATTATTATTTAGATATAATTAATCTTTTTCAAACACTGATTGCAGACAATGCATAAAGATAAACATAAACATAAACATATCTTAGATATTTATATGTTTATATATTTATTAAAATAGACAACAAATAAGTAGTTATTATAAATATTATAATATTTATATTATATGAATATAAAGAAATATGAGAACTAAGTAGAGAAACAATTATCATCATAACACCATAACCAACGTGAGACATTAATCCTAATTCTTTTGCATAATTTTTAAAATAATCGATTAAATTATTATAACCATAAGGAATATTTATTATCAATAAATAAAACCAAATCTCATTAAATATTTGAATACAAATAGAGAGAACTATAAAATATAAAATATTAAAACTAGAAAAAAAATATTTATAAAAAGATACCGTTTTTACTAAAAAAAAAAGTAACACAAATACATCTACAATTAAAGCACTTAATTTATATGTTTGATACCACTTTTTTAAATGAAATGAATTAATAACACTACTATATACCATAATAAATATTAATAACTCTGCTAATAGACAACTATTTAATAATGGTAAATACCCTGAAAAGTTATTTATAGTTGTTATATCTTTAAATATAACCATGTATATATATATTTAGTTATATTTTAAAGAAATAAATATATATAAATGAATATAAATATGAATATGAAAATGAATATTAATAAAAATACTAATCAGATTAATCAGATTAATCAGATTAATAAAAATAAATATGCTGTTTGGAATATTAATACAAATATAACACAACAATCAACAATACCAATTGTTGATCCAATTATTTTAATTACACAATTTTATATAAGTAGTAATACATTTAGACAAAAAGAAATCATTAATTGTTTAATTTACAATTTAAATAATCCATTTATAAATGAAATTTATCTTATTACTGAAAAACCATATACATTAAAACAAATAGGATTACCAGAGAATGATAATAATTTAAAAATTAAACTAATAAATATGAATGCTCGGATGAAGTATTCGGATGCTTTTAATATAGTATCACAATATAATTTGAAGGGATATATTATTATAGCTAACTCGGATATATTTTTTGATAGTACAATTGAAAAATTATATGTAAGCAATGCTTCGCTAGAGAAAAAGTTTTATTGTTTACTTAGGTTAGAATATACAAATCGCGATTTAACAAAATGTACTTTATTTGAAAATGGCACAAATTGTAGTCAGGATACATGGATCTTTCATAGTAATTATAATATTTTATCACAACATAATAAACTATTTAATTTTGAATTGGGCATTCCAGGCTGTGATAATCATATTACATATATATTAAGCATATTAGGATATAAGCTATATAATGAACCTTTTTTAATTAAAACATATCATAATCATGCTAGCAACTTTAGAACATATGATAAGACAACAACCCGAATAATTGGTAATTATGTTTTAATTAATCCATTATTATATAAAAATAATGAACCATTAATAAATCCCAAATTGCGTTATAATATACAAGAAGAAAATAATGAATTGCGTTCCTATTTAGAAGATAAAATTAAAAATAATACCAATTTTATATTACCAAGAATATCTGGAATTGAAAATAATTTTGCATATTTAGGCGTATGTATAGCTAATAATAAATTAACTAAAGAAGAATATAATTATATAAATAACGTGATAAAATCAATGAAAAATAATGCAGGTATAAAACTAACCTCTATTAAAAGTATATTAAAATATTCTGAATTATATTTAGATGCGTTTAAGTTATGTGATGCATATTTTGATTGGGACAAAACTGGAAATTACATACAACATATTGCTTTATCCCACGATTTTATAACTACTAATTTTAATAAAAATAAGTTTTGGGCGCTATCTTTAGACATATTCTATAATATACATAATAACCCTTGGACGCAAGCATTAAACGGAAAACGATTGTTAATAATATCGCCTTTTATAGAGAGTATGAAAAGTAAATTAGATATTTTACCAGAAGTCTATGGAGTAGATCTTTTTCCAAATTGTGAGTTTATATTTCTGAAACCTCCACAGACACACGCAGCAATGCCATCCGATGAGTTTGATATCGAATTAGAGCGATTTATTGAAGAAATAAAAAAAATTAAAGATGATTTTGATATTGCATTATGTTCTTGTGGTGGATATGCAAACTTAGTTTGTGCTGAAATATTTAAAATGAATAAGTCAGCCATCTATGTTGGAGGCGTATTACAAATGTTTTTTGGAATATACGGAAACCGATGGTTAACAGAAAAACCTGAAATATTAAGAATATACATGAATAAACACTGGTCGCGCCCATCTGAGAATGAAAAACCAGAGGGACATACAAATATTGAAAAAGGATGTTATTGGTAATAAAATTATAATATTAAAATATTTTATTTTTGCATTATAAACCATTGATCAAACAATTGAGTTTCTTTATATATACATCTCTATGATTGTTCCACATCGTATTTTTTGCAAAAACAACATTATCAATTGTGTTTGCATTCATGTATATTGTTCCTCCACTAGATGACGGTCCACCAATTTCAATTCCTATTTTATCATTAGATTAAATTAGACTTTTTTGCTTTTTGCTTTTTGCTTTTTGCTTTTTGCTTTTTGCTTTTTGCTTTTTGCTTTTTGCTTTTTATAATCGTATTTAATGCGACGTCCGCTAGCTTTTATTTGCTCTAGTTTCTGTGATTCTTTAAGTTTCAACATTGTTTCTAACATTTTCTTTTGAGTGGCAAGCATTGTTATTAAATCATCAGCGGTATTGACATAATGACTCGGGGTATCATCATTGTTCTTTTGAGTTGTATTAAGTTTTATAGTATTTATAATAATATGGCGTTGTATTTGACTTTCTATTAAAGATTTTAAATCATTATAATTATCAGCATCATCATCTTTATACTGTTCTGATTCTTCTGATTCTATATTTATAATGACATTTGTGGGTATGTTTTTTTCAATATAATTTTTTTCTGCTAAAAATTGTTGTATAATTTTTTTTATATTTTTTAAATAAAATGACTTATTAATCATTTGTTGACTATTTAAATTAACAATAAAATTAATCCCTTGTAAAATTATAATAAAAGCAAATTTGTTTTTAAAATCTAAAACATCAATTTTTGTAGATTTAAAATCGTCAAGTCTATATACATAATTATTTCTATTTTCTTTATTATTTAAAATGGTTTGTCTTACATAATTTTCATCTATAAAAGAATACTTTAAAAATATTTCTATATCCATAGGACTTAAGCATGCAGCTATAAAAATTTTTATTTTTTGATTTGTGTTTTTTTCTACACTTGGTAATGAATCAGAATGGTCTTGAATTAATTTTAGGGCATCACTTAAAAAAATATCTCCACACTTTTTTTTATTTTGTTCAAGCAATTCTTTATAAAAATCGCTATAATTTTTCACACAATCATAGATTTTATCTTGTTTAGGAATAATAGAATCACATTCACAATTTTTATATGGATCAGCATCAAGATTATAAATAACGCGATCTTTCTGATCTGGATTTTTACAATAAATTATACCAGAGTTATTGGATCGCAACCTATCCTTTGTTAAAAATAAATTAGGAAATTTATTTTCTTTTCCTGGCTCATATTTATATTTATAAACATTTTTATTCATAATATTTATTTTTTCATAATCATCAGTATCTTTTTTTTTTTTTGTAAAGCCGCATATAAAATCTGTAGATGAGAGATTGCAAGTTAAATAATCTCCTATTTCTGTAAAAACATATATTTCTACGTTTTTAGGTATAGTAATTGAATAATATGCCTTTTTTCTATCTTTATTAATAAAAAAAGGCAATGTACCGTGTGAATCAATCAGATATTTATGGTCTTTATTTGTAGAATCTTCAAAATAATTATGTATTAGTTCTTGTTGTACTTGTTGTACTTGTTGTTCTCTGGGATATCTAGTCATCACGGTATTTCTAGGTATAGAATATTTATTTCGCCGTCGAATAGGTTCTTGATATATGCTATTCATAATATATTATAATAATATTATTTTCGATTTATTTTTCGATTTATTTTTCGATTTATTTTTCGATTTATTTTTCGATTTATTTTTCGATTTATTTTTCGATTTATTTTTTAAAAATAAAAATAAAAAATTGATTTCAAAAATAAAATTAAAACTTAGAATACATACGATGGCAGACATGACAGCACAGCAGATGATCCTTGATACCACTGACTTTAACGTTGATAAAGACTTTATGTATACTAAACCAAAGATTAATCCTTCAGGAGGAAAAAGCATTGGTATTCTGAATAGTAAATCAAAAAAAAGTCTAATGCTACAGACTCCACTAATGTTAACTTGGGGAATTAATGAGTATGTAGATGAAGCTAGTGGTAAGCGAACATATGATATGTCTCTGCAATTTCCAAATGATGATTTTAAAAATGAAAACTCTGAAAAAACAGACAAGTTTTTAGAGGTTATGAAAGCAATGGAAAAAAAGCTTAAAAATGATGCAATGGCTAACAGTAAAGATTGGTTAAACAAACCAAAGATGAGCGCTGATGTGTGTGATGCACTATGGACTCCTATGCTAAAATATCCAAAATATCCAGATGGTCACGCCTCTAGTGGAGAGTTTGATTATACTCGTCAGCCTTCACTTAGAATTAAAGTGCCAATGTGGGAAGGTGAATGGAAGATTGAACTTTATGATATGAAAGGAAACTCGCTATTTCCAAACACACAAGGACTTCTACCTACTGAAATTGTAACAAAAGGAATTACTGTTAAAACAATTATTCAATGTGGTGGACTATGGTTTGCAAATGGAAAGTTTGGAGTAACTTGGAAGTTATTTCAAGCAACCCCTCATCCAAAAGTATCACTCAAAGGCAAATGTTTAATTGTGCTATCTGAGGCTGAAAAAGCAATGCTTAAAGCAACTGCAGAAACCGAAGATGATGTAGAAATGGAGACAACTAAAGTTCCTGTAGTATATGCTGAAGATTCAGACGAGGAAGAAGTTGTTCAAGAACAACCAGTTGTAATTACAAAAAAAGTTGAAGCTGTAGAAAAAGTAGTACCAGAATCAGTGCCAGTGCCAGTACCAGTACCAGCACCAGTACCAGTACCAGTACCAGAACCAGATGTAGATGTTGAAGCAGAACCAGAACCAGTTGTTGTTGCTGAAGCTGACACAAGTGTTAAGAAGAAGGTTGTGCGTAAGAAGCCAACTGCTTAAGTCAATAAGACCGTTAAATATCTTTAAATATCTTTAAATATAATGTTAAAATGAATATCTGCTCGTAGAGTAATATTATAAACTTTTTTCATATTAATTAATGGTATTCCTTGTTTTTTTATAATATAGGTTTGTTGTTTAATAATTTTTAATTCATTAACGGGTATAATATACATTTTTTCACCAATACTAATATCTATATTCTTAAAACTTATAATATCATAAATATTGATCGTAATAGTAACAAATAAATTATTAAATTCGTCAATTTGTATAAAGTCAGGCAAATCAGGCTCACATTTAAATATAATAGTACATTGTGATAAATCATATACTAGTTCGTGATGCCAATAAGGTATATATAAATCTTCACTTCTATGTGTGTATTTATATAAATCGGCATTTAATAAATTATTTAAAGAAGGTTTTAATATAATTTTGATATCTTCAATATTACTATTAGTATTAGTATTAGTATTAGTATTAAAGTCGAAAATATCTTTGATTATATTAATTTTATCTAATATATCAGGAGTAATATTTAATATTTTTGAATATTTTGTAATAATTGCGTGTAAGTCTAATATATTATGTTTAGGTAATGATTTTAAAAATGTAAATGTTAATTCATTGCATTTTAAAGTAAGAAGACTAATAATCTTTTCATTATATATTTTTTTATTAAGAATATTATCTAAAATAATTTTAACAAACTCATTATAGTTTTGGGTATTATCAAACTCTTCAGCAACGCTATTTTTTTTTTCATCATTTAGATTATTTAGATTATTTAGATCATTTAAATTATTTAAATAATTGTATGCACACTGAATAGTTTGAAACTTACTAGTAGCATCTATTTCAAAATTTTTATCTGGGTGATATTTTAAAGCTAATGAGTAATAATTCTGTTTTAATTCTTGATAAGTAAAATTATTAGGAAGTTCAAGAATATCACATGCTTCATTAAAATTCATTTAATACACATATTATATATAATATATACCTTTCTAAATGATAAATTGGTCTATAATTATTGTTATATAATTTTAAAAAATCTATTAATTTTATTAAAATCTTATTTAATTTTTCAGCGGTTAATAATTGTTTTAATATTAATTGATGAATAATATAATTTATACAAGAATAAATATTTATATCATAAATACATATCTCATACAATGTTTCTCGCAACTCTAAAAAAATTAATTCATTATAATTAATGATACAATTTAAAAGTAAATTACTTAGAGAATGATGCGATGTTTGCATAATATTATTATATGGACACTCGTTATTGGTTAATGCATTTATAGGTGTTATTGATTTTATTGGTTTTATATCTTTTATATTAGTGATTTTATTAATATTAAACTCATTATCAATACTAATATTAAGTGTAGTATTATAAACATTTTTTGAGGGCCTTTTAAGTATTATTTTTTCGCAACAATTAATAATATTGTCTGGTAAAAAACTAATATCTGTAGTAATAATAATAAAACGTATTACTATATTACTATTAAAACTAGTTTGCATATAACTATAAAAAATATCTAATAATTCAGAATGAATTGAATTAAAATTAGTGCATAAGATGATTCCAATCTTAATTTGTTTTGCATAAATAATATCCACTATTTGTAAATATATATCATTCCATAATTGTTTAGAATTACATCCTATTAAAGACATATCAACCTCATAATGTATATCACTTAATTTAAAAAAAAAATTATTTTTATTATTTTTATTATTACTAATATTATTAGTAATATTAATTTTTTTTTCATATTTTAACTCGCTACTACTAAACTGTTTTATAATATTAAGAGCATAACTATATTTACCAATTCCGGGCGCACCATAAATAATTAAATTGTTTAAATTGTTTAAATTGTTTAAAATTGGCATAGTATGTAATTTTTTTTTATTAATATAATCAATAAAATGCGTTTCTGTTAATTTCATTTAATAACATATATGAGATTTTTTTTAAATACTTAAAAACATTTTAATAAAATAAATTATAATAATCTATAATAAATGAATATTATAATTGATTATAATAATTTTGATATAAATAACATATTTTTTTATGATCCAATTAAAAATAATATAATTGATGATAGCACATTTGTTCGAATTATATATTCTGATCATAATGTTATATTAAATGGTTTATATTTACAAATCACTTTGGATAAATTAAATGATTTAAACAATTTAAATACTTTATATAATATACTTGAAAATATTGAAACCTCAATATTAAATAAATATAAATTAAATATTGAAAAAGTGAATAGAATTAAAGTTCAACTAGTATATATTATAAAATACATAAAAAATAATAAGTTAATTTTAAAAATATCAGGCATTTGGGAAAATAATAATAAAATAGGTCTTACTTATAAGTTTATATATTAAACTAACCATCAGTAGAAAAAAAATGTAATAATATATGTATTATTCCTAAAACAATAAAGTTAAGCAAACAAATTATATATATAAGATAATTAAAAGGTTTATACATAAAGTTATTGCCCGCAGCATTTACTAATAAAATTAATTGAACTATTAATAAAAATGTAAAGGTCCTGTTCCACTCAAAATAATCAGCGACTACACGTTTTTCAATTAATCTTGTTTGATACAATAGTAGTTGTGATGCTGCAAAAATTAAAAGCAACCCTGTAAATGCAGCTGGAAGCGGCCGTAAGAAAACATTCATACTTGATAGTTTTTCTGTAGTAGTATATGTATCTAAACTATAGTTTGTTTTTAGACTATAATACCCCCATACAATAAGCATTAAAATTGCCGATACATAATAACACGCAGCACTTGTTTGCAACCACGCTTTATTAGATACAGGATCATTTTGTTTATATTGTGAATTATTTGCTATTATAGATAAACAAATACATAAAAATATCATAATAAAAGCAGTGTATACTAGCATATATAAATAATATGATTATTATATTTTAAAGATAAAATATTTTAAATAGTTAAATAGTTAAATAGTTAAATAGTTAAATAGTTAAATAGTTAAATAGTTAAATAGTTATTTTTCAATATATTTTATTATGTTACTTGATGGACAAGTTAAATAATCTTCTTTAAACTTATTTAATTTAATAAATTTAGGTTTTATCATTTTAGATGTTTTATAAAATATATAATCTCCATAAGTTCCTTTTCCTTTTCGAATTGATATTTCTTTAGATATTTCTCTCAATATATTTTCATTTGACGATTTATTATTTTCAATTAGTTTAATTACATCGTCTAAAACAATTTTTGATTCTTCAATATTAATATTATTTAATGATTTTTTATTTTTATCCCAAGATATATATAAACCAAACTTGCCTTTTTTTAATACAATATCGGAACCATTATATTGTCCCAATATTTTATTAACAACTACATTTTTTTCAATTATATCTTCTAATTTATATTCTTGATTTTTTAATTTAGTTAAATCTATATTAGACTTAACTGATAAAAATGTTGGTGGTTTAGTTGTTAAACATTTAATAACTGGTCCATACTTTCCAATCATATATATATGAGCATCATCTATTACAATGTCTTCGCTTTTTACTGAAGATTTAGCTTGTTTTGGAGTGTTTAGATTGTTTAGATTGTTTAGATTATTTAAATGGTTTATTTCGCGTAAACATTCTAAACATAATTCCCAATAATTTTTATTACCGTGTGCAATAATATCTAAATTAGATTCCATATTTTTAGTATATTCATAATCAAATAATGTGGGATATAGTTTTAATAATAGTTCAATAACTAAAACCCCGGTAGGTTGAATGACTAGTTTGTTTTTTTCATTTCCAAATTGTCGGTCTTCTTGTATTTGCGAAATAGTATTGGTTTCAAGATAATAATCTTTACAAGTTATTGTTTGTCCTGTTATATTTTCTAATTTAACATATCCTCTATTTTGTATTTTTTCAATTAATGATGAAAAGGTAGATGGTCGGCCTATTCCTTTTTCTTCTAATATATTAATAAGACAGGCTTCACTATAGTGTGACTTAATCGCTTTTAATGTTAATTTAGAAACAATTTTTTTATATGGTAATATTTTATTAGTAATCTTAGGCAAATACTCATACGCCATTGTTTTTACTGGGTCAATTGCGGTGTTTTTATTATTATTATAACCAATTACTTTCCAACCTAAAAATACAATAGATTCGCAGCAATAACTATATTCATATTTTTGCGGAGCAGTAATTTTTACTAATAATGTTTTAAATAATGCATCAGACATGCAACTTTCAATTGTATTTTTCCATATTAAATTATACATTTGTTTTTCTTGTTTATTTAAATCAATGCTTTCTGAAGTGAGAGAGATATTTGTAGGTCGTATTGCTTCGTGTGGTTGTGTTGTTGTATTATTTACTTGATCCATTTTAATTGAATTAATATTGGAATTAACATACTTAATTCCATAACTATTAGTTATAAAATCTGTAGTTAATTTAATAAAATCATTACTATATTTTTTTGTTTCTGTTCGCATATAAGTAATATAGCCTGATTCATATAGTTTTTGACAAAGCTGCATTGTGACTTTTGGAGAATAATGATATTCATTACTCGCTGCTTGCTGCAGCGTGCTAGTATTAAAAGGCAGTGGAGGACGTCTAATAGAGTCTTTAGGTTTTTCAATTAATAAACCGTGTTGATGCGTTTTAGAGTCTTCTAAAAAGGCAATTAATTGTTTTTCATCTTCAAAATTATGATTTAATGCAAAAGGAATATTTTTATCACTAAAATAACCCGTTGTATTATACGTTTTTACACCTTTAGAATTGTTTATTTCATTTTGACAATCATAAACTATACGTAGTGCGATTGTTTGACATCTACCAGCAGACAATTTTTTGGTTCTAGATATTTTCTCCCATAAAATTGGCGTTATTTTATATCCTACTAATAAATCTAAAATTTGTCGACCAAATTGGGAGTTCACAATATTCATATTCAGAGTTGTCGGATTAGTTATTGAATGCATTAGTGCAGGTTTTGTTATTTCGTGAAATATAATTCGTTTTGTTGTGGCAATTGATAAATTAAACAAATTACATATATGCCAACTAATTGCTTCTCCTTCCCGGTCATCATCCGTTGCCAATATTACTTCTTTTGCGTTCAATATTTTTGAACGAATATAATCTATTTGTTTACGTTTACTTTCAATAGGAGTAAACCGAGGTTGAAAATTATTGTTTATATCAATATCTTTAAGTGACTTTAGTTCTTGTAAATGTCCAAAGCTAGCTATACATTTATATTCAGATCCTAGATATCCTTCTATTTTTTCACATTTAGCAGGCGATTCAACTATTACAAGTTTATAAGACATCTATAAAAATTATATATAAAATACATAATAATATATAAATATTATTTCAATTTATATTTATATATGAGCTTATTATATTTATTAATTGGAATTATAAGTTCTATTCCAAAGTATGGAATATATAAACATTTTATTACTATACCTTTTATTGGAAAAGAATATATTGAAGCAGAAATTGTGAATCATAAAATTTTATTAAAATTAAGTGGTTTAGTTAATCTAGATGGCTATGCGAATTATTATATTATAAATAATGAGGTAAATATAGAGTTTAGTAAAAATATTAAAGAGTTTTTAAATAGTAAACTAACAAGATTTAAATTACTAAATTATGATAAAAACAAAGATGAAGTGTTTATTCAACTTATTATTGGTAAACTATATAAAATAAATGTGACACTGCATAATACTCAAAAGACTCACAAAAAAAATTAAGACAATTTATTTGCAATTTATAATATTAAGTATTATTGCCGCCTCTGTGTGCTATATTTTTAATTTCTTCAGCGGATAATGATTTATTAGGTATATAAAAATGATTTTCGGTAGTATATTTATTAGATAAATCTGTTAATTCTAAATCTGTTAATTCTAAATCTGTTAATTCATTTTTTGTATTAAAAGCAGGATTGTTAGATTCTGCATTTTTAGTTATTGTTACACTGCAACATCCATAAAATAGATGCATCGCTAATAAAATTAAAATAATTGTTAAAAAAAACAATGTACGCCGTGATATATAAAAATTAGCAATATTTATCATATTATTATATTAATATAATAATATATTAATATATTAAATTATTTTAAATTGCTATTAAATACATAATTATTTTATTTTAAATGCTTTGTTATCATAATTGAAATAACTAATATAACAGTGCAAACTACTATTAACGCTAATATAACAAATATTAGAGGCAGAGTAAATGGAAATCCAAAAAAAGCAGCGCCAAGACTTGCTATAAGAATACCTAATAAAATACCAAAGATAATAGGTAAAGCTAACAATAATTTTTTAATTATTAAATAGTTTGTCACTGCAACATATTCTCCAGTTTGAAAAATGCCTTGTACCTTTAAAAGAGTATCTTTCATTATTAATGAGTTTTCTACAAAAGGAGTTATAACATTTGCTGCTTTGCTTATTACTGTATCAGAAATCTTTGTAATTTTATCAGCTAAACTATTAATGTCTGGGCCTACTTCAACTTGTATATTATATAATTTATTAATATTCTTGGTAGCTATTTTTTTAGAATAATAAAGCGGAGCTAACGCATCATCTGCTATACTATATAAAACATCATGAATACATTGACCAAAATTGTCACTAATTATTTCATATTTAGTTTTAGTTTTATCTGGTTTAACTAAATCTGCAAAAGGCATATATAAAGGATTGCACCGTTTGTTTGACCAATCTGCTTTAATTTTTGGTATATTATTTTTTATATAATAATACATAATAAGAACTATAAAAATAAAAATAATAGCAATGCCTAACATAAAATCTCCCCCATATAAAGCATTAAATGAGGTTGGTTTATTTTTATATTTTCCCTCAATTATTGTACTTATATGATTTTTAAGTGGTGCACTCATATATAGTATATAGTATAATTATAATATATATTAGATATTTAAAACATTATTATAATATTTTTAAAGAAATAGAGTGTTGTTTATCTTCCCAATCGTGATAAATATGATTGCCAATTGGTATGGTATGATCTGATGTTATTAAACAAATTAGTGTCTTACTATTTATATTTGAAATCTCAGCGTCTTTATATTCTTTTATCTGTATAAAGCTTTCTGTTATCTTATTATAAATAAGATGACTTTCAGAAACAAGAACATCATTTATTTTATTATCATAAAACTCTCCAGGGAGTTTATATAAGTTTTGTGCATAATTATTATTATTATCTAAATTATGTAATTTCATAGTTCCATAAACTATTTGTCCATTTTTAAGAATATCACCAACTTCAATATTAGATATTAATTTATAAGTTTCATTTTCTAATTTAACTAAAGTATTTGGATGGAAACACATAGAAACTAGAGTTCTAATAGCTTTTCCGGGGACACCATTCCAAGCTGATTCTGCTGTCATTTTGCCAGATTCAAGTAAATATTTAAAAACAAAGGCGGTTGCAATAGTTTTAGAAAATAAATCTTTCAAAGAAATTACTATTTCTTGAATTCCAACTACTAAATATAAAAATATAGACATAATTAGTTGTATTATTTCTGTTACCATTGTTCTAATTCTGTTTAAAAACTCACGTAAAGATTTTAAAGAACCTAATAGACCACCAATATTTTTTGTTAATATATTATCGGTTAAATGTAGTGGCGCTAATAAATCTGGAATAAATTGGCCTAATAAATCTTTAACACAAAATGCAAAATTAGTAACCGGATTTTCATCAATTATTCCAACAAAAGGCATAAAAATTGGTACACATCTATACTTTACAAAATCCTTTTTCAGTTCTTCCAAACTTATTAATAAAAGATTACTAAAAATCAATAGAAAGAAAATAAAGAATATACTAAAAGATAATAATATATCATTTCTTCCACTCATAATAAATTATATAGTTATTTTTATTTATTTATTAAATCAATTCTATAAAATTGATATAATAATAGTATATAAATATATTTACATAGTAATTGTATATTTAAAAGTATGGAGCTTGAGACACTAAATCTAACTGATAATGAAACGATAGATTATAATGACCCTGATCTAAAAGCTACAAGTGAAGGATTAACATTTAATCCTTTTAATCCATTAAATAATGAGATTACATTGAATGATGTTCAATCTATTCTCAAAAGTTATGGTGTAAATTATACTATTGATAATTTACAATTATATCAGCGAGCATTTGTACATAATTCATATATTAAAAGGCCTGCTTTAGAAAATGCTACATTAGAGATAAAAGTAGTAGAAAAACCATTTAATTGTTTGCCGTTGAAAACTAAATCAAATGAACGTTTAGAGTTTTTAGGAGATGGTGTCTTAGAATTAGTAACTAAGTATTATTTATATAAAAGATTTCCAAAAGCAGATGAAGGATTTATGACCGAAAAAAAGATTGCCTTAGTTAAGAATGAACATATCGGCAAATTAGCATATGAATTAAAATTACATAAATGGTTTATATTATCAAAACATGCTGAAGAAAAAAATATAAGAACTAATTTTAAAAGATTAGGTTGTTTATTTGAAGCATTTATTGGGGCTTTATTTTTAGATGTTAATAAAATTTCAATAAAAGATGATGATAAGTGGTTTACTAATACATTTTCAACCGGTCCAGGCTTTCAAATGGCGCAAGTTTTCATTGAACATATTTTTGAGAAACATGTAGATTGGGTAACCTTAATAAAAACCGATGATAATTATAAAAATCAATTTCAAGTATTGGTTCAAAAAGAGTTTAAAATTACACCAGATTATATTGAAATTAGTCATTCATTAGAACATGGATATGAAATGGGTGTATACATTTGTTTAGGACAAGAAAAATATGAAACAACACTTAATAAAGCTGTTAATTTTAAAGATTTAAAAACGTTTAAAAATATTCATGCTATGTTAGAAGAGTCTCAAAATAAACTATTAATATTTATGGGCAAAGGTATTCATAAAATTAAAAAAAAAGCAGAACAAATTGCGTGTGAGGAAGCATTAAGACAATTAGACAATTAGACATTTTATAATATTGTATTTTTTTTTTCAGGTTGTAATAATTATTTTAATGTTTAAAATATTAAATGTTTTTATATATTAAATGTCTGACTTATTTAAGGAAAAAAAAGAACCTGTTAAAAAAAAAACAATAGTAATTAAATATCCACAATTAGCAAATCCAGTAAAAATTGCAATAGATATAGTAGACAAACGAAATCTTCCTATAAATAGAACACAAATATTAAAAAAATTAGGAATAAAAGAAGTAAAACAGTCGCCTCAACAAGATATGCAGTCATCAGACCCAGATCCAGCACCAGATCCAGCACCGGAGCCAGCACCAGAGCCAGAGCCAGAGCCAGCCCCAGCACCAGAGCCAGCCCCGGTCCTAGCAACAAAAAAAAAACCAATAGAACTGAAAACTGTTAAAAAACCAAAAACTCTTATGCCTGATTTAGATATAATAGAGAATGGAAAAATGAAAGTAATAAATAATTACGAAGAAGCTTTAGAAATAGGGAAAAAATATATAGCATATGCTACTGCAAGTAAACGATTTGATTTTAATAAATCAAATATAAATAGTTTAGCAGTTCCACCGCAAATTACCAATCCAATATGGCAAATGACACCACAAGCATTAACTAATACACTTGACTATTTATTTAAAAAATTACATCATTCATTTTATATGTTGTGTATTATGGATAATAAACCTGTAATTTATAAAGTTGAAATGACAGAGCCGGCACCAAGTTTTATAAATGCAATTAAAACAATTCATATACCTTCATTAGAAGGCAATACATTAATAACTGATGTTCAAAAAAAAATTATTAAAAAAGAGTTAAAAAAACCGGCTAGAATATTACAATGTATATTTAAAGAACAATATAAACCAGTTAGTGAAGAAACTCGTTATGTTGAAGAAAACATATATTCAAATATAGTGAAAAATATGAGGCTGCCGAATGGGGTTTTTATTTTAAATTTGACAGATGCAATAATATTAAAAGCGAATGGACGTGAGCCATTTCCAATGGTTACTGGTGATTTAGCATTAAATGAATATAATTTTACAGAACATATTCCAATATTATCAATGTCTGGTGAAAATAATTATTTAGATATTCCTATTCCAAATTATGATGATATTGATTTTAGTAAAAAAACAGATTTTGAGCAATTTAATACTATTTGGAATCAAAAAAAAGTAAAAGCGGTTTTTAGAGGCGGTCCTTCTGGCTGCGGTTATACTGCAGAAACAAATCAACGATTAAAATTATTAACATTTGATTTTAAATCTGTACCTAAAGATTTATTAGATATTGGATTAACAAGCAAAAGCAAAACTATAGATAGCAAATCAATTAAGTTTGACCCAATTAATGGAGTTGGAATGTTAAATACAAATATTAAATCTGCTGGGTTTTTGACTATGAAAGAACAAAGCAATTGTAAGTATATTATTCATGTAGATGGCAATGTTAATGCATATAGATTGTTAACAACAATGAGAACAGGTTCTTTAATTTTAAGAGTTAAAAGTGAATATACATCTTGGATTGACCATCTTATTAAGCCAAATGTACATTACATACTTATAAATGCGGATTTATCCAACTTAGAAGAGAGAGTTCAATGGTGTATTGATAATGATAAAAAATGTGAAACGGTTGCTAAAAATAGTCTTAGTTTTGCGACAACTATGTTAGATGAAACTATTATAAAAAAATATTTTCAAAAAATATTATGGAGTTTATCCAAATATGATAGTAATGTTTCAACAAAGATTATACAGCTGGATCCTTCGCAACCACCGCAACCACCGCAACCACCGCAACCACTAATACAAACCGAAGAAGAAACACAATTGGAATTAGTGACTCAACGAGCAAATGTAGAAGAATTAACAAAACGACTTCCTAATACAAAAGCAATTAATATTAAAAGTTCACAATACTATTTAAATAATCGCGAATATTTTATTAATTTTATAAATCGGTTATTAGAACCATATAAAAGAAAATTACTGGCCAAAGTAGATGAATATAAATGCGATAAAAGCGGAACGGATTCATTTAGTTTATTAACGCATCAAATGATAGTAAGAGATTATATTAATTTAATAACGCCATATAGAGGATTATTATTATATCATGGATTAGGCTCTGGTAAAACTTGTTCTTCTATTGCGATTGTAGAAGGAATTAAAACAGATAAACAAGTTATGATTATGCTTCCTAAATCATTAGAAGAAAATTATAAACAAGAATTAAAAAAATGCGGAGATATATTATATAGAAATAATCAGTATTGGGAGTTTATTAGTATCAAAACAAATCCAAAATTAAAAGATGCATTAGCTAATGTATTATCTTTGTCTCCTAAAATAATAGAAAAGAATGGAGGTGCTTGGTTTATTGATAAAAACAAACCTCCAAATTATAGCACTTTGGATGTTAGCGAACAAAAAGTTTTAAATGAGCAAATTGACAGTATGTTAAATAATAAATATGTATTTGTTAGATATAACGGATTAAGAGAGAAAAAGTTTGATGAAATGGTTGCACTAGCTAAAGGTAATCCATTTTCGAATAAAGTAATTGTAATAGATGAAGCACATAATTTTGTAAGTAGAATCGTTAATCAAATAAAGCGTCCAACCTCGTTGGCGATGAAAATATATAATTATTTGCAAAGTGCTGAAAATACTAAGATTATATTATTAACAGGAACTCCTATTATTAACTACCCACACGAAATTGCAATTATGATGAATATATTGCGCGGAAATATAAATACCTGGCAGCTTAAATTAATCAACGAAGGCAAGTTTAAATTGACAGAAAGCTCATTAGTAAAATTGTTTACATCAAAATTAAACTCAAATATTGATTACTTGCGATTTAAAGCTACTCCGGAACCAATATTAACAATTACTAGAAATCCATATGGATTCTTTTCAACCGTTGATAAAAATACAAATTATTCTGGTGTTGAATTAAATGAAGGTGGAAATATTAGTGATTCTGACTTTATTGCAATTGTGAGACAAATATTATTAGAAGAAAATATTAAAACAGAAGATTCTTTTATAAGCTTGAAAGCGAATAAATGTTTGCCAGATAATAAAGATGACTTTAATAAATATTTCTTAGAATCAAGTAAAAAAGGTGAGCCTATTAAGCTTAAAAATATGGAAATGTTTAAACGTCGTATTTTAGGATTAGTTTCTTATTTTCCAGATATAGATGCTTTGCTCCCAAAATATAATAAAAATGAAAATTTTAATATCATATTAGTTCCTATGAGCAAAATTCAGTTTGATGAATATGAAAAAGCACGCGCCGAAGAGCGTAAATTAGAACGAAATAATGCTAAAAAAAACGCATTAAAAGGTGCTGGCGATTTGTTTGAGTCTTCCTCAACCTATCGTATTTTCTCTCGTGCATTTTGTAATTTTGTATTTCCTGCGCCAGAGATTGTTAGACCCTTGCCTCGAGATGGCAAATCTATTGGTGATGTTATTAATGATGAAGCAAATGAAGATTTAGTGGATGCCATCTTAGTTCCAAATGATATAGAACAAGAAGGACAAGAAGTACAAGAAGCGCCCGAAGGACAACTTATTAAAAGCGAAATAACAAGTTATGCTTCAAGAATTATAAAAGCATTAGACACTTTAGATAAGAGACGCGATGAGTTTTTAACACCAGAAAAATTAAGTATTTATAGTCCAAAGTTTTTAAATATATTAAATCGATTACTAGATGATACTTATGAAGGAACTCATTTAATTTACAGTCAATTTAGAACCCTAGAAGGAATCGGTATTTTATCATTAGTATTAAAAGCAAATGGCTTTGCTCAATTTAAAATTGTTAAGATACAAGGCGAATGGCGATTAAATATAAAAGAAGAGGACATTGCCAAGCCTAAATATATTCTATATACTGGCACAGAACAAGCCGATGAAAAGGAGATTTTAAGAAATATATTTAATAGTAATTGGGAGGCATTAGATGCTACAAACACAAAAACATTAAAAGAAGACATTATTAAATTAAATGGTGGAGAGATCGGAGATAAAAATATATATGGATCAATAATAAAAATTATTATGATTACTGCATCAGGTGCCGAAGGCATTTCATTAAGCAATGTGCGTTATGTCCATATTACAGAACCATATTGGCATCCTGTTAGAAATGATCAAGTAATTGGTCGCGCTCGTAGAATTTGTAGTCATAAAAGTTTGCCACTAGAAAAACAAACAGTAGAAGTCTTTTTATATTTAATGGACCTTACAAAAGAATTAGTTGATAATGCATCAAAAGAATTAAAAAAACAAGATAGAAGTGCATTAGATAAAAGTATTTACATGTTTTATAAAACAACAGAAGATCCATATTTAACAAGTGACCAATCTCTTTATGAAATATCAAAACAAAAAGAGAATGTAACTCAAGAAATATTAAAAAATATGAAAGAAGCATCTATTGATTGTAATTTACATAATAGTGTTGGCTCAAGTTCCGAATTAAAATGTTTAAGTTTTGGATCTACAAATACAAACAAATATATATATACTCCATCAATAGAAACAGACGATAAAGATGACGCTAAGAAATTAAATAAACAATCCAAAAAAATAGAAATTAAACCAATTTTAATAACAAACAAAGATGGTTCTAAAATAGAATGTGGCTATAATATATTAGATTTAATACCCGCAAATGAAGATGCCAATAAAGTGGTTGAAACCACTCTTTACACATTAGATTCTATCAAATTAAATAATCCTGTTATATTAGGAACTATTTCTTTTAAAAATATTTCTCTCGCAGGCGAACCTCCAAACTATGAAAAATATCAAATAAATATAAAATAAATATAAAATAATTAGCTTTCTCTATTCGGCATTTCAACTCTATTCGGCATTTCAACTCTATTCGGCATTTCAACTCTATTCGGCATTTCAACTCTATTCGGCATTTCAACTCTATTCGGCATTTCAACTCTATTCGGCATTTCAACTCTATTCGGCATTTCAAC